GCGGCTTGGTAGCCCGTGGAGGACACTGCTCCGCATACGCCAGTCGCGGCCGCAGCGGCTTGGTAGCCCGTTGCGGATGCAGCGGCTCGGTCGCCCGTTGCGGACGCTGCGCCGTAGTCGCCCGTTGCGGATGCAGCGGCTCGGTCGCCCGTTGCGGACGCTGCGCCGTAGTCGCCCGTGGAGGATGCTGCTCCTTGGTAGCCCGTGGAGGATGCTGCGCCGTAGTCGCCCGTTGCGGATGCTGCTCCTTGGTAGCCCGTGGAGGACGCTGCTCCTTGGTAGCCCGTTGCGGATGCGGTGCTGTAGTCGCCCGTTGCGGATGCTGCGGATTCTGGGTCTATAGGTTTGCTGCGGCTGGTTGTGTACTCCACCGCAGCTTTGACCAGGTCAGCGATGGTTAGCTCGGCTTTCACGCTGATATGGCGACTGGCAACTTTGCCGTCCTCACCTCGACGACTCAGCGAGCCGGATTGCTCAACGAGTGCGAATCGACTGCCGGCTGGTGGGTAGTAGTGGAATACGCTCAGCGGGTACTCGCAGGCATGAAAGCCGCTCTTGCAGACTTCTACGCCGCCAGCATGCTCGTAGCTCTTCCCTACTTCGTACTGGAAGCCTCGACACTTCAGATTGGCATCGAAGCCTTTGAATGAGGTGATGGATTTTTCTGTCATGGTGATCCTAGGGGTTGAGTGAGAGCGGGTTAGGCACGTTACTAGGTGCTGGTGTTATTCACTTTCTTTCTTCAGCAGCGAGGCGACGGCCGGCGTCTGGCTTTCACGTCGGCTCCTTGGGCTGTGGCCACTGGGGCCAGGCCATGCTGGCGATGGTCGGGGTCACACCCACGTCTCGTACCCAGCGCTGGGTGTTCCATGAGCACGCCATTCATCATGAAGCGTGACGTGCGCTTATTGCCGTCGAAGAAGAACCGATACAACCAATACGTCATAAATCATGTCAGTACTCCGAAGGCAGCTGGTCTTTCAGCTTCATTTTAGGTTTTTACGCCTTTTCAACCTAACCCATTGTCGGGTTATACGAACGGTGGCAGTATAACAGTGGTCCTAAAGCACTATTGTCGGCGACACCAGACGCCTCCGAGGGGCCCTAGGGCCCCTCGTACATTGAGACATACAACTGCGACTGAGTAATTTGGGATTGATCTGGCATGGGTCTTTCCTCGTCCTTATAGTCTGTTTAGATAAATAGTTCACTTATGCCTGCAAAGGAGACATTATGTCATTACTAAAATCCATACTCGCAGAAAATCTGAATGATCTATACGGGATCTTAGAAGAGGATAAGGGTAATCTATCCGAAATTCCTGATACTTGGATGAATGTCGTCGCCAAGGGTAGCCTTGCCATCGGCGGCAAAGGTTCCGAAATCGTTGAGCTTGCTTCGCCAGTTAATAGTGTCAGCAAGTACCGTACGACTATCATCGACGCAATGAAAGAAAACGAGTATGTTGCTGTTTTCGTCAAGGTTGAAGGTCAACCATTCGCTTTGATTTACAAATCTAAGAACTTGCCTGGCGTACGTGCTGAATACTCAATTGTTGCCGTCGATGGTGAGAAGTCTAAGATCCAGAAACGCCGTGCCAAGTATTATTACCAAAAGGTAAAGAACCCATCTACCGGTCGCTACAACACAGTCATACAGCGTAGTTCATATACTTATGAACAAGAAGGCATGCCAATGTCGACTTTACTTATGCGTCTACAAAATTCGATTGCTCTTGCATTGTCGGATGATGAAAACGAAGTCAATGCAGACAACATCTTCAAAGAAAGCACGATTGAAATCTACGGTATCACTCCTGATGCCAATCGTTTAGCTAAAAGAAAAGAGCGCTTGGCTAACAGGCCAGCAGAGCGTTCGGGACGTGATTCAATGAGGGCCGACTTGGTCGCCGCAGACAAGAAATACTTGAAGAGCAAGGCAAATGAAGTGGCCAAGATCCTGCAAGACGAAATCTCTGAAGTCCTCGTGAAGCTTCAAGAGAAAGTCGTGTCGATGTTCGATGGGGCTGCTGAAGGTAAGCAGATGAAGTTTGATGTGAATGCTGAACTCGCTGAAATCACCGCCAAGATAAATGACTTGCAGAAGATTGCACAGGCAATCAATCTTGCAGTCGGTTCCGAAGGCATTCCAGAACTAGTCGAAAGATGGCGTGGTCTTCCAGAAATAATCGAAAAACAGCGCGGTCTAAGAAAGAGCTATAGGCTTGAGAACTTGCTCGCAGCGATCAAGGAAGTTAAAGATCGTCGAGACAAAGACAAGTGATTGTCTAAGTAGAGAGAAACAAAATGGGACCCAATGGGTCCCATTTTCTTTTGCAGGCGAGGATCGCTTAGACAGACAATGCGAAACGCTTGGTTTCAGTATCCTTCATGATGTTCGACCAAGTACGCGGTTGACCCTTCTCGTTGTCGCTAGTCACCAGTTCACGGAACGCAGCGGCCATGCGTTGCAGCTTGCTATCACGAACCTTGCGAACCTTGCGAACCTTCGGTTCAACTGCTTCCACCGGCGCGGTCTTGGTAATGGCCGCCTTGGCGTTGTCATCAAGTGATGATTGGTGAGAACTTGTCAGCAGTTAGGACCGACATCACCGAGCGGCTTCCATCCTGGACACCTTGAACTTGGCCGGTAGCTTATCAAGGATGTCGGCGCCATCAGTTCTCTTGAGGTCGAACATAAACTGCAACATCTTCCTCATTGAACGTTTTCATTGTTTGTCTCCGTGAGAAAACGCCTGCTGTCATAAAGCCCTGGGTTGAGCAGCATGAATCTGATTGCTTCACGATCCATGTGGTTCCCGCGTGAGTGATTACAGAGCTCACACATTGGACGCAGGTTCTCGATCACATCATAGCCGTAGAATGACTTTGGGATGATATGATCGCGTGTCATCATGACCAGGTGTCCATCGGCAGTTTCGCCGAACAGTTCAAGAACAGGACTGTTCGCCTTGTCATTCTTATGTCGCGTGAGCACCCACTGATTAGCATGCGCTTCACAGTACGGGCAGAAGATTGCTCGTCCTGTGGCATGATAGTGATTGAAAAGAGAAAAGCCCTTACAACGAGAGAATTCCTTCCCGTTGATAAGGACTTCACCACTATTCACCAGCGAAAATCCTTCCTCAAGGGAAAGACTCCTGAGAAACATCACACCATGATACTTGAATCGTTTTTTCATGGATTTGCACCATATGGAGTTGTCTCCATTATCTCACAAACCGACAACAGTATTGTTTCTTTTTATGGTTCTTTTATGGTTCTTTTATGGTTCTTTTATGGTTCATTTGATAGCAATGAGCGCAACGTTAGCCATGCTATCAGCGCAAACGTTCTTGCTTTACTTTCACCTAGCATCTCTGGCATTGTGAAAAGCTCCTCATTCATGTAAAACTGAATGAACCATCCATTTTGCTCCGGTGTTTTTGTTCGCGGTCCATAGATGATTGGATAGTAATTCAAGCTACGCTCTCTGAGCGCAATTTGATTCAAGTCCTCAGAGAAGCCAATATCAACATCTTGAAGATACTTTGCTGCAAAGAACGGCGTTTTGCCTTGCTTGACATGGTCGATCCAATCATCTGCAAGCTTTGCGATGGCTACATTCGCACGCTCAGAAAATGGGATCTTCTGAGCCCCTGTAAATTCATAGATCGTAGCCATCAGACACTCACCACCAAAGGACCATTGGCAATGTACTGGTTGTGCTGTGTGTGATATTCACCAGGGTAACCAGCTGGATTGCAGATGAACATGGTGCCATAAAGCTTTCGCTGAATAGTGTCATGCGTATGCCCAAACACCCAGTAATCTGGCTTCCGAGTCTTGATCACATCATCAAAATTAGAAGCGAAACCACCGTCGATACGCCCACCAAATCGCGCAGCGCAGAATTTGAATGACGGCAGGTGGTGAGTGACCACCACAGTGGTATGACACTCTGTTGGTTCTGCCAGGTAAGTGTCAATCAGATCAATTTGCTTATTGCACTTGTCAATCATGGAGCTCACTGAAAAAACGCCACCATTGTATCTGATCAGGTAAAAGTCGTTCAGCGAGTCTTGGACATTTTGACATTCTGTTAGATCACGGCCACCAAGAGTCCAAAGGGTGCCGTAAATGAATCTGACACCGTCAAGCTCAATTCGCTCAACACCATCCATTGCAGCGAAGATGTTTGGGAACTTTAGCTTGAGATTTTCAGCCTGCACAGTCCACTCATCAAAGTCATGCCAATAACGCTCATGATTACCTGGGACGTAAATCACGCGATTAAACCGCTTTGACGCCTGTTCAAAGATCAATTCCAGATTCGCGAGTTTTGAGGTGATGTCACCTGCTAAGATCAACGTCTGCTGATCTTCATTAGGGGCGACTGGAAGAAAGTGTCCACTGAATAGCAACGGATCATCTGGGTATTTGTCGTATAACGGCTTACCCTCAATGTGTAGGTCTGACGCAATTCTGAGCTGCATGTGAGTCTCCTGTGAAGAGACCTAATTGTACAAATTGCGAATGTCACCCAGCCTTTTTAATTAGGTTCTGCACTTCTTGATGAAGTGAAAACCAAGTTTCAACATGGCCACGCAGGGTGTTTGGCATGTTTGGCTCATTGATTTTTTCCATCGACTCTTTCACCTGAGCTGCTGATTTTGTCAACGCCCTGCGTTTTGCGTAAAGTGAAAAGTCGTAGATCTTCACATCGTCCTACTTTCGAACTACTTCAACGGTATTTATTTTCTGACACGATAGACTTACATGTTTCCGCTATTCGTCGGCTAATGCGCTCTGTGGGCACGCACTGTGAGTAACAATGGCCACCTTCTAATTTGACGCCTTTTCTTAAGTGCAGTTCGCCATAAGCGATAGAGCACAGCCTCGGCGACACCGGTGAGGCCCGGCTCACACCGGACCTCACCGCCAATAAGTTATGCACAGCACTTGGCCGGTGTGAGCCGGCGTCGCCTCGTGTCGCCGGATGATGTTGAACCCGCTATCTGTCGGCTAATGCGCTCTATGGGCACGCGCTGTGTGAGCAACTGGCCACTCTCTCCAAATGAAGAACTTGTTGAAGAACCAATTGAACCCGCTATCTGTCGGCTAATGCGCTCTGTGCGCGCTGCACCTAAGAGGACCTATTCTTTTCTCGTGTCACCTAAAACGCCCCAGGGCTCACGAAAGAGCCCTGGTGTATATCTTAACGCCTCTTAAATTCGAAGTGAGCCGGACCTCACCGGTGTCGCCGAGGCTGTGCCTGTGTGGTCACTCTTTCGGAAAGAGGAAGCCGATCGGCCGGACAGCCGGATCCACGAAGAAGATCGACTTGCCGTACTTCTTCGCCGTCGCGATTTCAGCCTTGACACCAGTCGAGTAGTTCTTCTCGGACTCTTTCGTGGTAGGCTCGGACCAGCCTTCGCACAGGATGATCGCAACGATGTCAGATCGGATCAGCACGTCTTCACAGCGCCTGCCCCAGACCTTGTAGGACGCGTCCGTGTTCATGAACGGCAGGAGTTGGTAGGCCTGGATCATGGGCGCGATGACGGTGACGCCGTCGTCAGAGTGCATGTCTGCGATGAGACGCAAAATGTCCTCTTTGATCTTGCCATCCTGAACCGAGCCTGCAGTCGGCATTCCAACGAAGATGCAGGTCATGTGAGTTCACCTTTCAGTGAGTAGTGAGGAAGCTTTTCAGGGAAGTTGACCAGTACCTCAGTCAGAAGGTACTGCTTACTCCACTTCGGCTGGGTTGATGATCTTGTCATCGCGGGTCCGAATACGATGCAAAGTCGGGAACCGCAGGGACAATGTTTCACGCCCCTTGATTTTTGAGGTATCTTGGTACTTGATTTCAACGGTGACAGCACCATTCAGGTACTGCTCAGGGTTATCGCGAATCGCATCACGCTCCCAGTCCTTGAGACCACTTCCAACGCCGCATTCGAACACTTCACCATTTTCCAGGCGACCCTTGACATTCAGCCGGCCAGTAGTGTTCTCATACTTGGACTTGGCGCGCCCAGGCTTGACGCTAACAATGATGCCATCGGCCGTGTGGAACTTCTTGACCTTGCACCAGTCAAGCGATCGATCCCAGCGATACACAGCATCAGTCCGCTTGAGGATCAACCCTTCATGCCCATTCTTGCGACCATCAAAACCAGGCATCGTCACCGCATCACAGTAATCAATGACATCAGCATAGGACTTCAGCAGCTTGGTGCTGGAAATGCGGAGGCGGGTAATGTGTTGCAGCGCGCCGAGAATCTCGGCGATGTTGTCACGATTCTCCATCATGGTGATGGAGCAACTACGGGCCTCCCAGTCCTTGTACGGCATGATGAAGAACATCATCAAGAACATCCGCGCCTTGGAGTCCTGATTGCCAGACTTCTTTGCGTTCACTGTGTCATTCCAGTCTCTGGCGAACCGCTCAGAGTCGAGGACGAATCCATCCCAACCCCAATGTTCCTTCGTGTACATGTAGATGTCACGGAGCTCTTCGTCGAACAGACCGTCCAAGTGGAACGCCTCAAGACCAGATCGGCTGATGTGGCTGATCTTGTCAGGCGACGGCACCAGCGTGATGTTCCGCTCGCCGTCATATTTCCAATCACCAAGAACCGGCGATTGCAGCAGCTCTTCATACTGCTCCTCAGTCTCGCACTTGTCTGCGAGCATAACCTTGAAATCTGGAATGGGCTCGGACGGCCAGACTTTGTTGAAGGTGTCGATCGAGAAGCCAGCCTTGAGGTCCTTCTCTATCACACGCTCGATGTAGGACGCGGTCTCAGCCGTGAACGCTGACAGCAGGAGTGTCACGTTCATCCTGGCGATGTTTCCAGTTGCTTCACGGCTTCTGAGCTCATCGAGCACAGTGAAGATCAGATCAGGATCGCCATCCTCTTGAGAGTAGAGCGACGGGCGCTCGAACTTCTTGACACCATACGTGTAATACGCATTCATTGCGTAGAACACCAACTTGCGACCGACTTCATCGAGACTGGCCAACGCCTCTTGAATGACCTTCTTTTTGCCGGCGCCGGTGAAGGACTCACAGGTCTTGATTGCTTGAACGAAAGACGTCAGTTTGCTCATTGAATTCCCCAAAAGGAAAATTGTATCCTCGTAATGGTCAGCGTCGGGGGAAATTCGGGCTCAATGCCAGACAAAGAACACTTGCCAGGCAGCAAGCCCCGCGGCGATCAGAAAAATCACGACCTTGGTGAAGTTCATGATCAGGAGACCTACCAGCGCGATCTGCCCTTCGCGTTCAGAGAGCATTTGCGCCACCAGCCCAAGAACCAAGCCGACAAATCCACCAATCAAGAGCCAGTCTTGATGTGCCTCATATCGCTTGGTAAAGGCAAACACCATGCTCATGATGGCGCCCGTGTAGATCATTTTCACCATGACTTTCTCCTTTTGAGCCAGTTCCTGATCGTTCCATAGGCGACGGCCAGAAACATCAAGCTTGACGCCACTACCGCGATGATCACCAAGGCACTGAAGAAAATGAAGACGATGCCAATAGTCAAGACAATGAAGTTCAATGCCTCGAACAGGATGAAGGGCATAATGAACAGCATCATCATTCCATGATAGCGAAGGTGCGCCACATCCGCGTGGAGCATGATCCAATGAAGCCGCGTTCGTCTTTCCAGGACACCTTCCCACTACTTGTTCCGGTCACCACAAGGACTTTCCCTTTGGCATTCAGCCGCTTTTCACCATTGAAGATCTCGGGCGGCGGTGCTTGAACGCTGACAGTGGTGAGCTCTTTTTCATGACACTCAGCGATCAGCTCCGTCAGGAACTTCGCGTGATCATTGAAGAACTTCGCGGCCTGCTTCAACTTGTACAAGGTGGCAGTTCTTGCGTGGGTCTGCTCGGCCGGCGAGAGCTCGTCCCAAGACACCATTTGGCAACGCAAGTTCCTGCCAGAAACCGGGTTTCGTTCACCGGTTTCGATCTGCTTGTACACCTCATCTTTTTGCGCTGCCTGTTCAAGACACCCCTTGATGACGGTTTCAGTGAACGTCTTTTCGACTTCAACTGGGGCATGTCGAGAACCGGCGCAGGTTCCGTTGAAGAACCCGTCTTGCACCTCATATCCATGCAAGGCGACCTGGCCAGAGCGAACTGCTTGAAGGCGGCCGCATGCCTGACAGTGCCCACGGAGTTGTGTTCTCATTGCACCCTCTCTTCAATTGATGGTTGCATTATAGCACAATCCGGGGTTCAAATGTAACCAGTTCTTAACCGTTACATTCTTTCAAAATGCTCACAAGCGGGTACACTTCCCGGCTTTTGAATCGCTTGTGATAGGCTGGATGCGTGATCTTGACGCATGTTTTGCCGCCAGTGTTCACCCAACGCTGAGCTGCATCACCAAGTGCAACGATGAGCTTCCAGTCATGATCAAGAACCGCACTCGAGGTTCTCTCATCATGGAAAGAAGCGGCATTCACCCATGCCAACTTACGCTCATCAATTCCAGCGTTTTCCAACTCTAGATTGATGAACAACGACGAGTGCTTGATCGTTGCAAATGGGGTGTAGTGAAATGTCGGAGTGTCAGGCGCTGATGGTGCTGGGCGATCACCAACAATTAGCACTGTCGCACCCGGAAACCCAAGCCGCTGGCGCTCTATCCTCGTAAGGCATCGCTTTGTGATGCCTTCCTTAAGAACTTGCGGTAATTTGTCGAATTGCGTCATCACACAGTCGGCTTGTATCCAGCTTCATCAGCTGCCTTCAGCACCTTTGATGCCAGCACAACAAGCAATGGGATCTTTTTTGGATCCTGCAACATCTTCGCCAGATTCACGTCCATCATCATGAACGCCGTGTCCACGTGCAGCGCTACTCGTCTGACTCGCTTTAGCTTCAAAATTGCCAGCGCGTCATTCAGATCAAATGTAGCGCCAGTCACTTTCAGACCGAAGCGAGTTGGCGTTGGACCCGTTTCATCACCGAAAGCCGGAAGGATGTTCAGGAAGTCTGGGTCTTGATTTGTGCTGCCGGTCATCTTAAATACCTGAAACTTGTAAACTATGGCCAAACGAAAAATACCAACACTGATCATTGAGCAAATTTCAGATGAAGGCAATCTTCATTTGCTTTGTGTTCTTGAGCACGCCAAAGAAAAGTACCTCGTGATTGTGGACAACATAACAGACGAGGCTGTTACCGCTTACGTCCTAGATGAAGCTCAACAGGAGGGAATTGACCTGAAAATCTTCATGGACATTGCATTGGAGTGGCGTGACCAAGGCTGTTTGTATCCTATATCGTTTGAGTTCAGTAAGCGTGGTTTATCCGGGATCACAAAGCGGATCTACAAGACATTCAATGTTGGGGCAGTGACCAGATTAGTTGGAAACGCGTTCCAATACAGCTTTGAACCAATCAGGGTAAGAAGGCGTCGAGCACCAGTAATCCAAAGCTGTGTAGAAATCAAGCCACGCGGTGTGGTGATTCAGTTCAAATGAAAAAGGGGCCATTGGCCCCCTTCAATTTCATGGAAGAGATTAGCCTTCGATCTTCTTCCAAGTTCCATGTTCGTTCTTATACTTCTGACCACAGCCAGTTCCGAGACCGACGCCAACGCGAGAGTGACAACCCCTGCACATCCAGGCCCAATACCCGAAACGGGTTCGGCCGTCGACAAGGATGTTGTCCTTCTTCTCGCAGAGCTCGCACTTTTTATCAGACTCAAGCATGATGATTCCTCCGTTGACGGTACCGAAGTTCGATGCGGGCGCCTTGGCAGAAGTGTGTCCATGACTTTTGGAAGTGCTCATCATAGGTCTCATCTTCCATGATCATCGGTGTGATGTCAACCACGATGGCAACCACCCAGCTTGGTGCACCAGTGAAGCACTCGCTTGTCTTTCCGAAGGTGTACTTCATAAAGCAGCGAATCACTTGGTAGAAGAAGATGATCTTCGTCTTCAGGTTTGGCCGTGGAATGACATATTCCATACCATCAACAACAGTAACAGTATTCATGCTTAACCTTTCATCGGCGCCGATTGCCGCTTGTCCTTCGGGGGTGTGGGAGCACGACGTTGACGGCCGTACTGCCCACGCGATTGTTCAGTCTTGCTCTTGCTTGTCATGATGAGATTATACACAGAACGACAAACACGGAAAGACTGTTACAATTTTTAGATGAAGAAGGACAGAAGCATCTCGTTGGCCTTTTCGCGAAGCGTCCTCGGGTCAGGCAATGTTGATGCTTCACAAAGCGCCAGCACTTCATTGTCAAGCGCAAGCAATTCAGCCTTGACGTCTTCAAGAGGCCTAAGACCCTGCTTGATCTTGAGCAGCTCTTCAACATTTGGCCGGGGAAACGTCATGGTGCCGGTTCTCAGATACTCCTTGACCTGCTCAAAGACGCGCTTCGAGTGCATCAGCGACTTCCAATCAACCTGTTCCTCAGCTGCTTTTGCGGATCGCTCACCATAGACGTCGATCAGCTTTTGAACAGCATTCTCGAGATGCTCGAGCGTCGTTGTCTCAAGATACTCTCGCCCGTTCAGCTTCAGCGTTAAGAACGTGCGATTGTTGTTCTGAGTGAACCCTGTTTCAAGATCAAGCTCTGCTGCCAAGTGAACAATGATGCGCTCGTCGTTAACAACAGTGTCAAGACGTAGCTTTTCAGGGCTGATGGCGCGCCAGCGTTTGATGGCTTGTACAAGCTTTTCAGCTGCTACTTTACGCTCACCGCGTCTGACATAATCGATCACCTGTTTCTGTGCAAACCCAAGCATACCGTACACATTGCGATGTGGGTTCTTGAGCATAAAGTCCAACAGGGCCTTGAACTCTTGACTTCCATGATCGGTGTAGTTCTGCGAGAAATTGCGCGAGAACACTAGCTCAACGGCATACGCCTGGCCAGACAGCCAGTGGTCAACAAAGTTGTGAACTGGAATGTTTTCAATCTCAGTGCCGCCTGCCGGCATTGGCGCATCATCAGGAATAGGTTGGTGATTTGCGTCATGCCGCACCTTGTACGTCTTCATCTTATGACCAAGCAACAGATCATCGATGCACGGCAAGTACATCGTTTTGTAGTCATAATCTGATGTTGCTGAATTTGTCCCGTACAAATGGGAGCCATAAACGAATGTGGCAAGGGGCGTGTGTTTCAGTGACATTACAGTCTTCCTTGTGAAATTAGATGAAGCTGAAGAACTAGAACCATGGCATATGAGAACGCGTGAGCCTTTTTGAAAGAGTACCCGCTCTCATCTTTCATCCAAAGCACTTTTCTAGCAGCTGCTTTGTTCTTCTGATAAAGCTGAACTAGGTGTTTTTTGCCAGGTCTAATCAATGCCAACGCATCAGCCAGCTCCTGGACTGATTGCGGCAGCAGTGTTGAAACCAGCTCAGCATGCTTTGCTAGTTGGAACAGCTTTGGGTAAGTTGAATTCAACGCCAATAGAGACCAATCTGGTTCTTTTTTCAACAGCTCACGAATTTCTGCCTTTGAAGTGAAGTGTTGATACACCCCTAAGTGCAGGAAGTCAATTTTCATATACCCAAGCTCTTCAGCTTCAGTGTATGGAATTGCGGCTAGGCCCGTGAGCTCATCGACTGGAATTGACTGTGGATAGACACCACATGGGTGTGGTGTCAATTCTCCATCTTTCACCAGCGACGCCTGTGTCCACCTGAAGTACTGGCTTGGCGAAAACGACGGCGCTGTATCAATGTCAATATCACCCAGTGACATGGTCAGGTCTCTTTGCCCAGCTTAGCGTCTCATCATCACCTTCTCGATATCTGATTGGCGTTAGCTCATGGTCTTCAAAGGCAGTGTCTTCCATGTCTAGGAAGACAGCACCATCTAGCATTCCATAAACCGGCTGTAGTGGTTCGCAGTCCCATTCACCCGGCAATGGGTCTTCATAAGCCTCAGCAGTGGCGGGACCCTTGATGTTAACAAGTCTCCCGTTGTTCTCTGGAAACAATTTGTCTCCTGTAATCATTGCAAGATCACCAGTTTTGCATCGCATAATTTACCTCTCTAAAAGTTCTCAGTTCCACAGACATGTTTGAATGCGGCTGCGAGATCTGGCCGCTCAGAAATTTTGTTCGCAAAGGCTCTGAAGTTCACGACCTCAGCAATTGCCTGTCTTTCGCTTTCGTCTAGAGTTCTGACCCAACTCAGGAACTTTGGTGAAAGCGTCAACAGCCAAGGTGACAGCTTTCGTTTCTTTACGGCGTTCACAATGAATGACGCGCCAAGCTCTTGATAGATGTTTTCAGTGCTAGCTTCCTTGATCAGCCCCTTCAGAAATACGCAGGATGAAACGAACTGCTCCTCTGGCGGGTACGCTTTGTCATACCACTCAAGGTAAGCCTCGTAGGTTGTGTTTCGACACCACAAGACAGGTGGTGTTCCAGTGTCGATCATGAGCTGAATGAACATTTCTGGGTGCGGTATCGCGACACGCTTCACCCAGTCAACAAAGTTCATGAATGCAAGGAACTGCCGCGAAGAAGCAAAGACCTCTCTGGAAGGCACTGAGCGGCGTTGGCGTTTCATCCATTCTTCATACCACCCGTAGGCGGCAAATCCCTGAACAGACTTCAGCGCATCAAGACGCTCTCGTCCCTTGCACTTATGCTTCATGAACCCATTTTCTGTCATGAAATCACGAGTACAATACTCGCATCGCCAGATGATCTTTCGCTCTTGGACGATCGCCGCGTCGGTACGTCTATCTTTCGCTGCGTTTTTCAGATCATCTCTATTCATGGTAAAGCATCACTTCAGTTCCTGGCTGAGCTTCTTCAGCTCTTCCTTTGACCATCCAAGTTCAGCTGCCATGTCCATCAAGTCACTATCTGCCAGAAATTGAAGATACTCAACTGCTTCGCGTGGTGAGCAACCGTAAGTTTCTGCCAGAACAGTTGTGGCCAGATTTTGGTGCTTGTTGGTTGGTCCCTTAATCCACTGAACTCGTTTTCGACCAGTACCACAAGAGGCAATCAGTTTGAACAGCACCTCTTTGCTGAATGACTGATTGAACACAAAAGGGTTAACACGCGTGTTCAACTTCAGGATTTGCAATGGATCTTGCGTTCCACTCATCCAACGCATGATCACTAATGGGTGCATCGCCTTCTTATCTGTCTCAGATAAGCTTTCATATGCGCCAAGATCACCGGCGTTCAGCTTTGCAAGGAAGCTGAACAGTGCGTCACCACTCATAGATTCACCAGTAAAGCCAATTGAAGCAACAGTTCCTTCTGCTCAGTAGACAAATTTGGAGATGCCCAAATCTTCATGATTTCCTCGCCGCGCCCGGCGACTTTCTGTTCACGAACAATCCTTCTGAAACCAGACAGCCTGGTGTACTCTTGCTGCTTGTCACTGCAAGCATAACACACTGATCGATTCTTGACAGGAGTGCTGTGGCACCTTACACAGATGCCTAGCGCCTTGTACTTTCGACCTGCCAATGCAGATTCACTTTTGCATGCCTTGCCTTCAGATCTACGGTCTTTTGTATCAGCCATCACAGTGCTCCAAGTTCAATGAACATTGCTGCCAGTTGAATTTCTGGATCAGCCACGAATGAATGTTGGTATTGGTATCTTGCAATCACCAACAATGCATCATCTGCCTTCTTTCCGAACACATCAATGTTCTGGAACAAAAATCTGTACGCATCGATGAGTTCTTCCTTCGGTGCTTCTTGACAGACGACACTTCTGGCGACTCTGAAGTCAGCTGTCTTGATCGCTTCCAAGAATTTCACTCGCCAGTCTGCGACACCGCTTTCTCCAAGAATCTGAAGCTTACCACTTTGTGATCCTTGTTGCAGAAGATGGATGATCTTTCGAACAGACGGAGAACCGGCTTGAACGATGGTCAACACATCATCAATTTCGAACTGAACTCCTTCAGCCATCAGGATGTCCGCAGCCAACATGCCAAGATCTTCAAGATTCGGCGTGTTGAATTCAAAGATCTGAAACCGATCTTGAACTTCTGGCAGGATTCGGTGCTTGTAATTTCCAGTGCAAATGAACCGGCAGAAAGAAGAGACTTCCTCAATTAACGATCGAAGCAGGGCTTGTGCGTCATGCGAGAGAAAGTCCATTTCCTCAAGACGAATTACCTTGTAATCACCGACTGGCATGGTGTACGCAAAGGCTGACACACGGTCGCGCATCGCGTCAATCTTGTCCTTTGAACAGTTCACTGTCATCACGTCATCAGGTGACACACCAAGATCATTGATCAATGCCTGGGACAAGGATGATTTGCCTGTCCCACGAGTTCCAATGAACATCATGTTCTGCAGGTCTTTAGTTTCAACCAGCGTCTTGAAGTACTGTGCGTCATTCGGATTCCTAAAGAGCACATCCTTGACGTGTTGAGGTCTGTATTTTTCAGCCCAAATCTTGACTTGTGACATTTTGTTGAGTGCAGTTAACCCACTTACAATTGTAAGAAGGGCAAGGTTTCACAATAACCCAGCTGCGGGTTATTGACCAGTGTAAAGATTTAGGTTCACGCCGGCGCGATCACCATCAGTTTGTGTCAAAGCGTCAGCTTGAACATCATTCAATGAGGACCTAAACTCGCTTGATGACTGGCGCTTTTTCCCAAGAAGCATGTCCTTGGTAATCAAGTCATATGCTGGGCGCTGAACAGATTGCGCTGGCTGTTCAAGTTCTACCTCAGGAACGACCTCAGGAACGACCTCAGGAACGACCTCAGGAACGACCTCAGGAACGACCTCAGGAACTGGCTCAGGAACGACCTCAGGTTCTACCTCAGGAACTGGCTCAGGAACTGGCTCAGGAAGAGCAACAGCCTCGGCGACACGAGGTGACACGTGCTCACTCTGTTTAACAGTCTCAATAGGTTCTGTTGGCTCAGTCACCTGTGGTGCAACCGGCTCCACCGGCGTCGCCGAGGCGACCTTCCGTTGAGCTAGGAGATAGTTCCCAGCCAGCACAAGGTACACCGCAAGCGGGTCAAACACAACAATGATCATCATGATCACGTATTTGATGGCTTCTTCAACACTAATGTTGAATGCCTTTGCCAAGTATAAGATTGGCCCGGCCTTTGCTTCAACCCCAAGCTGTTTCACCTGTAGTGCTGGCAGCTCTTTGTCAATGTCATTGATTTTGGATTGAAGGTCAGCCTGCTCGGTCTTGAACGCGTTCATCATTCGAATGCGCTGATTCACAGAGGTTTTTTCTGGAAGCGATGCAATCTGTTCGTCGATCTGCTTCTTTCGTTCCTCATACTTTGCTTGCTGCTCTTTGAGAGTGCTGACCTTAAGTGATCCCTCTTGAGACCCTAAGATGGCAGTTTGAAAGGCGCCTGTAAGGTATCCAGCTGCGCCAGCACTAGTGATTGTCATCATGATGACGGTTGCAATCACCCCATAGCTCTTCATGATTCCATTGAAGCCAATCCAGTTTTTGTAAAGCAGCGATAGCACCACCATCTTACAAATGTCAAGGCCAACGAATAGTGATGTGATTATAGGGTTCACACCAAACAGAGCCATTGCTCCTAGAACTGAAATTACAGTTCCAAGACCTTCGATTAGGAAGGCTGAAAAGAAAGTTAAGAAAACCATAAACACTCCAAACAGGGGCTTCGGCCCCTGTTGTCAACTAAATGTCGTTAGAGACTCATCATCAGTGACCATCAACACCTTCGTGTCGTTAGTCATCCAAATCTTTTCTCCTTCAAATACCTCGTGTCGAGTCCATTGGAGACCCTCGATCAGTACGAAATCATTTTCACTGACACCATAAACATCAGGACCAACTGCAACCACCTTTCCCCAACGAGGTGACTTTTGGTTGCTGTCGAGTTTCGGAATAACAATGAGACCATTAGTACGCTCTTGGAATTTTCCTTGCGGGCCGCCTGCTTCGTCTAGGAACTGAAACAGGATAACATTCTTCAACGGGCGCAGTTTGTCAAATGCCATTATTTTCTCTTTGGTGACTTAGTAACAGCAGGTTGCTCTGCAACGACAGCCGTCTTGGTTGATGCCGTCTCAATCACTTGTTTGCGATCTTCAACGGCGCGTGGAACTGGCTTTGCGGCCAGTTGGGACTTGATCTTCAGCAATTCAAAATCAACAAGATTGCCTCTTGAAGAACGTGTTAGCGCCATATGTGACTCCTAGTAGTGGTTCACTATTTATCACGGCCGGCTTATTCATCAGTGTGGAAGAAATCAGTGATGTCAATGTCATTCACAATTGGGTCAACTTCATGAAGCCCAATAATGAACAACAGGTAAGACGCGCATGATGATCCACGCCCGACACCCCATACAATGTTCCTCTTTTCAAAGACATCCAACACATAGCAGATGGTTCTTAGCAGATCCATCAGGCCGTTATCTTTGAACAGCCTTAGCTCGGTGCCAATTCGAAGGGTTGCTTTGTCAATGAGAGCGTCATCGTACTGGAGCTCTGGTATTCGTTTCGCGAGGCACTCAACGACATGCGCTTCCACATCTAGTGTTTTGAAGCTCTCTGGAATATCCCAGGCAAAGGTCAATTGCACAGGTTCATTCGTGATTGACCTTAATTGCTCAGCCTCAGAAACTTGGGTGTTGTACTGATCAACATCAGAAGATGTGTCAAGGACTCTGATTTTACTAGGGCTGACTTTATTTTTGAACAGCCATGGAAGTTCTGACGGTTCCACAATGGACACCCCGTCAAATCGCAAAAGTCGCTTGTTTAATTCCACCCAAAGTTCTCGCATTTTGGTATTGTAAAACCCATCGTTGAGAACGCAAACCTAAATCGGGGACGCAAAAAAGGCCTCCGAAGAGGCCTTGATTTTGGGGCGGAGGGTGATCAGCTGATTGAAGCGATGAACTCGTGAACGAGTTCATGGGCACGTGCATGTCGTTGCTGCTTCTGCTCTGCAGTCTCTGCGACCGGTGATTCCAGCTTCATGGTCTGGAGCCGTGCGATGCGTTCTTCCAGTTTCTCGGGCGCCACGCCCAACAGCATGCACAGCATCTTGGACATCACGCACGCTGGTACGTTGTTGAAGGGAAGTTCACAGTGGAATTGGACGTCGCCCCAATTGCCAGTGCGAAGAAAGGTCTTCAGAGATTCGACATGCTCAGCGATCCGCGGATCGAAGATCTGTCGATTCATCTGCAACTCATGCATCATCATCAAAGTTTCTCCTCAGAGTTCATCACTTCACTGCGGCCTTGCGAGCGGGCTTGATTGCCGGCTTCGTCGGGAAGGCGATTTCCATCGCGTCATCCCGCAGGTTCCGTTGGTCGTACTCGGGGGACAGCGTGGTCTTCAGCGCCATCGTCGAGATGATGTTGAAGACTTCGGCCGGCGCACCTTCAGCAAAGGCCTTCGTCATGTGTTCGTCAGAGACGAGCTTGGCGGTCACTTCCTCTTGCACGAGGAAGAAATCTTCCGGAACGACCTTGGCCAGCGCTTTCTCGACGCGCCGGAGCAGCGCCATGTCGTTCATGTATTCCGGGTTCACAGCGAACAGCTTCTTCTGGATCACAGTGGGCTCGACCTTGTACCCGTTCTTTTCCAGAACCTCGACTTCCTCTTCGGTGAGGACGCTGCGCGAGGTACGCTTGCGCATTTCCACGGAGCTGCGGCCGACGTCTTCCACACCAACGAAGCTCGTCAGGCGCGGGCCGCCAGTCAGAGTCAAGAACTTGGAGAAGCCGGCGATCTTGACGTTGGATTCCAGCGTCGCTTTCATGGTGGTCAGCGAGTCGATGAACGCATCGAGGATCGCCAGGTCACGGATGCCCTTGATCTCGTACTCGGTCTTCCTCTTCGTCTTGGAAGGCCCGGCAGTTTCGAGCTTCTTGTTTCCGCTGAACATTCCCATGATGAACTCCACAGTTTGGTTGACGTTGAAGCTATTCTAGCACAGATTTGGGATCAAGGAAAAGAAAAGTGTAACAAGCGCTCAACCGTTACACTTGGTCAGAGAGACTTCAGCTCAGTTCCATTTGAACAATTTGGTCATTGTATTTGTGACCATCGATTGAAGTGAGCGAGTCACGGGTTGTGCGGTACGCCTGGTGGCAGTGCTGCCGAAACAGAAGAGCGGCACCGCTCAAGCAATGCCGCTCCTGTTGTGAGAACTACTGTGTAAGATCAGATGATGGTATCAGCATGCAAACTAACGATCTGTGTACCGGGCGTTGTGCCAATCGTAGTTGGAGTCACACCGCTAGCGTCACGCATAGCAATACCAATTGTTCCAGGTCTCCAGAAGATTCCAGGGTTCACATCAGTGAACTCAACCTTCAGATCTAGATCTGTGATGATTGGTAGGCTATTGTCCCACGTGGCATTCAAAATACCATTCACAAGCTGAACTGACAATGTGTGTGTTCCATCTGCAAGATTTGACGAGAAGTCTTGATGGAACTCACTACTGGTATGCTCGTATGTTGTTGCGTTCTCGCTCTTAGCTTGAACTGTTGCAAATGAGGTTGTAGGAGAGTTGCCAAGGTGGAGGTTGAACTTAATCACCCGGCTGGTTTCAATTTGATCACCTGGATACATCCGCATGTAGATTGCAAGATCCAAGTCGTGATACGTAGCAAAGCCCAACATACTTACGCCGAGAGTCACGGTGTAGTTCGCATTGGTTTGCGATGTTTGTAGGGTCGTGTAGTATGAGAAGTCATCTACATTCGTGCTAGTTGCCGCAGTGGCATCACAAACTAGTGATGTGCCAGTTCCAAGCAACTCACTAGTGCTGGCTGTCAATTTAAACCAATTTCCATCTGTGGTTAGTGCAAGACCTCGATTAGGTGATGTAAAGCTGTTAAGTGCTAACAAATTAACCACTGTCAGTGGGGCCTCGTATTCCGCGATCTTTCTGATTCTCACCACCGAAGTTGTAGTAAGCGTATCAGTCTGAAAGTTTGAACTACTCAACCAAGGCAAAACAGAAAATGTTTGAAGCACACCGTCTAATCCGCGCACTACGAACGTATCAGTGAATGACACTGTTCCACTTGTCATGGCGTCATTTCTAGAGTGATAGGTGCGAGAAGGTCCAAGCACCTCCATTGATGACACCGAGACCTGTGTTCCATAAGAGAAAGGTTCTGTGGTAATGCTACCATGGGTGTCAATCGATGTTTGCACTTCAACCACGTACACTCCACCATGAAGCAGTGTGAACTCACCAGCAAATGAACTGTATGAAACATATTCCACCGCTGGGGTAAACAATGAGTTCCAAGCAAGTGTCACGGTACTACCATCGCCGACTCCGTTGCCAGACCCAATCAGCCCTTGCTCTGGGCTGAAGGCCGCGGCCCTAGTGACTCTGTATTCCCAAGTTGTTTCCGTCCTGAAGAACTGCGCTGAATCACCGTGTCTTAACACCAATGGGGTCATTGTCATGCCAGTGTCTTTAGCCTGATCTGCTAGATCAAAGGTGGCAGTGATGTCTCCTCCAACTTGGCACTCAGCAATGAAGGTATACCCATTAAATCCAATTGGGAGATTGATCAGCACATTAGCTGTGGTGGTTGGAAGAACAACTCTCTCACCCGCATATGTGTCATCGAAGAAAATAATCATGATCGTTCCTTATACGTTGTCAATGTTTAGGTTCAGTGTCCGTGTCTTAATCACGGAAATAACTTCAACACTATTTGGTGCTGCAGTGTAGACCTTCAAACCATTTCCAAATGTGAGGGTTTCAACACTTCCAGTGCTTGGGAAATCTTCGTTAAGACCAGCCTCAGTGTCTAGCACTGTTAGTGAAGATCCGGTGGCCCCTGAGGCAACATGCTTAAATGCAATTCCATCGGTGCCAACAACGATAGAAGTCAATGCGATCTGATCATCACTCGTTACTGCGAATAGCGACCCGCCAAATGCTGTTCCACTTAGCGCATACACCAATGAACCAAAAACTAATGAAGCACCAACTGGCATATCAGCTGATCTGACAAGAGCACCTTCTTGATAAACGTAAATTCCGTTCTCTGAGTGCACTGTTTGTGCTTGCACAAGAACACGACCATGGTTTGGAATAGCGACGCCATCAATTGTGGTTGGTGGTGTTTGCAAGTCAATGTTTTCAGTGGTGACCAAATGAACTGGCTTGTAAACATAGCCACCCTGCCCAGAAATTACCAAATGACCAGCCACTGTACTGAATGAGATGTTCTCTCCTGCAGCAAGGTGAGCATTGATTTCTGTATCAGTGGCTGATACAAAATCAGTAATGTCTGCAGCCACATGGGTGTGTCCTACATTTGATTTCAAATCAAGTGCCGCTTGAGTAGCTGTGCTGATTGGCTTGTTCAGATCAGTGGTGTTATCGACCTGATCAAGACCAACAGCTGTTTTATTCAGCGTCTGCCATGTCTTATCACCACGGTAGTACTGCGTGACGGTTCCTGGCGCAACAGGAGTTTCAAACGAAACAGTGCTCCACGTTCCAGCGGTGCCATTTGAGACAATCACTTGTCCTGCAGTGCCGCCCGTAATTGAGGCTGGAGTGTGCGAGTGAGAAACGTATGCGCGGTTGTTCAACTCAGTTTGTAAGCCTGAAACGTCGGCAATCGTGTGCAAGTGACCAACATTTGACTTACCATCCAACTCAGTTTGTAAGCCTGAAACATCACTAATCGCGTGCATGTGGCCGACATTTGACTTCAACGCGAGCGCAGTAACAAGGGTGTTGCCAGATCCAACATCAACTGATGATGTGCGGTCAACAGTTTCATAGATTTCAGCGAAGCTGTTAAAGTGCACGCGGTTTGACTTGCCATTTAGTGCGTTTTGCAAGCCAGTCACATCAGCGATTGTGTGCGTGTGAATTACCAGCGCGAAAGAAGAGCCACTAAAAGTGCTGTCAACAATGGAACCACTTGCTCCAAAAGCTGGAAAGTTCCCAATAACACCAACCACCTTATCCACTTTCCCATTAAGAGCGGTGTTGATGCCATCAATAGTCGTCTGAAGGTTTGTCACATCAGCAATTGCGTGCATGTGGCCAACATCAGATTTTGAAGTTTCAAGAACAACAATCTCTTGTTCAGCTGCGGTGATTCGAGTGTTAAATGAGTCAAGCTGGACGGCCTGAGCTGCACTCATCAACCCACTTGATGTCAGCGTGGAATTTGGCACCCCGATGGTTACTACCCGTTCACCAAGTCCATTGATTGTGTCAGTTGTTACTACTGGAGAAATGCCAGAAATGACCAAGCTGTTCACATCGGCGGTGTAAACCTGAGGGTTTGTCTCGGCGTCAAGATCTAGTAGAACCGTAGTTGGGTTTTTGATGAAACCGACACGATAAGCCAACAGACCTGCTGGGCGGGTTCTTGTCAGCTGGCCATTCGTGTCACAGTAAAGCGCACTGCCAGCAAAGCCTGACCAATCCCATTGGTCATAGGAGATTTCACCAAATGGAGATAGAACACCAACATCACCAGAAGCAACAGCCTCCAGCATGATACCAACTGGAACTCTAGCAGGTGATAGGGCTGGATTTGAGCTTGCAAGCTTGACAACATCATCACCTGAGAAGTAAACCAATGACATTGCAGGAATGTTCTCACCAGCTCTGACTACTGAGACACGATTCACTGGCTGGACCAAGACGCCTGAAGTGCCAACTGTTGCGTCAACATGAGTCTTATCCTCAGTGGTCAGGAACTCACCAGAACTCTTTCTCATAGGGTTCAACAACGTGTCACGAACAATGTAGCCGGCGCCCACCGGTGTCGCCGTAGTTAGCCCTACCTGAGAGCCTTCTCCGTACATTGTGATTTGTGAAGTGTTGCCATTAGAAACATAACCAGCAAAGAGTCTGATCTTAGGCATCCATTTGTTCTTGGAAGTGCTCCAGACCTTCATTGTGGTTGTACTCAAATCAAACCAGTGCTGGTCGTTTGATGGAGATGAAGGTGCCGTCAGTGATGAGATTGGAGGATGCAGTGTGATACCACGCGTAATGGCGCCAGTTAGCAAATCCATATCCCAATATAGGTAGTTCGTGACACCAGCAGTAACTGGACCCCAAGCAGTTTCTACTTGAGTGTCAAATGTCGTCAGGTAATCAGAGCTGCCATGTGCAAATGTGATCACTGTTGCGGTTGGTGAAACCACATGTGTCACGTAAGAAGTAGTCGATGAGGCCTGTAGGAACTGTGGAGCTCCATTGTCTTTTTGAAAAGCGATGAGACCTTGTCTAAAGGTGATGCGCATGTTGTTTCCTTCACTGTTTTGCGTCACGCACAGATGTTTCTGTGTACGAGTACTTTGCTGCAACGTACTTGCTGTAGCCTTCAATACCACCAACATAGGCCAAGTAAAGACCAAACAGACTGTCATTCAGATTACCAGCAATAGTTAGCTTGATCATGACCCATGTGGCGGTGACACCACCAATCAACTGGAGCACTTTTGTAAGTGACACAGTTCGGCCGTTGTTAGTGATCATGTCAGTAAAGTCTAGCTTTTCCTGCTTTTGAATTCTGTAGAACATGAAGAGGATAAACACAAGCGCAGCAAAGATCAACCAGGTGGTGACGTGCGCGGTGTATCCAATGAAAGTGATTGTGTCCATGATGTTGCTCCTGTAATCTACATATTTAGGAACAGGTTCATTCCGGAAACGAAAAAGCCGCCCATTGGGCGGCTCCTAAATCCCCCTGAACGCCACTAGGGCGTTCATTGCGGTGGGGTCTGAATGATCAGTCTTCCAGGTTCAGGTTCTTCGGCAGCTGTTCGACCGGGGTCATCGTCACGACGCCGACGGCGACGTCGTTCAGGACCTGGCGCGCGGCCTTTTCATCGGTGCCGACCATCTTGTCGACCTTCTCGAAGCTAGTGTAGCCGGCGGCGACCAGGAAGGCACCCAGCTTGCGGGTGTCGTGGTGACCTTGGCCGCTGACCAGGTTCGCCAGGAAGGTACGACCGAACGAGAAGCGGTTGCGGCCGGCCATGGCTTGTTGCGACTTGGACACTTGGGCTTGGACTTGAGCTTGCGACATGGTGGGACTCCTTTTCAAATTGCCGTTGGTTTGTCGGTAAGGTGAATTATAGCCCAAGCACAATGGGTGTACATAGCCCAAGTGTAACAGTCCCGCTAGGTCGTTACAATTACCCCAGCCACTTCTTCAGCTCTGACAGCGAACCGATGGCAATGCCATCAATCATGATCTGTGGCATCATCCTGGCCGATGGAATCAACTCAAGAAGTTCTTCACGCGTAATGTACTTTTCCTCAAGTGACCGGACCTGACCAACATCCAGCATGACAACACCGTATGGCTCGCCTCTAGCGTCTAACAGTGCCTTTGCTTGATCACATTGCGGGCAGTTCGGCTTAGAAAATACGGTAATCATTGTTCGTCCTTGTCAAGTTTAAAGATGGCTGTGTCAGTTTGGAACACAAGTGTTCTAACAGCTTGTTGTTGTGGTGGAAATTTGATTGCGATGAACTGCGATCTAGGAAGCTCAATGCGTTCTGACAATGTTTCGTCAATTTGAGTCTTCTTGACTATCGTTGTCAAAAACTGGCGATGCTGCTTGATGAACGCATGAAACGCCAAAAAGAACTCAGCTGGGTAGAGTGTCGTGTTCACATCAATCTCAACTGAGACGCTCCTGACTGCGCCTTTTGTAGAGAACTCTGACATTCTAGCAGCCACGAGGCTCTTCAACACCACTTTCAAAAAGTCGCGTTGAATGCCATCTGGATCCTTCTTGTCATCGTACTCAAACAAGTAACACGATGGAAGACCGACACTAAGGTGATCAGCCTGAAAAAGCGGTTCTGTGCTCATAGATTTGGAAGCGCGGTGAAGTCAGTTTCTGGTGTCATTGAAGACAGGACATATGTGACAGACTCATTTTCTTGAAGAGCTGTTTGTGTCTTGTTCGTGTTCAGGTGCTTGTTCATCCAAGGAAGCGGTGTGCTCTTGACGCCAGCTTCATACTTCACACCACAGATGGATGGCAGCGCACGTGAAGTCTCTTGACCACGCCAATCAACTTGAGCACACATGATCTTTTCATTCAACCCAAGGATAGTGCCTTTCTGGAATTGGTAGTGCGCCCATGCCTTTTCTTCACTGATCACACTAGCCCACATGTCGTTCGCTTCAGCACGAAGCTCATTCGCTGCATCTCTGAATCGTTCGTCAGTTTTCACAAGAGTCTGGATGATGTACGCCGTGGCGCTCGTGTGCAACAACTCATCAGCAGCAATCAAGCTAATGATGTTCCCGTTGCCAATGAAGATCTTGTTCTCGACCATGCCGAACGACGTGGCGAACGATACCATGAAGCGAATCGCCTCAAGCCCATATGACGCAATCATTGCAAGATAGATCGCTTTTACATGACGATCTTCAGCAACCAGTGTCTCAAGGCGATTGATCGTCTCTCTGTGGAACTCGGCATTATCAAGCGCCTTCAGCTCTGCCAGTGTTTCTTTTGCACAGTTAATCTGATGCAGGTCATGATAGTACTTGTCGATGTTGCTTAGCATGTCAACAATCGCTGCAGTATCATGGATCTGGTTGAACTGCTCAGACGGCATCTGATAGATGTTTCGGATGATGTGTGAATATGATTCACTGTGAATCTGCTCAAAGGCAGACCACCATTGCACCCAGGCCTCAATTTCTGGAACAGAGCAAACAGGGGTGAAGATCTGCACGGGTGATCGGCCCTGGATAGAGTCAAGGGCTGTCTGACGAAGCAGATTACTCGTGAAGATGAAGCGCGTTGCTTCATCTGCCTTTGAGTAGTCAATCTTGTCCTTCGTCAGTGACACCTCATCAGGAATCCAGAAGTTACCACGCTGCGTCTTGGTGTATTGTTGGATCTTTGGGAATGCGCACTCATCGTAGCGCTGGATAGACACGGACCCTGCAGGGTCCAAGAACATCTTGCGCTTTGTGTAGTCCGTTTGTTTCGAGTAATCAATCATTTTTCACATCCAATTTAACAACTTCAACAACTTCAACACTGTCGTCAGCAGCTGCCCTATTTGGGTAAAGTTCATTTGTCATAGCACACATGATTCGCAGTACTCTTCTTCCTTGGTATCTTCGGTGATGGCCGCAAGCTCCGCATTCACTTGCTCAATTGTTGGTTCTTCCTTCACCTCAAGTGTTGCCTGCTTTTCGACAAGATGATAGTAGAACGATTTCAGCCCCCAGTGAATCCCACGCATTAGGTTACCCACTACCATGGTTCTGCTGATCTTGCCATCCTTGAAATGCCGTGGTGAATAGAACGTGTCTGTAGAGATGCCCTGATCAACATAGACCTGAAGCACTGCAGCAGTCTTTAGGTACTCAACACAATCAGGTTGATCCCACATCAGTTGGTAGTACTTCTTGAGCTTCTTGTACTCAGGAACTACCTGAACAAAGTCACCAGCCTTGGATCGCTTTGTCACGATCAGTGACTTCACCATGTTGATGCCGTTCGTGCTGTTCAACACAACGCTTGAACTTTCAACTGGTGCAATCGCCCCTGTCGTGGCGTTTCGGATGCCGTAAGCGACCATGTCCTTGCGCAGACCTTCCCAATTCAAATCGTCTGATGGGGTAAAGTCGGTGAGTTCATTCGAACCTTCAGCGCGCCGCTCCCACGTGAACACTCCCTTGCTGGCCCACGTGCTCTTCCACCCTTCACAAGGGCCAAACTCCTTCGCCAGGTCAACTGACATCTCAGTCAGATAGAAGGATTGGTGTTCAATCCAACGCTTGACTTCTGCCAGTGCTTCTGGTTCACCGTACTTCAGCTTGCGCTTGGCGTGCCAGTAAGCAAGATTTGTGATACCAATGCCGAGCGGCTCGAACAACCTGTTGTGAGTTCCTGAGTGAATGCTCAGGAATTCTTGGTAGTTTGCAAGCAGGTTATGCAGACCGCGCTGCAATAGGCGAATTGCGTTCCGCAGCTCTGTTGGGTGACGGAACTTACCCCAGTTCGTAGAACCAAGCGTGCACAGCGCAATCATTCCATCAGGATCTTCAATTGATTGGAATGGCACTGTCGGCAACATGATCTCAGTGCAGAGATTTGTCTGAGTAGTTGGGTAATCCTCGACGATGAACGGTCCTTGGTTCATCACATTGTCGATGTTCAACAAGTAGATGCGGCCCATGTCAGAACGCTCGTCAATGAACCAACCCATCACAGTTCTAGCAGGCAGCTTCTTCGTGCGAAGTGTCGTGTCAGCTGAGTACTTCTTGTATAAGCGCTCGAACTCACCAGTGTTCTCGTAGAACGCCTTGTACATGTCTGGCACTTCGTTCGGGTCGAACAACGTCATCATTTCGTCGTTCTTGTACAAGCGCCAGAAGAACTTTGATGCAACCGCACAATAGTCAAGCTGACGAATGCGGGTTTCTTCAGTGCCCTTGTTGTTCTTCAACACCAAGAAGTCATCAATCTGGTAGTGCCAGATCGGCATATTCACAGTCGCCGATGCGTTTCTGATACCACCTTGCGAGCAAGACCGAAGGTCTGCGTACCACTTCTTTAGGAACGGAATGATGCCAGTGTGCATCACCTCACCGTTACGAATGCTTGCGCCTAGCGGGCGCATGCGCCCGATGTCAAGACCAATCCCTGCACGCTTGGAGGCGTAATCAGCCATGATTTGGCCAGTTGCAAAGATTGATTTCAGCGTGTCATCAGTGCGAATCAGCACACAAGAGCTGAACTGCTTAGTCTTCGTGCCAAGACCGGCGAGCACTGGAGTTGCCAGTGTGAACTGTCCATCAGACGCAGCTAGGTAGAACTCCTTCACCCACTTCAGACGGTTCTTCTTTTCACAGTGGAACATTGTTGCGGCTGCAATCATGTATCGCACTTGAGGGGTTTCGACGATTTGATTGGTCGCTCGATTGCGAATCAGGTACTTCTCAATGAGTTGCGCAATGGCCGCGTAAGAAAGCTCCTCGTCACGTTCGTGCTCAATGTGTTTCTCTAGGTAGTCCCACTCTTCCTCGGTGTACCACTGAAGCAGCTCTTCAGTGTACAACTTCAGCTCAACGTTCTTCTTGACGATCTCATAAAGACGTGGCGGCTCGTGCTTGCCGTAAACGTCCTTGCGTAGCATGGTTAGCATTTGCTTACCAGCAACGTATTGGTAGTTCACATTCCCAACGTCAGGATTCAGTTCCTCATCGATCAGATTCACCATCGATTGAAGGGCAATTTGATCAAGCTCGCGGGTGGTCATCCCATCTTTGAACTGGGCCTGGGCGCCAATTTCAATCATTGAAGGAGACACGTCAGCGATGCCTTCACAGACCTTGCTGATTTGTTGTTGCCACTTGAGTAGGTTGAATGGTTCTACTGATCCATTTCTTTTGATGACATTCATGTTTGCAATATCAGATGACATAGAGAAGATTTCTTTAATTGTATAGTTTTGGGTTTTCGATATAACCTAAGACCTAGGTTATAAGACGCACGGGGTTACTTTTTCATCACGTAGTCCCGTACCTCTTGGATCCGGCGTAACCATCCATTTAGGAACTTTGCCTGAGATGGATTTTTTGAAACGATGGCCTGATAGTATGCGGCGCGTCTATCACAAAGCTTTGAACAGACGTCTGCTTCATCTCTTGATTTCAACGCAGTGATTGCGACGTTTCCAATCTTTCCGTCCTGAGTTACACCAAGAACTTCCTGAAGAAACTGCGACGCGCGACCAACGCCAATGTTTACACACCCATCAAAGTGTAAGATCGCAAGCTTTGACATGCCGATCTGGTCAATGGCGTTGCAACCACTTGGCAACCAATACTTGTAGAAATACACATCTTGGGCTTGAGTGTACGTAAGATTAGTCACATCAATTGCTGGATTGGCGTTCTTTGCGACACCGAACTTGGTCTCACCGCCATTATCGCCTGGTGTGTTTGTATAACCAACCTTCTTTCGTTGCGCTGCCGTTGCAATCAACCCAGCCGCTGTTTCAGGATCAACTGGGTTGAAATTTGGGCCTACTTCATACAACATTGCGTGAGCTAGGGCTTTCAAGAAAGTATCAGAGTACCCCATAAACATCTCCATCGTAAAGAGATATTTATGGGGTACGTATCAAATCTTGTTAACACCAATGGGCCACAGAAAAGACACAGGGGCCCTTTAAGGCCCCCTGTGTTAGTTCATACGCCCGCCTTTTTCTGAGGGCACCGGTGTCGCCTCGTGTCGCCGAGGCGGTGTCGGCTATGCGGTGCTTAGTTCAGAATATCACCCACTGTTGAACCCGAAATATGTCTCCATAGATCATTTGGGCTGATCAACACGCCTCGTGAAATTTCTTTTCCATGTAGCTGACCTGGGCCAATTGCATGAATGACCGCTTGTGTACGTTCAAGAGATGGATAAACAAAGATGCCCTGAGGATTGTAATCGATAACTCTGACCTTTTCAGTAATCAGCTTTGAGTCGCTTGGTGAAAACACGAACACATCATGCTCAAATGCACCAGCGGCAGTGACAGGTACCATGTCAACGGTGTATGTTTCTCTGTCAACCATCATGATTGTCCAAGAGGCTGGCACCTCAATCTCATCAATCCCAACAAGAAGCTTCATTGTTGGGCCGACAAACTCCTCAAGGTAACCAACTTCCTGTAGGAAAAAATCCATTTCTTTGGCATTGAAGAACCAATGATTCCGCAAAACTAATGGGGTAGTGATGGAATCTATGACGTAAGGGTGATTTGCTTCACTGAGGGTAATCATTATTCTTCCTGATCTGGCCAAGTATTGTTTTGTGGTTCAATGAGATTAAAGCTAAGGAACGTAATTCCCGTCATTACCTTGACTTCACCTTCTTGTTTACTGCCAGTTGCTGTGAATATACTTCCAATAGATTCTGGCCGAACCAGATAATTCGCTATCAATGACTCGGCAAAAAGACCTGCTGGCGTTCTCAAGAGCTCAACGTCCCCGGTAACACGACCATCAGGATGAAGTTCAAGATTTGTTACGCGGTGAGAGATGTTAGACATATCCAATATGCCGTTATAGGACGGACCTACCTGTCCAAAGAACTCAGACCTCTTGCTAAGCGCCTTTTCAACTTCAGCCCTTGGATAAAGATGACCTGTTTTTGATAGCTTATCCGCGTACATTAGTGTTTTCTTCACGGTTTCACCTTTACGGTCTTTAGAACAGGGTAGCCTGCCTCCTGGTAATAACGCTTTCTCTCTCTGGCATGCTTCTTCCCCCATTTGAGAGATGAGTGCACATCACACACGTGAACCTCCTCTTTGTCATGCCCCTTTCTGAGGCCGCGCCCAATTGACTGAATTGCTTTCACGAAGGACTTACCTGCGTCAATTAGCATTAGATTGAACACTCGGTCAATTGAGATACCGGTTGAGGCAATGCCAGATGTTGCAATGACAATCAGATCATCTCGCGATTCGAAGGTGCTGTACCACTCAGCGCGCACATCAGATTCTGTTTCCCCATATAGGAACACCGAATCCTTAATCAGTTCTTGCAACTGTCTTCCCTGCTTCACTGAGTGCACTAGCACTAGGGTGTTCCCGTATTGAGCAGCCTTTGCAATAATCAGATCGGCGATCAAATCAAGACGGTCAGTAGACCGTGACACGAAGGACTTCTCTGATCCATAATCAGGGAAGTCCTCATCAACATTCTCCTGAATCTGAATGGGCTCAATTTCAAGCTTTGCTAGGTACCCAAGGTCAATAAGTTCACGAGCTGAAATTGAGAATAGAACCTCTCCAATTGACCCCCTGAGTGTGTACTGATCGGTGAGAGGCTTTGGCATGGTGCCAGTGAAACCATACCGGTAGGCAATGTTCTTACCATGATTGGTGATCAAATCTCCAATGGTTTTGGCCGTTGCACCGTGAGCCTCGTCAACGATTACCACATCAAACTCGGAAATCACATCCATTCTGTTCTGGAGTGATTGCCAAGTGGCAATCGTGTTCTGTGAAATTTCCTTGGATGCGCCAGTGTAAGTTGACACCTGAGTTTGTGTCAGCTTGAAAGTAGCTGCAGTCTGCTCAGCTAGATCAATGCTTGGCACAATTACCAGGGTGGTCATGCCAGACTTGTTGAACGCGTCACAGAGCGCGTTGATCATGATCGTTTTGCCAGCACCGGTGGCAGCGACAATGAACCCTGACCCATTTGTGATTGCAGCATTCACTGCTGAAACTTGATATGGCCGAAGCTTGATCTTAGGTGTCTCAATATGAGCGAACCAGTCCTCATTCACTTGAATGTTGATTGGTTTAACTGGGCGACGCTCATCATGAAAGTTCACTGTGTAACCCCAGTGATCCAAGTGATTCGCCATCTCAGGTAGCAGGCGTAGGAAAATCCTACCCTGCTTGTCAAAGAACCTGATCTTGCCGTCCCAGCGACCCAACTTTCTTGCTGGCATGAAGAATGAACCTTCAACCTCAATGCCGAACAGGTTCCACAACGACACGAAATCCTCTGGGCTTAACCCAGTTACCACTGCCCAAACCTCATCCTTTACCCAAACATCACAAACTTTCATTAGATCACCGCGTCTTCCATTTCAGCGACACGCATGCGCGTCACGTAATTCATCGACCATGCCAGCTGTTTGATTGCCTCTACGATCTCTTCGAGCGAGTTCTTTCTGAACTCAACTTCAACGATCAGCTGATTGATTTCAACGATCTGCGGTTCACCCTGTGATAGGACAGTTTGCTCCTTAACACTCAAGGCGCGCGGTGTATTCAAGTAGTTCTTCAACACAATGGCCTCACGCTTTGCCTTGATATTTCGCAACCAACTGAGTACGGAATTCGCCTCAACTGCACGTTGAGAGTAGTACACTTGGTGATGCGGTAGATCACGCAGAATCAGCTCAATCCGCTTGCCTTCAATGTTAAAAATTGGCTCTGAATTGTTGATGTCTTTGATCCAATCAACGATGTAGTTCATAATTTCGGCTGACATCTCTTCGAAATTAGAACTGAGCGCAAATAAGTTCAGTTTTCTTGACATATGGAAAATGGGTGTTGTTACAAACCAAATTGTAACAACACCCATTACGTTAGCACTTGAGTGCTGGGTTACTCAACCGTTTCTGCTTCTTCATGCAGAACTTCCTCTGATTGCAGCAACTGTGCCAGATCACGTTCCTCTTCTGCAATGAGCGGGTGAGTCATGATCTTCCTGAACAACTCGTCATCGAGGTTCTTTGACTGGAAGCTGATTGGCTCCTGACCTGGCAGCTCGAATTTCTTCCAAGCACCGGCCGATTTCACAATCCCCATCTCTTCCATCATGTCTAGGAAGCCAGAGAACTTGTTCATGCCCTTGTCGTAAGGAACCTCAACTGTCACTTGAGTGCCAAGCTTAGCAAACCGTGACTTGTAGGTTTCTACTTTCATCTTCACACCCTTCACTTCACCTTCTTCTTTCAGGCGAGTGTTCGTGATCAGGAAGATCTGAGACGCAGAGTACTTGATTGCGTTGTTCACGATCCACATACCAAGACCATTCATCAGATCAGTGTTCGGGTAAACCTGGTGTGTGACAATGAACGCCATTGGTAGACGCTTAATGCGAGAAACAAGGGTCCGTAGCATGTGCTTAGCCTGCTTCGCGCGTTGACCCTGGTCGCCCTTCTGCTCACCCTTGTCAAAGTTCACATCTTCAGTGTCTGTCAACAGCATGTCAAGTGAGTCAAGCGCAATGATCACCTTTGGTGCGTCTGGGTTATCATACCCATATGCGCTCACATACTCGTTGATGAAATCAGAAACCACAGTCACAACGTGTGAGAATGTCGTCACACCAGCGTACTGGAAGTTTTCATCATCTGTCTTCATGCCGATCCGTGACATGAACCCAGAGTCAAGAGCATGTTCAGAGTCGACAACAAACACAAAGGCGCCTTGGTCTTGTGCGTTCTTCAGGATGTTGCAGAGTAGGAACGACTTGCCTGAGCCAGAAGGACCAGCAAGACAGGTGATGCGGCCTTGTGGAATGCCATGCAAGAAAGAGCCAGAAACTGCCTTATCAACCGCGTAATTCCCAGTGCTGTACCAGAACATCGGCGGGCCAAAGGACGTGGTCACGTCTTGAATTTTCTCAAGCTTCTTTCTAAAGTTCTTTAGGAAAGCTAGTGCCATTTGGTTACCTCATTTTTGAAGCCAAAAAAGGCCGGAGATTCTCCGGCCCACTAAGCAGATTACTCGGCCTGTTCTTGTGCACGACGAATGCGTTCGCGCAGTGCGTCAGACAGCGAGCTACCACCAGTTGCAGGAGCTGCAGGAGCTGCAGGAGCTTGAACTGGCGCAGCCGCGGCCATTTGCGAAGCAGCAGGAGCCGGTGCAGGAGCAGGACCACTCATCGAAGCCAGTGCAGCAGTCAACAGGGCGTCAATAGCAGCGCGATCTGTCTTCGGCGTACGCTTTTCAGACAGGTTGTTCAGCTTGATCTTTTCAATCACATCATCAGCGATGTCAGACGGACGACCTTGGAAGGTCGAAGTCGTGTAGCTGTTTTGACCTTGACCAGTCTGAGTCTTCTCGAAGCGGAAGTTGTATCCACCCTTGAGCTCATATGGGTAACGGTCAAAGTCGTTGCGCTTGAATGCAGCTTCAATCTGCTTGAAGATTTGAGGGCCAAATTCAACAAGCTTCACCAGTTGTTCATGATCATGCTCAACTGGGCTTTCAACAACCAAACCTTGAGCGATGTAAGAACGCTTGCGATAGAAGCGCTTGCCGAGGTCTTCGTTGTAGTCAGGGCTCTTCTTGTCATAGAAGTGAGCTGACAGAGCGCAGATCGGGCATTCCTCGTCATACATGCGCAGGCATGCGACAGTCTCACGCTTCCCGTTCACAACGAGTTCGTGGGTGTAGTTTTCGACTAGGAAGTCAAGGGGGTTGGATTCATCGCCATCACGAAGGAATCGAAAGATCGTCGTGCTGTCGACTGGGGCCTTCCAGAATGGAAAAAACTGCTTCCAGTGTGCATCAGGGTTTGAGTTGGAAGGCTTGTTCTTTGCGGCAAAGGCTGCTGCGAGGTCGGCAAGGGAACGTGACATATAAAAATCTCCAAAAGTAAAACATTGTGAAACGCGCCATAGGCATTACTATTTAGCGTTTCCGGCAGAAAGCTCAATTTTATGAGCATGGAGAAATTGTAACGAGGTGGGTTCTTTGCGATAACCCACCCTTGGGTTTCACGCCATAATTGAAGTGATGTGATCAGCTTCTGACGGTGCCACAACAGAACACATCATGAACTGCTTGAACAGTGCCAGCGGTGGAATCTTCCGCTCACGAGTGTTGTTCCGTCTCTCAATGATCTGCCAGCTCACCCAAAATTCAATGGCATGCACACTGAAACCAAACTGTCTAGCGACATTGATGGTTTTGCCTCTTGCCTTCTTGGAGCAATTCGTCATGTCAACAATCACGCATGTGTTGGATTTCAACATGTGATGAAGCCGCTCTTTGAATGCCTTTTCGAACTCGTTGCTGGTAGCGTACTGCCAGGCTTTGTCGTAAAGCACTTGCCTGGTCTCACCGTTGTACACCGGCGACGCCTTGTAGTACTCAATGATATAGTCATCACGTGAGTACACGGGCACCTCCGGTGAAAAGTGCTGTTTGATGAAAGTGGTCTTTCCAGATCCAGAGGGGCCGCACATCAAAATCACTTGCTTGACAGCAGGCCCAGGCATTGGCATGATCGAGTATTTCTGCATCTCTTCGATCCAGACCTTGACTTTTTGGATCTTTTCAGCGTGATCATCACTGATCCGCCCGCAGCAATCAGCCAACAGTGAAGCCCAAAAGACATTCATTGACAAGCCAGCATCGGCCAACAGCTGATGCGCAGAGAGCATCAATCCATTCACCTTTTGCTTGTCCGTGAGACCATAAGGCAAATGGTTCTCCAAGACCCAGCGAATGGCTCTTGCTGTGGTAAGGCCAACATGCTGTTGGAGTGCAGCGCTGCCAACGTACTCATCCATGAACAGCACACCAGAAATCAGCTCGTGACCGGCATATCTGCGGTACTTGGTGCCATCTTCTCGAAACAGCACTTCCTGGGCGGCAGGTTTGCCAACATCATGGAACATGGCAATCAGCTTCACAACAAATCGCTCACGCTCAGTGAGTTCAAACGGAGACACATCCACTTGGTCAATGACCATTTGGGTATGAACAGCCACATTTGCCTCACGATGCCAAGGAGAGTCTTCAACAGTCTCTTCCATGGCTTTCCACAATTCACCGGCTTTGAACTCTGAGAAGAGCGCATCAAAAATTTCGCGCATAAAAAGGCCCTCTATTGAGGGCCTGATTATTCACTAAAGCGGATTAAAAAACGGCTTATTTCTGGGTTATGCTGAGTAGTTCTTTGTGGGAAGCCGGCACTTGACTTGCCATCCCGTGTTCATTCCATCCTTCGTACAGCGCTCCAAGACACCGTTCGGATCCTTCAGAACCAACCCTTCATCTTCAGGCTCGAGTTCCTCGAAGACCTCATCGAAGTAGTCGTAAATCAACTTTGCACGGGACACCCTGTCTGCCAGTCGATAAACGTCTCCAGTGTCCTTCCCAGGAAACCGGTGATCAAGCATCTTCTGCCGTTGTTCGAATGTGCTCCCAATCAATTGGAATGAATCACACACGATCTGATCAAAGATGTACAGCTCGTCCTTTGGGCCGCCCTTCACTTTCGAGTGCAAGAGTTCACAGACGTAAACATTCCAGCCAGGGCGCCCTTGAAAGAACTTGACGTGATCTTGTTTCGGCGTCCACATCTTGTGGTCGTCGTTGTGCCGTGTCTTGAAGATCACGTCGTCGCCGTTCGCGAAGACAACGGTACAGGTTCCATTCTTTTTCTTCTGCGCAACCCAACCACGGGCTTCGTAAAACGACAACATTGATCGTGCGATCGCGTTTGTAGGCCGAGGCGGGAAAAGGTACGAGTAGTCCGTGTACGCAGAAGTTGCTGACGGTGTGAAGCCACCATGAAATTTTGTCACAGCACTTCTTTCAAGGCGAACGCGACGATGGTTGCCGTGATTGGCGCCCACCAGCCCGAGTACCACCAAATCTTAATGCTGTTCAACGCGAGGGCACAGCCCAGCTTGAACAGCCGGATGTTTACCTTTCTGAGCTCGCGTTTCTGAAATGGTGTCATGATGGAGAAATCATAACACCATTTTGCATTCAACGTGCTAATCTTTTTTGTAACAATCGTTACAATTGTGTAATGATCTCTTTGACTCGCTCAGCTCGTTCCTGGACAGTCACTCCAGTGATCGTGTCATATGGAACATTTCCCTTGATGGTGAACGTAGAAATGGTGTTATACACTTCCATCGCGCTGGCGTAATCGGCGCGATGCGCGTCTACTTCTCGTGGAATGTGATCCATCAATGGAATCACAAACAGCAGTGAGTAAAGCTTGTCTTGATACTTGCGACATGCCACAAGATAACCTGTCAAGAAGGACTCAGCCACTTCTGGCTCTACCAATGACTTGGCAACAAGGCGCTTACACCAGAGCGCCGTGTAAGCGTAAATGTCAGCAAAGGTCCGTTCGACCAAAATGATGCTGTCACCTGGCTGCTTTAGCAACTCTGAGTCATGCAGATACTTCTGGTAAAGAATGCTTGTTTGGAACACAACCATTTTGTCCCAAGACTGAACCGCATCCTCTAACGTGCAGCCTTGTTCTTTTTGGACGGCTCTGGACACTTTGAAGTCGTCAACTACAAAATCATCTCTTAGCGCATTTAGCAAGGTACTTTTGCCGGCGCCCTGCGCACCTGAGAACCCAACAATCTTAATCATGCGTCACCTTGTTCAGGCCTCTATTTGCGATTCTGAATCTCTCAACAGCCGCGTTCAACTGGGCCAAGTCGAAAGTGCTTGAGTGAATACTCATCAACTCTAGGAATCTAAACAGTGTCAAAATTTGAACATGAAGCTCATTCAATACATGGATCTCCAAACCGGCGGCTGAAAACTCAGAGACTCCATTTTTCCACTGTTGAAGAACAATCGACATCAGCTTTGTTAGCCCTGTAATCTCTTTGATGGCAGTGTTTACATCAACGATATGGCAGGTGCTGATTGGCGTTGTCATTAATCCTTCTCTGAAGATGTCATAAGAGTCTAAGAGAAAGTTCAGCTGCTCATTGATTTCAAGAGCAGCTTCACACGCTTCTTTGATGAGTGTATTTCTGTCCACAACCGTCTCCAAGATGATTATGGACTATTTACTCGTCAGAAATCGTATGACTCATCGTCTGCGTCCTCATCATCAAAGTACGAGTCGCCAAAGTCAAAGGACTCATTCCCAACTTCAAGAACATCATTTTTGAAGATGACCCGAAGACCATCATCTGCCACAATCGTCAATGGCGCAATCGAATTCACTGCAAGTTCTTCTGGCATGATGATCACTGATCCTGAAATCAGATCAAGCTCAGTTTCTTCATCGCCATAGAACGTGCCTGGCTTCACGGCGAGCCAGCACAACTCATGTCCATCATATTCAATGATGTCACTATTGTCCTCTTCCTTGATCTCTTCCCATGTGGAGCGATCTAGAAGTTGTCGTGGATCACCAACAACATAGGTGTCAGGTTTCAGAGTTACACGAAAGCTCATTGCTTGTCCTTATAGTAATGTCCCGAAGGAACGACTCAGTGATTGAAAATTCACCGCCAAGATTGGTGAACTCTTTCGCCCAGTAACGCTGGGCGCTAACGCAGTTATCCCAATGTGGCTTTTTGTGAAAAAGCTGATAGAAAAGGTTCCTCTTCCTGAACTCTTCAAGTGCACGGACTCGTGCACTTGAATGATGCCATCACTTCTCCTGCAGCAGGTAATGATTGCTGATGGCCTTGAAGCTGAACAGCCCGTCATGCCGCTTGAAAACCAGGCCTTCGCGAACAGGATTGTTCAGTGAAGGACCATTCGCGAAGTCCAAGAGCGATTGGATATCTTCAATGCCAAGGGCCTCAAGAGTGGTATTGGAGAAGAGGATCGGAGCATGCATGACCAACTCTCTTGACACACCAGCGTCGTAGAGCTTTTCAAGCACTGCAAGACGCTGCAGTGGAGGCAGGAATTGCTGAACATCTGGCGCAAGCGCTTGAATGTTAAACACGAAGAACTGATGCACCTTCAGGTTTTCACGATTGCCTTGAATGTTCGGGCCCATCAGCTCACCTTGAACGGCGACTGCAAGTCCAGTCTTCTTCAGCGCGTCCTTCAGGCCGCTCTCATTGAACATCTTCACGAACGCGTTCTGGGCGTTCTCTTCGTTGTCCTTGAGCTCTAGATTGCGACTGCAGACACCAACATGATCTGTGCCGTCTTCATTCACATAGTACCCACCATCATTGAAGACAGTCATTGAGGAACCATCAAGCTTGATTGTGACTTCATACCAATCATTACGCGACGCTTGCGCTGGCAGCAATTTTGAAATGCTACCATCCTCATTCTTCACGAACTCGCCAGTGCTCAGCAGTCGATCAATCTCGTCTTGGGGGATATTTGAAGAATCAACCGGCACAACTTGTGGATCATAACCGAAGATTTGACGACAGAGGTTTTGGCAGCGCTCTTGATCAGTCTTCACGATGAATGACGGGAACAGACCTTCAGCTTGGCCAGCTAGCTGTGCTGGCAGAGTAGCTTCCCACTTCTTGACATCTAGAAGTGGAGCGAAGTCCGTGTCAGACAGATATTCACCATAAACCTGGTGAATCGCGCCAGGTTTAACATCAAACGACTTCGGAACAGAGTCTTTAATTTGTGGAAACGCGCTAAGCGGCAGAGCCAGCCCTTGGCTCAACTGCTTGCGAAGCCGAATGGTGCGTAGTCGATGTCCTCTGACACCCTCAAATTCTTGACTCTGTTTGTCAACCAAGAATTGCCATGCTGGGTTGCCGTCTGGAAGGAAGCTGTCAATCTCAAAGTAAACACACAGGTCATTTACTTGAAATTCACCCTTCTTCACAACCACTGTCCACCCGTCAATGACAGCAGTTTCAATTGCATCAGCCCCAGGGATTGGCAGAAGCGCGCTGATCGGTCTAACTGTTACTAGTTTTCTTTCCATTTTCTGACCTTAGAAGTACAGAAAATGTAACTTAATGGGTTTATTTGCTAAAACCCTTTTTGGGTTAAATCGTGAACCTGCTATTCGTCGGCTAATGCGTATAACGGGCGCTCACACCTCACTTAAACTTTTTGCTAATGATAATGTCAGCAGCTGTTTTGAATTCCTTAGTTCCGACTTCTGCAATTGGATCAGAGAGAACCAGAGTAGTTCCACGCAGCATCACATTCGAAGTTGAGATGTCAAGTAGAAAGGGTGAGTGCTCTTGAAGGTCCTTGACCGTGTCATAGAAGCTCTTATCAAAATCAGTCTTGATTCCAGTTTGCTCTTTGATTCTCTTATTCACAATCGCATATGTTGGAAAATCTCTTTGCACGATATTACTGAACACTCTGACCTGATCAAACAGATCAATGTTGGAAATCAAAGGTTGTAGTTTCTCAGTCTTGACAACATACAGTGTTGTCTCAAACCCCTCAGGTCTCTGAAAAATGAATGGAATCTTCTTCGCACGACTCTTGATTTTCAAGATGTGTGGATTGTCTTGGTGGTCAATGCAGTACTCCATATAATCTAACCAACCACCATCCTGTGTCCACACTCTGTACACAAAGTCTTCATTCTCAGGAATGATTACGACACTGAAAGACCCATTCTTCACGTTGATCTTCTTTTCACTTTGGAGCTTCATGAGAAGCTGCAGCAAGTCAACGCCTTGGTACTTCTTGATGCCAATGAGCTCTTGTAATAGATCTTTGACTTTCATATGAACTCCATAATGATTGGCTATTTATCTTCTATTGACGCCTGTCACCCTCGGCGACACGAGGCGACGCCGGCTCACACCGGCCAAGTGCTGTGCATAACTTATTGGCGGTGAGGTCCGGCTCACACCGGACCTCACCGGTGTCGCCGAGGCTGTGCTCATTGCTTATGGCGAACTGCCATTTGTGCCGCACTTAAGAAAGTGTCAAATTAGAAGAGTGTTCTTAGTGGTGAGGCGCACACAGAGCGCATTAGCCGACGAATAGCAGGTTCAATGGGCTCTCCAACAAGTTCTCCAACAAGTTCTCCAACAAGTTCTTCATTGGAGCAGGTGATCAGTTTTCATTGGTCATAGTCGCTCACAGTGTGCGTACACAGAGCGCATTAGCCGACGAATAGCGGGTTCAACGTGAGCCGGCGACACGAGGCGACGCCGGCTCACACCGGCCAAGTGCTGTGCATAACTTATTGGTGGTGAGGTCCGGTGTGAGCCGGACCTCACCGGTGTCGCCGAGGTGGTGCTCTATCGCTTATGGCGAACTGCACTTAAGAAAGGCGCCAAATTAGAAGGGGCTCTTTGTGTGAGGTGCACAGTGCGCTCATAGAGCGCATTAGCCGACGAATAGCGGGTTCAATGGGTTCTATGACACGGTCAAGGACCTTCAAGAGCTGACATTATCATTAGCAAAAAGTTTAAGTGAGGCGTGAGCGCCCATAGAGCGCATTAGCCGACAGATAGCGGGTTCAACGGATTCTCCAACAAGTTCTTCATTGGAGCGAGGTGACCAGTTCTTCAGGTTCTCATTGGAGTGAGGTGGTGTTCATAGTGGTGAGGCGCACACAGAGCGCATTAGCCGACGAATAGCGGGTTCAACGTGAGCCGGCGACACGAGGCGACGCCGGTGCGCTTAAAAATAGTGGCCAATAAAGATATATGTCTTGGCGAGCCTGTGTGAGCCGGGCCTCACCGGTGTCGCCGAGGCAGAATAAAAAATGGCCCTACAACTTTCGCTGTAGGGCCTAAGAGGGCCTGGCAACTGCAAAGGAGTCAGGCACTAGGAGTTCAGATCAACCTTTCAAAATCTTGAGTTTGATAAGGGGATTAGGAGTTCGCCATGGAGTACAGGGCGAGACGCTCCCACGAGTCCGGCTTGGCTTCACGGGCCTTGACCGCGTTCACCAGCGAGCGAAGGTTCAGTTCAGCGATCAGCGGATCATCACGATGATCAGACACGAACTGGAGGGCTTCACGCTTATGCTCCATCGAGAAGTTCGGCATGAACTCGTCAGACTCAATGATGACTTGCATGCGCTCGATGACTTCATCGCGGGACATGCTCACATCGGCACACATGGCACGAGAGCGAATGGCTTGCGGCACCTTGTACTTCGGAAGGTTCGAGATGAAGATCACGCCGCCAGTGAACTCGAAGCTGCGCGGCAGGTCATCATCACCCATCATCGATTCGGCATTCCACGACACGATTCGAACATCGTAGCTGTCAAGGGCAGCCTTGAGCACGTTCACCGCGTTCGCATCCTTCAAGATGGAGTCACAGTCGTCAAACACAACGATCTGGTTCCGATACTCGTACAGCGTGCGGTACAGACCCTTCGCGGTGGAGTACCCCTTGATGACCTTGTAGCCGCGGAAGCCATCGAACGAAGAGCCGATTTCCTTGGCACCGAGGTACTTGTCGGTGTCTTCCAGGCCGCAGGCTCGCAGCGTGCGCATCACCGTGAATGACTTGCCGAGACCGCCTTCACCGGTCACGATCGTTGATGCGAGTTGCTTTTCAGCGACCATCTCGACGTAGTCAGTCATGATCGCGAAGCGCTCGTTGATCGGGAATTCATCATCCAGACTGCGCAGTGGCTCCGGAGCCAACTCATCATCGGAGTTCATCGTGCCGTTCACAACGTTCGACAGCGCAGTCGACGCTTGCAGGACTTCGATCTTGTCGATACCGAGGTTCTTGGCCTTCTGGCTGAAGCCGCCTTCGATCACACGACGGAGGTAGTCGACGCCACCAGAGAAGTTCCGGTTCGAAGCGATCACTCGGCCACCAAAGGTGGCTTCCCAGCGGGCTTGACTCGGATTCCAAGAAACTTGAGCAACTGCCATGTTGAACACTCCTAGTATTTGGCGTTGTTTGTTGATGTTGGAACTATAACATGATTTTTTCTGGTGAACACCAGAAAGTGTAACGACCTGATCAGGCCGAACACGGTCGTTACATTTTCAGTACAATAAATACTTGCCGCGAAACTATTGGCGGCACATGATCACGTATTCTTTAGATGAGATTGCTGATCAGTACAAGGACTACCTAAGCACAGTACTGATTGACATGATCACTGATTTTTCAAAACACCAGGATAACACCTACTCAGTCTATGAGCTGTCCATTGATGTGGATGGACAGGTGTTTTGGTACATTGGGCAGACGCGCTCGCCTGCAACACGGGCGAGCAAGCACAAGTCTGCACTGAAGCAAGCACGTGTGTCAACAAAGGTAGGAATCTCAAGGCTTTACACACCGGAGATTCTTGGCAACGCAAAGAGGATAACGTTGTGCTTCACGATTCTCTTCTCAGGCCTATCAAGAGAAGAGATACACCAGGTGGAGAAAAAGGTCGCCAGTGATTACACTGCGACCTTTGGTGCCGAGGCTGTTCTTGTCAGGCCTTAGTGGCTTTCAGTTCCTGAAAGAAAGAGGTGAACTCAAAAGATAAGTTTCTCAGTAGCGCTCTGATATCGTCGGCCGACAGCTCTAATTCTGGGCTGATGATCCGACCGCTATTGTAGGGCATTGACATACCGAGAAATTCTCTTGCCTCTGCCAATGACTGATAGATGGTAAGCAGCTGTTCAACGTCTTTTCGCTTTGGCGGTTCGATTTGACGTCTTGAGGTAAGAACTGTTGACACGTCATTTCTCCTTATTTTGTCGGCAACACGCCACGGGTCACGGGTACGCTCGCTGGTGTTTTTGATTCATGCGAAAATGGGGGCAATTGCCCCCATTACTCTTCGTCGAAGAAGGAATCGTCGTAATCACCAACCCAGCCAACGCTGAGGCACGGTGCATTCGGCAGCAATTGCATGAACTGCAAGAGCTGCGCTTGTTCGAGCGGTGTCAAATCGACCGGGTCGACCGGGCCGAAGTTGCTCAAGAACGCTGAGACTTCATTCTTGCCACTGAACCCGGGACCAGAAAAGAAAATTTCTCCCTGGTAGGACTTCGTGACCACTGCATACTCGTTCAGTGCACCATGTAGATACACTTGACCGACCGACACAATAGGACTTCTCGCCACCGTATCACTCCTCGCGTTTGTATTTGTTGAGGCGATTTTAGGCCGAAGTTATAGTCCTGTACAACACAATTTTTGTGTTCGTTCGGGTTACACAAAAATGCTAGAACCCAATTTGTCGGTGGCCGTGTATGTTAGTGGACGCGGGAAGACGTAAGTGGCCGGCGAGCCATACTGCGTGTTATCAACAATGGTGTTCCACGTCACGTTCAATGTTCCAGTCGTTAAACCGCCAGCAGTCACGTCAACAAATAGCTGCACATATGGAAGATTGCTAGCAGATGAGATGAGACCACGAACAGTGATTGCTGCTGTACCAACTGAGATGCTGAACAAAGTCGTGCTTGACGTTGACAGTGACTCAAAACCACCAGAGACAGGTTCAACTGAAAGGCTTGGAGTTGTTGATGGGGTCATCACAAATAGCTCATCCATTGTGAGTCTAAAGCGACCGTAAGATGACAGCAAGTTCCGCAGCGCGGTGTCAGCAGCAGTTGATGTTCCAGAGTGAGCTAGCAAGATCTCAATTGCCTGACCCGCGGTGAAGAAGTTCTTTGCCTCTGGATTCAAGACATTGAACCTGAACGAGAGACCATGTGTGACTGAAGAGGCTAGTTGTGAGCCTGTCACAGCGGCGTTAAACGCCGCTTGCTGAACAACTGACACTTCACTGTTGAATGTGGTGTTCGTGCCTGAAGCGCCAAGCATGCCCTTCAGCACATACCTGTTCTGGAGTGCTGATTGCAGCGCGTTCGCTGTTTCTTGATAGGTGCGAAGCATTGTTGCAGTTGACAGCGTGTTGTTCGCATACCTTGCGCTTGGCAAGTTGATTGTTGTGTCAACAGCTTGCTTGTCTGACACAAATGGAGTGTTTGAGATGCTTGACACAAGTGAAGATGGAAGCTCAAGACGTGCCAGAGCATATCTAGCAGCAGCCAATAGACGATCCCAATCATATGACGTTGGTTGAACTGTCAAATCACCATATGCTCCATTCACAAACACATTCGAGTCAGTGATTGTTGATGCGACGGTTTCAAGTGACGCAGTCAGAGACTTCAGTGGTGACAGGTACGTAATGTTCTTGCCAATGGCGTTCGCGCCACCCGCGCCACCTTCCAGAGTTGGGCTTCCAATGAATGAGTACACCATGTCAAAGATGTAGTTATACTCATCACGACCGCCAACAACATTTGGTGTAGGGTACAGCTGCTCCCATCCACCAATCTTGCCATTTGCAATAGACGATTCAGAGAATTGATGGATCTTTGAAAGGCTGATGCCAGATGGCCATACTGTAGTTGATGATAGTCCGTAAGACGTGCTGCCGGATGTGGCCGGGTCAACACTCGTTACTGTTGCAAGCCCAATGGCATACATTGTGTTGTCTGGAGTGAATGTGACAAAGCCAGCGTTGTTGTCGTACAGCCACGTACCGTCTGCCAACTCATATGCGATCACAACATTAACTGTTCCAGCTCCGATTGAGAAGCCGTTTGCGCTGTAAACAAGTATTCCATTCGAAACAGGATAAGAGCTGTACAGAATACCACGTGGAATTGTGACAGCTGTTCCGTTGATTAGTACACTTCCATCAACGTCAGCGGAAACACCAGCGCTGAACCCGTGCAAATATCCTTCACCTGGATTCATGTTTGTGAAGCTATCATAGTTGTTCTTCACGGCTAGTGTAGTGCTAACTGCTGTTGGGTAATACCCAGTGCTCGTCCATGTCTGCTCTGGAAAGCGACCAAGACCTGTGTACACGTACATGATTCCAGAGTTCGTGCCAGTGACATTGAACCAGAGGTCGCCAATTGCTGGTGAAGTTGGCGCGGTGCTTCCAACTTGTACGAAGCTCATTCCCTTCCAGATCGTATCAGTTGAAGTCGCAGTTGGTGTGTCTGTGCAAAGCTTCAGGACCTTGGCATCAGTGTCATACCACAGTTGACCAACAGTTGGATAGCTTGGTGATGATGGGCCTGCAAAGTTTTCAAGCAGCTTCAAAAGGTTTTGCTGCTGCACGACACCGTAGTTTGGGGCGCCGCGGCCCGTCAAGCTGATAGAAGCTGCATTTGACACAGTTCCAGCAGTTGGCACTGTGATGCTGTTCTGCTTCTGAATGTATGGAAGGCCCGGTGAGGTCCAAGAAAGAGTATAAGCCATGAGTTCTCCGTTCCGCTAGCTGAAACAATTGCTGGTGCTAGCTATCAAGATCCAGCAGGCTTATTTAGTCGATCCATCAGAATGGCCTCGATCTCAGCAATTCCATGTCTCAGCGGAATTGCATACATTTGATTCGCCCCAGCGATGTAAAGCCTGTTCATCAAGGCGGCCTTGACTTTCAGAAGCGCCATGTCGTCAAGTGCAGCCCATGTTGAATGTGGTGGAATTGCTGATGTCTCTGTGTCAACCCAAGTTGTGGTCATTGTGATTTCCAAGTTGTCTTACTGTATCTACAACGCACGGTTGTAAATAAAAACATACAACAACTCAGTAGCCCAAAATGAAACTACTACAGCTAATCGAAAATGAAGTTACGTTTGGTGCACCAACGCATACAAACATGTTGCTTGATCTAACCCTCAAAGAGGTTGTTGATGCTGGTGGGGTAACTAACAACTACCAGATACTAGCAATTGCACGAGTAGCTGGGTTTTTCAAAAATGGGCTAAAGAGCGCAGATCTGAATCTGAATGGTCCTGTCACGTACGGTGACGAGAGCACTACAGAAGCATCAAGAGCTGCAATCGAAGCTCTATCAGGTCCTGAGCAAGCACGCCTGGCGCAATATTTGCTAGACTGCATTGCTGCTGGTGAATCAATGCTTCACCACTCTTGCAACAACACGGCGGAATGGATCCGCTTCGTGCTTCAAAAGCAAGACTAAGGTTCTCCAGCGTTGCTGTTGGTTCGCAACGCTGTTCTTGAAACTGGTATGGGCCTACTCCTACAATACGGTGTCAACAAATTGGTTGCACAACACAGCACTACGGCCCCGCTGCCAGGTCGTGCGTTTTCAAACGCATCTTTGCAACACCCATTCTGTAGGAGAATCACATGGGTAGAAGGCTCGCAAACACAGCGCAAAAGTATCCTCAACCAATTAATCCTGAAGGAGAAAAAGTCATCAAGCTGAAATTCAAACCTCAAGCAAAGACCTTTGCACAGTCACAGTATCTAGAGTCACTGCGTGAGCAGCCACTCACAATCGGTGTCGGTCCCGCTGGTACAGGAAAATCATTCCTGGCCATGGCAGTGGCACTTGAAAAGCTGTTGAGCAAAGAAGTGTCAAAGATTGTTATCACACGCCCAGTGTGTGAGGCTGGAGAAAGTCTTGGTTTTCTCCCAGGCACCTTCGAAGAGAAGATTGCCCCTTACCTCAAACCTTTGCTTGACGCCATGGAAGACTTAATCGGTCCTACCATGACAAAGAAGATGCTTGATGGTGGGTTGGTTGAGTTCGCGCCGCTGGCCTACATGCGGGGTAGAACGTTCAACAACAGTTTTGTGATTCTTGATGAAGCCCAAAACACAACAGTTGAACAGATCAAGCTGTTTGTCACTCGTATCGGCGAGTACTCACAGTTCGTGATCAATGGTGACTCATCTCAGAGTGATCTGATTCGAGTCCAAGAGAACGGCTTAGACTACATCGTGAGACGTTTGGCTGGGAAGTCAAACAAGATCAACGTAGTTCAATTCATGACCAGTGACGTTCAGCGTTCAGAAATCGTGAAGACGATTCTGCTGCATCTCGATGGTCCAGATGAACGAGTAGTTCGCCGTGCCGCCTAACACACCCCGGTTGCACCAAACGTAAAACGGTGTAAGGCAAAACGAGAGAGGGACCCTAGGGTCCCTCTCTTCATTTCGGTGGCACGGCGTGCGGATCTCGCTTCACGTGAGAGATGAAATTTAATCCACCTCTGTTATCAGGCGCGGATGGCACCGGATATTTTTTACCACCTGGCGAAATCAACTTCGCGTGCCGCTTGGCATCTCGATTGTCAAATGTCCACCTGTGTGATAAGAGTAGCAAACAGTAGTCTGCTACAGCTGCGTTATCAGATATTTGACTACGCCGCATTGAGGAGTTCCTCGCTCTGGGCAGACACTAGGCGCTGCCCCTTCTGGGTGATCCAGACATTGTCGCCTGGGACGAAACGAAAATTCACACCAAGATCAGTTTTGACACGTTGTGTTTTGGTGATTGTGGCGATCTTGCCACAACGCTCACGCTTGCCGAGAAACTCGGCATCGACAGCCATACCAACTTGAATTTGCATTTACTTGAATTGTTCTTTGAGGAAAGTGACGAGTTCAGCTTGATTGCTGAAACGCGGTGAAGATCATGTTCAATTCACGCCCGTTTGAGAACAGCGCGTAGCTCATGCTCGTCTCCGCTTCATCCAGTCATAGGTGTCGCCGTTCGGCAGCTTGCCATTTTCAACAGCACCGAAAGTTGACGCCCCCACCATACCAGACGGTTCAAACGACTGTGTCACGTGAAGCATGCCGTCTTGTTTCAGTTGCTTGATGATGTCCAACGTCTGAAGCAATTCAGACTCTGGTAGGAAGCTTACGTGGGGTGCCCCTTCAGGAGAACACCAAAAAATTGCGATTTTGTCCATGATGTGGCATTGTATGCCTTAAACATGAACCCAAAATCGCAATTTTGGGGTTCAGGATATTGAGAATGGAACTGGCAAGCTAGACTCATCCATCGGAACAAGTTGATCCTGTTCCGGATCAAGATACTCGTTCACTGTTCTGAACGCCTTGTCGTTGTACTCACTTAGCCGCTTCAACAGGCGAGTGATACCAACCGTCGCCATGACGCAGTCGTCAGTTGCACCAGACTTTGCTTCGTACCCACCACCCTTTGAAACGAATTCCTTGAGCTCTGCGATCAAGTCCTCTGAGTTCAGTTTAAAGCCACTTGTTGTCTTCTCAACAAGCGTTTTTAGCTGCAGACATGAGAGCACCTTCTGTTTGCCGGTTGTGTACAAACCAAACTTCATTGGGTGATCACTTAGCAACTCAGCCTCGTCAACACGCTTGTCATCGTTGCAGTACAGAGCTGCAATTGCCTCACCAAGCCCGTTGCGTTCAAAGGTCCACAGAATCTCAGCACTACCGCCAACAGTCTTTCTTGCTAAGAACTTCAATACCCACTGTAGCTTCGCGTATAGCAATGGAATGTTGATTTCGTTCGATCTGAATTCTCCAACCTGCTCCATGGTGTTGAACTCGAAAATCTCAATCACGGAGAAGTCTTTGCCAGTTCCTGACGCTGGATCCATTGCCACCATGAAGATGTTGTTAGGACCGCATAGCAGCTCTTCAGGCCACCAGAACTTGAAACCCATTGACGCGAAGATTGGTGGCTTCCAACGGAGACTTTGTAGAACAATTGAGGAAACCAACAGTGCGTCACTTGACAAGAACTCACAGTCTAGCTCTTGACGCGCGCGAAGCTCACCAAGCTTGCCAACCATTTCCTTGTAGTACGCTTCTCCGCGATCCGGGTGTTGCCACCACAAGAATCTCAATGGAACAAAGTTGTTCTGTTTCGAATTTGCAGCACGCCATAACTGAGCAAACAGATCTGAGTCGCCATTTGGAGTCGATGAAATGATGAACTTACCACCAGTTGAGAGTGCAGGTGTCAGTGACCCCCACATTTCATCCTGAATGCGGCGTGGAATGAACGCAATTTCGTCTAGGAAGATGATAGCTGGAGAGCTACCACGACCAGTTTTATCAGACGTTGCTTCACAAATGATGACTGATTTGTTGTCAAATTCAATTGACGTGCGATTGTAGAACGTGCAACCAGCTTTCAACCACATTGGTAGTTCTTCATAAGCGAACTTGATACGTGATTGAATTTCAACTGCATGTGACATTGCCTTAGAAGCAATCACACAGCGCTTTGCCTTGTGGAACAGCGCGAACCAAAGAATGTACATTGCCGCCACGGTTGTTTTACCCATCTGGCGTGAACACAATAGCAATGTGTCTTTGTTTTCATGAATTGCACGAACCATTTCTATCTGATACTCGTACAGATCAAATGGAACAGCACCCTTAGTAGGGTGCTGAACCTTGACGTACTTCGTCATGAAGTAGATTGGGTCTTGTGTGCACTTCTGTAACTCTTGCACCTTTTCAAGGTCGTATTCGCACGTGTCGTGCGCTCTTTTCAAGTTTGGATTTCTAGCCATTACAGCTCCATGTTACGTTTTGCTGTTTATCTCCTTTAACAGACTTTCAGCAATACCAGCTTTCACTAGCTCAGAGTGCTCACCACCGTACCTTTCGGCCTGGTCATGAACCATTTTGTGAAGTGCTTTCAAGGCCTTTTCAATCTCAGGAATTGTGTAAGGTCTATTTTTAGGCATTGGGGATAGCCTAGTGAACTTCACTGAAGACTTTTTGAATGCAGATGGGGAGCTCATCTCAGATTCTTGATTTTGTAAGCAACGCGCTGAACTTCACCCTGAAGCTCTTCATACTTGTTGATAAACCAGCCATCCTGAACCATGTGTGATTTGAATGCCTCTAATGAACGGCTGAGTTCAATGATGAATTGCTCAGGGTTCATTGTGAACTGAATAGTGGATTCAGGAACCTTCAGATCACCGTACTTTCCCATGTACATCTCGGCGAGTTCATCTGCTAGGTCAATGAGTGTTTCGTACAGATCACCGAGCGCCATATGAACAGAGAATGACTTTGTCCCCCAATGTAACTTGTGAGTTACATCACGCGCCTTGAACAACATGGCTAGCAGTTCATTGATCTCATCGTCCTGAATGCTTTCCTTCAGACCAAGCATCTTTTTCGTGATGCCTGCGACAAGCGCATAATTCTCTTCACCATACTCTTTAGCAACGATGTCCTTTGCCTTGCGCCACATCTTTTCAGCTCGTGGAATTGATTTACCAGATTTTTTAGCAAGGCTCTTAATTAGAGGTGTTGGCATGATTTAGTCTCCTAAGCTATTTAGGCTTGCAGTATCAACTTCATCATGATAGTCAAGAGACTTTGGGTTGTTGTAAACTTGTCCAGTGTCATCATGGCCCCAGTGTCGTGTATGTCTCATTCTGATCGTTCATTTCGATTCTGACGAACCGACGACCGATGGCTCTGAACAGTCTGATAACCCACTTACCAGCTGCAGAGTCAAGAAACTCCTTATGCAGCTCTCTTCCGGTGTCAAGGACCTGTTCTTCTTGATCATGAGAAACAGGTACCATCTTGTCAACAGTGGTGCCAAGTAGCTCTGCTGCAATCTTGCGTGCGTCATCAGAAATGCTTTCAGCCAGCTTATGATCAACTTTCGATGTATCACCGTGCGGTCTCTTTTGCTTGATCTTCATATCAACCACGCCAAGATCAAGCTCCTTTTCATCATCAGCCGCAACTGAAGCGCGCTGTGTCAAGTGCTTCTTTGACATTGGGCGCGTTAGCTCTTTAGCCTCAATCAAAGAGCACAGGGTCGTGAATTTAGTCATTATCTATCCTAAGGTCATAGACCTATTTACTTGATTTCTTTCTTAGTTCCATCAACGTCAATCATCCTCAAGATCTCTTCTCTTGTCGCAACAACTGTGTTGTTAGTGATCTTTGTGGATCCCATGCCTGGAATGAATGTGTTTGCGCGCTTGCGATCGGTCTTTACTCGCGCCTTTGACGTTGCGGCGGCCAATGCAATGTTCAAGAACGTAGCCGCAACTTCAGCGTTTCTAGCTGCATATCGAGGCTCAATGATTTCGGTGTAAGACATTTGATTCTGAAAGGTCTTTTTGGCTTCGTTATAGACTTCATCAAGCTTTCGATCAGTTTCGATGTCGTCTTCATCACGGACGTATGGTGCAGGCTCTTGTGGCGTTGTTGCAGGCAATGCTGACTCTGGCACCATCTCATAGTCATCAAAACCATTGTGCTCTGATTCAATGTTGAACACTTCATCAAGTGGTTTTACAAAGTTTGACATGCTAGTCTCCAATGTGTTTCTTAGCAGCAGCTAGTTTTTCCTTGCCAATCGTTTCTACGTCGGTTTGGTTCTTTAGGATTCACGTAGCATTTTTGACTCTAGAAAGTATCGACTATTTAGCGGCACATGAAACACAGGGTTATGTTTCACATTCACCGGGTTTTAAAGAGAGTCCGCTCTGTAATGACACGGAAAGTGAAGCCATTACTCTGGGCAAAATCTGAAGCTGCCTTCCATTTTGCCGTATTCACCAGCAATGCTAACTTGTCTTGATCACTAGCTTTTGGTGTCAATACGGTTTCTTTGTATGGCTTGATTTCGATGATTTCCTTTTTGACCCCACCACTTTTGTCACGATAAACCACGAACGCATCTGGATAGTACTGATGGACCTTGTTATCCAATGGTGACAAGTACGGAATTGAGAACTCTTCACTGGCCCAACGGAGTACAGCTGGAGTTGTGTCAAAGTACTTGAACAGGGTGAACTCCCAACTTGACCTGCCATAGATCTTTGATGGATCGCCGATGTACTTCTCTGGGTGTTTTGGAATGAACCGCCCCTTCATTGTTGATCGTGGTCTGGCATTACCATTTGTCTTAGCCATTATGATTCCTCAATAGATGGTTGATCAGTTCCGTACGTACCAGTTGATGAGGTGTACGTCGCTTGCAATGCATTCGCATTCTGCTGAGTAGTGTCATCAGTTACGAGCGCGCGAGATGGTCTTGCAAATGCCTGTGAAATAGAAGAGACTGTTGATGATGCCAGGTTCCCAACTGAAGCCCTAGTGATTTGCTCTACCTTCCCAGAAAGCGTATCGGCTACAATTCCTAATCCAGGCACCTGTTTAACATACCTTCCAACTGTTGAGCTCACGATCTTCTGAGCAGCACGAGCTGCTGAATTCGAAATCAATTGGGTATATGGATTTGCATTACCTGATGAAGCACCAGTGTTTGACGATGGTGCCAAATCACCAGGCGCATCCTTCCATGTCGGCATCTTCTTTGCATCATCAATGGCCTGCATGTTCCGCGCTGGTGTCATTGCCATGAAGTCATAGTCAAACGACATGGTGAAGACGTTCATGTCACTTGAGTCATGAGACATTTCATCAAGATCAAAAGACACCACGCGTGGATTGATGAAGAAGAACGCGACTTCCTTAACGGCGTTCCCAAGACCAGTTTGCGCAGGGTTCACGAACACCTGTGAAATCTTGATCGCTTGGATGATGTTACCAACGTCAGTGTTTATCACACCACGTGATGCAAAGTCCTGTGCAACGTTAGCTGAAGCAATGCTGTCGGTGAACACCATACCATTACCAGATGTGTAAGCTGCATATGCCTCAGAAATGTTAAATCCGGCATTCGCAGATCTTCTTGTGATTGGCGAGTGCACCATCATCATGAAACGGAAGAACTCATACACGTTGTTCCCAACGTCATCAATAAATGTCAAGTTCAATTCCTTGTGTTTGATTGACTTCAGCACCCTTGTCTTTTGGTTGTACATGTTCACTTCTTCATATTCAAAGTCGACCTTTGGACGGTCGACCTGCTTCACCATGAAGACGAAGTTCCGATCAATCTTGTTTGCTGTCAGAAAGTGTTGCACGTCTGGTGTCTGCTTGAACAAGAACTCAACCCTGAAGAGAAACTTGAACTTGCCTCTGAACTGGGAGTTCACCGCTGAAGCCGCATAAGAGGTGGCGTGCCACGTCCCATCGTTTCTGTTTACCTTCGTTGACGAGTTCCCGATGTTTCCAATAGCACTTGCAATTGGATTACCGGCAAAGTCTTGCACGGCCTGGCCAAAGATAGTTGTTGCGGTTTGCTCAGCGTTGATACCGGCTGATTTGAGAAGATTTGAAATGTCAGCCATTGGCTTTCCCTTGAACCCTTATTCTGTATTTATGGATGTTCAAAGAGGTCTGCCATTCAAACCGATGGTCGCGTGATGTTCCCATCACAGCTCAGGGTCAGACAATTCGTGCGTTCATGTGAACGAAACCAGGACAACAACATTCCCGGCTTTGTGCGTCCTTTAGGTGCACAAAAGCACAGCCTCGGCGACACCGGTGAGGCCGAGTGCGCACCGAACAAATAAACTGCAGAGCATAACACACGAGGGGCCCTAGGGCCCCTCGTGTCATTTCGTGTCGCTCTTTTTGTATTCACCACGCGTCAAGCGTACTGGATGAGTTCCTTCCAGTTTGGTACACCTGAACGAACAATGTTCAACCCCTTGATGAATTCACGCATTGTGACAGCAGTGATTTCACCCTTACCGTGCATCTCTAGCAAGTGATCAAGCAGTGCCTGTTTCTTGTCAAGTGAAACATCGTTACCACCAAGTGTTGGGAGGATGTTTCTCATACGTTGCAGAATTTCAGCTGGCGTCAAGTCCATGTTGATCTTAGCTGAACGTGACATGATTGCGGTGTCGAACTGATCCTTGCGGAGGTTTGAGATGAAGATCACTCGGCCAGTGAAGTCAAACATTGATGGGTATCTAGCGTTAGCTGGGTTCTCTTCAATTTCGGCGTCAACCTTATCATTGAACTCTTCACGTTCTTTGTCAGACATGCGTGACACGTTCACGGTATCGCGTGAAGCCCATGCAATTTCACGAACGTCTGATGTGTCTAGCGCAGCCTTCAAAATGTTGGTAGCGTCTTGGTTACCCCACATGCTGTCCAAGTCATCAAAGATCACCAGGCCGTTCTTACGGTACATGAACAGCGTCTTGTAGATTTCAGCCGCCGTTGCCTTACCAGACAACTTCACGTAATCGCTTCCCTTGCTGAGCCCGGCATCATTGACCACATTCATGATCGTGAAGGTCTTACCAGTACCTGGGCCACCGTAAATCAGCAGTGAGCGAAGTGAGCCCTTGCAAGCCATCTGAACTAGCTGAGCCATGTGGCCGTACAGTGTTTCAGGGTCACGCAGCTCTTCCTCTGAAGGAGGCGCCTTCAGAGTTGTTTGAAGCTGCTTGTACAAGGCTTGTGCTTCAGGTGTGTCAGCAGAAATGAACTTCTTCGTATCAGGGTCTTGCGCGGTGACCTTGATGTACATGATTGGCGCTTTCTTCTTTGACGCCGCATCATTGACGTCAGATTCAGTTTCTTTTCCTGAACTGATATCCTGAACTGAGCCTGGCTTGGTGTTCCACTTACCACGGCCAATCTTCTGATCACGAATGTATGCTGGAATCAGCACATCGTTTTCATTGGCCACTGACTTGATCTGGTCCCATGTAGCAGACTCTGCGTCGGCCTTACCAACAGACTTAACCATCATCTGATAGAATGAGTCAGCGTCAACACGCTTGGCCATTTCATCAAGTTGTTCAATGCCTTCTGTGACCGCTGCTGTCTTCACCTCGATCTTACCAACCTTTGGATTCTTGATCATGCTTGCAATCTCCTTGATTGCACCGATCACATCCTCAGCTGCAAGTTCCTCAACATGAATCACGAAGTTAGGGCCATTGAATGGGTGGTAATTCGTCCAGACATCAATCCCAAGAATCTTACCGGCACGCGCTCTAATCCGAAATGCTCTGTTCGTGGCAAAGAAAAACAGATAGCCGACTGAGGCGCCTGGAAGTTGTTCTACGCCCTTCTTACCACCATAACGGTAAATCGGACCACCAAGTAGCTTTGGCGCTCTGCGCTCAAAGACTTTGATGATACGCTCAAGGTCAGCTTCACTGAATTGCGCTTCAATGAGATATTCTAAGAAGTTCATAGTTCTGTGTTTTCTTAATGCTGAAAAATGGCGAGATTTCTCTCGCCATTTTTTGCCTATTTACTGTGTCAGCGCGCCACCTAGAGAAGTGCCATAGCCCTTACCGTTGTCAACCTTGTGGGCATGATCATAACGGATTGACATTTGAATCTTCATAACTTCACTGTTGTCATAAGACATCTCACCGAATTGGGCGCTCTTAATCCAAGCACCTTCAATGTACCATGTCTCAACAACACCCTCGTCACCATCAAGTAGCTCAAGGATCAAACCGAACTTGTAGTCTGAACCGGTAGCCGCAGCATTCAGCCAACGGCCATCTAGATCAACACCAATCAGGCGTTGTTGTGTCTCAAGCTGTGCAGTGATAACTGCTGATGCAAGACCTGTGATGTCATCTTCAACGGTCATTGGCATTTCATTGAAGTGGTGTTTCGTTGCCACATACGCTGTTGAGTTGTAGCGATGCTGTTCGGCTTCGTCCCATTCAATGTTTGGGCGTTCAACCTGAATTGCTTGCATTGTCAAGTCACGTGAGTTCACGCCTGACACTAGACGACCAATATTCTGGAAAGTGACGCGCCATCTGTGGGACAGCCTTGGTGCAAAGATACCATTGCCGCCGCCCGGAATGCCAAAATTACTTAGGTTTGCCATAAATATTCTCCATGTTAGAATTTGGCTTTAGCTATTTAGAGAGTACCCATGAAATCCTACAAAAACCTCGCAGAAGAACTGTTTTTCACAAACGGCACATTTGATTCTAGGAAGGCAAGATGGAATGCCAATAAGGCACCATGGTTGTCTGAGCTTAGTGGAAGTAGCGTGTCAGAGAAGATCTGGAATTTATTTCACACACGCCCACTATGCGCATGCGGAAATCTAACCAAGTATTGGGATTTTACCCATGGATATAGATCAAATTGTTCTAAGTCTTGTGGGCAATCCTCAAGTGTGACAATCTCAAAAAGAAAAGAAACACTTGAGCGGAAATATGGAACAGATAATTTGTGGTCTAACGAGGATTTCAGACGAGCTGTTTCTGAAAAAATGGCCAAGTCAAAAACAGCTAAGGCGCTTAGTAGGAAAATTGAAGAAGCAAAAAGCCGTGGATTCATATTGATAACAGAAGCACCAACTAAAGCCAGTGATATTGTTAAGTGGAAGCACATTTGTGGTGTTGAATTTGAACGCCCATTCCAAAAAACAAAATACATAGCTTGTCCAAAATGCTCAGTATCAAATATTCAGGGGTTGGTTTTTAAGGCAGCTCAAGAAGTAGACGATACAGTGATTTCAAATTATCGTCAAGGACTTAATGACAGGAGAGAAATAGATATTTTTTCTCCTAAAGCTAACATTGGCTTTGAGGTAAACGGCTCACACTGGCATCAAGATCAAACGCGAGATTTAGACAAAATCCAAGATGCCAAAGTGAATGGCATCAAGGTAGTCACAATTCAAGACGTTGAGTTGATTACAAATGAGCAGGCGGTGTTATCTCGGGTGCAGTCACTGTTGATGAAAAAAGAGAGGATCTATGCCAGAAAGTGTTCAGTTCTTCTTGGCACCACTGCATCTTTGGTAGCTCATGAATTTTTGACAAAGTACCATACACAAGGCTATGTCAGAGGCACTAGCATCTGCTTGACCCTTAATGGGCAGGTTCTAGCTGTGATGACTGTTGGCAAAAGCAGATTTGGCAAAGACAAAGTGCTAGAAATCTATCGATGGTGTGTGAAGCCAGGAATCACTATTATTGGTGGATTTCAAAAATGCTTTTCACACTTTAATGTACAGGAATGCATCACTTACTGTGACGCTAGATGGTCACCAGATCCAACAGACACAATTTATCATAGAGCTGGTTTTACTTTAGTTGGTAAGACTAAGCCAGGCTACGTGTGGAAACGCGGAAACATTGTGTTGTCACGCGGCGAAACACAAAAGCAAAAACTGCTTCAGCAATATCCAGAGTTTGACATGGATATGACTGAAGATCAGATAATGACATCACTTGGGTTTGAAAAAGTCTTGAACTATGGGAATTGGATATTCAAAAAATAAGGGCGCCAATGGCGCCCTTATTTTAGCTGATTAGATTATCAGTTTCCAGTAATGTTGTCACCAGTGCTGACAACGTTGATTGGGATGTAGATGAATTCAGCCGCTTTTGTTGGCTTAATTGCAACGTCCAACCACATTTCACCGTTATCAATTCTCGTTGGTGTGTTGTTTGACTCATCGCACTTGGTTGCAAACTCATAGATGCCGCGTAGTGACAGAATGTTGTTCAAAATGTCATCTGCCGCGGCCTTAAGGTTTGCACGAGTAATGGCATCATTTGGCTCGAAGGTAAATGGGAATGCACCTTCGCGAAGCGCCTTACGCAAGTAGCAAAGCAGACGGACCACATTCACGCGGTCAAGAGCTGATGAAGCAGCTGCTGAAGTCTTCTGCCCCCAAACAATGATTCCCTGACCAGGGAAGTACACGATAGGATTGATGTTCTTAAATGACTCATACAGAGAATCACGCTGTCCTTGGTTCAGATTAGTCTCAACAAAGGTGGTTGCGGTTCCAAGAGTTCCAGAAACATAACCAACTGACGTGATACCAGTGACTGAGCCACGAGCAACACCAGCTGGTGCAAACCAAACGTAAGATTGGTTGTCGCTGTTTGCATAGGTGCGGAGCGCAATTCCAGAAGGAGCGCACACGACATTTCTACCATCGTAGTTTGAGCACAAGCCCCATGGGTAGTAGTAAGCAACGCTTGTGCTTGATGTACGTGAAGAAGTCAGCGCCCATTCAGAAACCTGAGCTGGAGTCTTATTCACTGGAGTGTCAGCAATTACGAAAGCCTCGTACTTCACATCGGCCGCAAGAGCAACCATTTCATCAGCACACTCGTAATAGCCAGGGCACAGAATCAGATTGAACTCGTAAAGTTCTGATCTGATTTCTTGATTGCTGTTGATGGCAGCTTGGAGAGCCGTCACAATTGCAACGCGCTTAGCTGCGTCATTAGCACCTAGTGGAGTATCAATTGTCACGGAGGCAACATTGATTGTGAACTCATCACCAGCATTAAATGGGGTTGTGCCAGCAACGATAGTGAAGTTCACGCGGTTATTGTCATATGGGGAACCAACGACACCTGGGGCCGACACGCCAGACACTGTACCTGACACATTGAACGCAGTTCCAGATGTGAATGTAATAGTGATGGTTTCAGGCACAGCCAGCGTATCAACCTTCAGGCTCGACATTGTGCCATTGCCGATGTTACCAACGCCAGCAATTGGATGATATGCTAGAACAAAGGAGAACGCGTCATCAGCAGCAAAGTGCGTTGAACCAGCATTGATGGTGAAGTTCACTTTGGTTGAGGTGAATGGTGTTCCAACCACACCAGATCCAATGTAACCTGACACAGAACCAGTTACGGCAAATGTAGTGCTTGTTGTGAAGGTGATCGTGATGGTTTGTGGCTTGACAGTGTTATCAACGGCAGTGATGTTCATCAGCACCCCGTCACCATCACCGTTGTACTCAACGGTGCCTGGAACAACAGCTGGAACACCGAGGCTGATGAAAGTCTCAGACTCATCAGTTGTGTCGATGTCAGCGCGAATGACGTAAGCGCGATTGCCTAATCCTAGGAATTGATTCAGTGCCAACAGACCGTACTCGTTACGTGCATCACCATGGAATTCATTTCCAGAAGCATCTTTCCAGAAGTATGGGATACCGTAAAGTTCGAGAGATTCAGCAACTGAAGTTACTTCACGAATGACGCCAGCCTCAAGTGTGCCGGCGGCGGAAGTAACACCATCAGCCTGCAATTTGCCTGAGCGGGTAGCGATGAAAATCAGCGGAACAGTTGGTGCTGAAGTAGAAAAGTACAGCGAGCTGTCTGTTACTGAGACTGAAACGCCTGCAGAAACTAGTGATGCCATGGATGTTCTCCTTTAACGGCAGAATGCCGGGCTTTGGTTATGGTACTGTATTTATGAGTATGTCACAAAACTCGTACAGTATTTGGTCACTTTTCAGATTTTGCCTTCAGCACCAGTGCACCAAGTTTCTTCAGGTACTCTTTGCGAGCGGCTGCAGGGTCCATTGAAATTTTCATTGCGTGTAGGTATCTGCCAACCGTGTCTCTGATGTCACTGAACCGGTTGATGTAATCAACACCACCAGCGGTTCTAAATTCCAGGTATCCATACTGCAGCTTATTCAAATTGAAGCTGAAGTATTTTCCAGTTCGGTCCATGATCTTTTTGGCTGCAGCCTGCATAGACGCAGATGATGCCAATGTGCTAAGATCAGCTTCACTGAACTCTTTTTCCAAGTACTTTTTCTGTGACCAGGCGTACCTGCTGAGCTCACGCCCAAATCGTCTTAACTGATAGTCATCCCCAGAGAACAGTGCAAGCTTCACAACGTCTAGTTTAGACATCATTTCCTTAGGAAATGAAATGTTGATGTGCAAACCTGTTGACTGATTGGCACGAAGGCGATACGTGTTCGCAAATCTGAACACCTTTTGCAGATAACTCAGCGCATCCACGGGGCTGAGCGGAGGTGAGATGATTTCAACATTGAAGCCATGCTCACCACTATCAGTCTCATTACCCTCATCGTCCTTCACTGAATCGTCATTGGTAATGGCCCATGTACTTCCACTAGCGTCACCATGCATCACGAACTTTACTTTGAGAAAGCGTGAGATTTCATCTCTGATGTTATCAAGTACCTCTTGTCCCGTGCCGCTGACCTTGAACACTAATCCATAGTGGTCAAGCATCTCACCGAGTGAATTAAACTCTTGCTTGATCCATGCCTGAAAGCTGTATTCACTCTCTGGGATGTGATGTTCAGCGTCAGCTCTAGCTTCTTCCTGATCTCCATCATCAAAGTCTCGCCAGTTCTCATCAACCCATTCTTCAATGCGCTCACCTACCCAGTTCGAGTAGTGTCTGCTCAATGTCTTCAACTTCTTTTCAGTAGCTTGAGAGTCCTCTAAAACAGATTCAAGCTCTTCTGGTGAGCTGATCTTTTTGAGCTCTTGTTCTGACGGTGGCTCGTCATAGAACGCTGAATCTGAAGGCACGTAAAGTTCAACCTCAAAACCAACTAATGCATCAACATTTGATGATGACACAATCGCACGATCGATTTTTGCAGGCTTGATCGCCAGTTCTTGTAGCTTTACTAGTTTCATGGAGTTACCTCAACAGAAGGAGAGTCATCATCTGGGCCCTTTGGCGTTGGCATCTTCTGTTCAATCTTGTACCATTCAATACCATTCCATCTCATTGCGAAACCAGTCTGTGTGTTGAACCAAGTATCGTCAAACTCAAGGTTTGTGGTTGGGGCAACAGGACCGACGTACTTGCACTCATCTTCTGTTGGTACTGGGCGACTGTCAATGTCAATCACACCTACTGGGTCACCAAACGGAAGGATTTCACCATTCTGGTCTACTTCCCTAAAGTTCATTGAATCTGCAAGGCCAATCTGAATAATGACGCGTCTGACCAAATCATCCTTGACAGCCATTGGGATAGTCAAATAGATTGGCATCGAAAAAGTGAGAGTCCAGATCACCATTCGGCGATCTGCGCCACTTGGGTAATTCTCTTCATTCGTGATGTCAGTGAGCTCAACTCTTGTCAATCTTGTCCAGTCATATGGCGCATCATTCTTCTGAATCTGAATGTCTGGATTGAACATCACTAGCACTTGCTCTAAGATCTGATGCATTTGCTGTGTGTTGGACGCATAGATCGATAGCTCAAGAACCACGTTGTAAGGAACAGGCATAGCACGTTTCACAACAGTCAAGTCATCGGGAAATGTTCCGCCTGTGCGCATAGCAGTTCGTTGATCAACGAATGCTTGAACTTTGCGTCTCTCTGGTGCCAGCTGAATTGACTGTAAGTGAACAGCCATCAGTGGAAGAGCCATGAGTTTGTTCTGAGTGTTTCCATTAGTGATTGCAGCCACAACGCGATCACGTGTACCAACGACACATGTGACTGGGACTAAGTCTTCAACTCCGCACTCACCAACACCGGTTTGAACTGAGAGCCCATTAAAGATCGCCATGAACTGGCGCATGTAGCTTCTCAGCTGCTCTGAGTACCAATAGTTTTTAATCATCCTAGGTCCTTACTGTTCAAAGGAACAGGTTGCATTCCCATAATCAGCTGCTGTGAAGGGCGAAGAGAGTTGTTCTGCCCACGGCGATCGGTTTCAACATAAAGCCAGTGTGCCTTGTCAGCACGGTACTGGTAAAGTCTTGATGGGATGTTTAATGCAGGGTCATAGTTCAATCTGAAGAACGCCCCGTCAACAGCCGTGGCAACATCAGGCAACTTGAACCCTTCAGTATATGGCTGGCCATCAGGAGGTAGTCCATCCTCTACGTAAAGATCAACACCATCATAGGACCCAGGAGTTCTAAAGCGATTTGTTCCTGACGCAATCTCTCTATTGTTCGCACCCTTTTCAGGTGAAGCCATTTGGGCTTCAGCGGCGTTCACTTCAGTTGCGGTCAAGTCCCCAGTGTTCAGCATCTCGATGCCATCAAAGAATGACCCATCATCCACTGTGTACTTCTGTGTTAGAACACTACCAAAGAGGTCTCGGTGTTCTTGGCCAACGATTAGCTTAGATGCTTGGAATCTGAAAATCACTGGCTTCCATTCAGTCGTGAATCCATCTGCAGCCCATGAAGTGTCAGTGACCTCTAGGAACTTTCTGATTGGTTTTAGATTGTGATCGTACTGGACTTCACTTGGTAATTCAAGAACATCACCAACAACCAAAGGGCGCCCAAGCGCCTTTACCATTGTGGTAAAGGTAGTGGTCATGTTGTAAGTGTCTGAAATCGTGAAGCCGAACTTTGTCAGATCTGAGATAGCATCAAATGTTGAGTAAGCGATTTTGATCTGAACGGCCTTCTTGTCATAATCACGATCACGATTCTCCATGAACAACTGGTCCTGGATGTCATCTAAACGTGTTTGTTTGTAGTCGAACAGTTCAAGGCTTTGAACTTCCCAAGGATCATTAGTTGACACACCGCTAAATGACAGCGGCACAATTCTCCAGAAGCGTCTAGGCGCCGAATCGCGGAAGCGGACAAAGTTCACGTTCGAGTCATTTGGCAGATTCACAACGTCAACTCGCTTCCAGTCTAACTCAATTGGAAACGACACGAGATCACCCGGGTTGAATCCGGAACCGGTCGGTGTAAAGGATCCAAACATGCTGTTTACGCGTGCGCCGAGGGCACCGAGGCCAACGAGGGCGGTGCTCTGCCCAACAAAGTACACCTGAAATGTTGTGGCTGACGTAAATGACAACATGAAGGTACCAGACTTAGACTCTGGCCCTGCTGTGAACTGGATCGCAATAGTGCCGCTACCAGTGATCGTTGGTGTTCCAGCTGAGAATCCACCGTCTGAACTGTCAATCCTGACCTGTAGCGCGCGTCTGTTATCAGTTGGCTGACAAATCTTCAAGCTTGAGACAGGCTGAAGAAACGGCTCACCGGGCGCATAGGCCTCTTGACCATAGCTGGTCTTGATTGTGCCAAAGTCATAGCCAATCCATGCTGATTGGAGAACAGCTAATCCTACCTGTGGAGACACCCATGAAGTAGCATCATCGTTGAACACCTCACCGCTACCGTTCAATGGTGTTCCATTTCCAGTGACGTCAACAAGCTTACCTTGCTCATGTACACCTAAGAGTTTGAACACATTCAAAGGGGCACCTGATAGGTTCAGATTCTCTGCCGCGTATGATTCTTGCAGAGCCGAATCACCTGTGGCAGTAAGATCATCCTCGCCAATGCAGACATCAGTAGGAACATACTTGGTAACTGTTGTTCCGTTGATGGTCGAGATGTTATCTGTGTTGTTTGGGTTGTTTAAAGAACCCGCTTGATCTGGACAAGTTGACATAGCCGTCCGAAAGAGTTTTTCTATTTATTCTGCCGCATGGCATGATACCATCTCACAAATGTCCACATACACAATCAGCCAATCATGAATGAGAAGTTCCCGTGCTCACCATTTTGGTACTCATAATTCAGCAGAGCCTCTTTCAGCTCTGTAAAATCTTGGCGGGCCTCATTCAACAAGGTTTCACCGTTCAGTGTAATGTTTCCCGATGCACCAGGTGAACCAGATGTGTACTTAGAACGAATGACACCGAGGTATTCTTTACACTCAGCCAAAGCCCAGTTCTGAATGAACTGCTTGCAGTAACGATCAAGCAGAAGCTCTTGCTCTGACCGTTCAATCTCTACCTCCATGACAACCTTTTCATTCGCTCTGATTGCGCGCATGATGTACAGCTCACGTCTTGCCTCGTTCCAGACGTAAGGCAAATCTGCCGCAAAGATACGAGAGAATTCTTCAGACCATGAGTGAACAAGATGTGTGCTTAGCAAATCAGCACCGCCACCTGCGAAGTTGTAGAACTGTTGGATGAATGCTTGACCCCAAGTGTTGTCTGGGCCAGAACCAGTAACACCGAACACATTCAATCTGTGAATCTTGATCACGCTGACGACTGAATCAGTTCTGTCGATTGGCGAGTTCAAATAGTACACTTGCTGATCACGCAGCAGTGGGTACACCATGAACCGACGTTCGTATGCGCCAACGCTCAACTGACGATACGTGTCAAGGGCATTGTCGATCGCCACGTTGAACTGCTCTTCAGAAAGCTCAACACATCGTGCTGGCCAACCAAGCTGCGCTTTCAGCACTTTGATCAAGCGAAGACGCTCGTCATATGAGCCATCATTACCAATGCTGATCTTATCAGTGGTTGATGTACCTTGCTGATCAGTGTTAGCTTGAATCCATGTGGAACCATCCCAAACATTCAGGATGTGAGCACGTGTGTTGTAGAACAACAGACCAATGTAAGGATTAATTAGGTCTTCACCTTCAAGAGTGAAGGGAGCCTTGAATGCTGGTACCCATGTGGCACCAGTGTTGAACAGAGTGTTTGACGTTGTTGCAACAACCCAATCAGTACCATCCCAGTAAGTTGGTCTGTTTGACGTGTAGTTGTACAGGAAATCACCAGGAATTGGATCAGTTGGAATGATCATAGACGCGGTGATCTTGCCAAGTGGAACCCATGCTGATGTGCTGTCTTTGAAAGTCAGATTAGAGTTGCTTGCTTGAACCCACTTTTTACCGTCAAATACCTTCAGTGTTGATCCAGCAAGAATGTACGTTTGGCCAAGCACCCCTGGGTTGTACTCACCTGACATGATACTGTCAGTGCGAGTTGGAATCCAAACACCATTCGCTGCATCCCAGTACTGGACAATATTCAGCTGTTGGTCATGGTACACCATGCCTGGTGTTGGCGACACTGGGGCGTATGGCAATGATGGAATCGACCCAGTATACGTTGAGCTGTCCTTCTCAATACGAGAGGCCTCAAGTGGGTATGACTGAACTCCAATTGGGTAGTACTGCAAGACATTAGTGCTTGCGTGAACTGACGCGTAGTAAATTGTGTTTGGGTCAGTTCCAGTAACAGTCACTGAAAATTGCAGATTGCCATCTGCGTTAGTGATTGAAGTTGGGAACGGTGATCCAAGAATCTCGCTCCAGAACGAAATCACTTGTGAGTTGTCAATCAGCGACGCAGTTGGATCACCAAATGTGGTGCTGCCAACGTACTGTTTTCCGTCAATTGGGTAATCATTAGGTGTGATGCTTGTTGTTGACATAATCAACACAGCACCATCAACTACCGCAAGAGATGACGGTCTGACAACAGTCAGTTCAATCGTTGTTGGAGATGGTCTTGAAATTGTGAGCGAAAATTGACGCGCCTCAATCCAAAGGTCATGAGTGGTCAGTTCAGTTAATCCGTCAGAAGCCATAGCGTTCCCTTTCATTCAGCCTTATTTATGAGCTAAATACAGAATGCGCTACACACTTCACACCTTCAGACCCACCGAAACCATTGACGGTGTAATCCGTTTATTGGGGCGTCATAATCTTACGAAGCTCGAAGTCTCCCGACTTCGTCACGCGTTCAATGAGTTGAACGGCCTCATTGTCCCTAAGCCAGGGATGACGTATAAGATTCCGCTACCATATGAAGTAACGGATGAGTTTGGAAACGTTGTTGACACAACGCCCCCAGAAACAGAACTGGGGACCAATGGTCCCCAGTGTCTAGACGAAGAAGAAGCTCAGTGAGCGCGGATGAACTCTGCGTTCTTGGGAAGGCTTTCCACTGGCGTCTCTTTCACCGCAGTTTGCAGCACCTCGATCAGCTTCTTGGCAGGCATGCGCTTCACGCGCGAGGCCGTCAGCAAACCCATCTTCACGGCCAGACTTGCGTGTTTGTTCACATCGCGTTGCGTTCCTGCGATCAGTTTGCGGAAATACGCGGGCCCAAAGGAAACACGCGTGCGATTAGACATTGCAACCTGGGCACGAGAGTCGGCATTTGCGGTCTTAGACATGGTCTTCTCCTGAGGGATCACCCCTCCTGTGGTTGCTGAAAACCCGTTTCAGCGTCGGTAGTTGCATTGTACGTAATACAAATTTATTGTGTACACAGCAATTTTCAGGTTCAATGCCTCAGCTTTTTCAATGCCTTGATGTTGTACAGTTTGAACTCCGCGGCATCTGACACCAATTCTTGTGCAGATCTGAACTGAAGCGACACGCCAGGCTCAGTCTGACAACCATCAAGTGTGTCAAGCTTTACTTTGGAAATGAACGTTGTGACCATGTATTCACCGTCAGCACCGCGGTGAACGAAATCAAGATCAGTTGGGTCAAGTGTAATGCCAGTCTCTTCGAACAACTCGCGTAGTCCAGCATGCAGCGTGCTTTGATCTTCAGGATCACGCTTACCGCCAGGAAATCCAAAACTACCTGACTTGCGTGTCACAGTAAGGATCTGCCCTTTGGAGTTCTGGATGATCACACACGCGGCTTCACGCACTTCAGCACTCAGAACATCAATCATGACCCTAAGCTCAAGTTCACGTTTCCTGAACGTGAACATTAGCTCAGTTTCTACCATGTACCAGTCTTGCCGGTACTGCTTGTGGTAGTACTCGCGGCGCCGCGCCATCTCTGCGCGGCAGCGCTGAGCCAACTCCTGCTCTTCATAGAGCTGTTCAAGTCGCTGTGCCGTGAATGTACCAGTCTGGTGGTTGACGTGGTTGACGTGAATGACGCCAGGTGGCGAATCTGCTTTTTGCTTCGATGTAAAACGTCCGATAAGCCTTGACAGCATCTTCATTTTTGTACTCGTCTGGCATTGCAAGCGCGAATGGGGTGATTTCACCACGCTTGATGTTTGTTGGAGGAACTGCAAGTGCTGATTTCAGCTTGCCTGTTGCATGCACACGGTCATGTCTGAATGTGTACTCGTCAGGTCAGGCAGCGAACAACGCAAAGAGCCAATTGTAATTTGCAATTGGCTCACGCGTCCAGTTATTGCTGGGATGGTTCACATGTGTCTACTTGTACACCTGCGCATTTTGGATTTGGATCTCGCCATCGACCATAGTGATTCACCATCAAGGAGCTTGTAGACTCGTCGACCAGTGGCTCTGCCTTCACAGCACAGCAAATGAACCCTTAACCACGAATGATGGCGTAGCCACTTTCTGCATTTGAGAAGGTGACGGTGATGGTGTTCGAATCCGTGAACGTAATGTCTTGTGGAATGATTGCCTTCACACCATTGGATGTGTTCACGAAGAACTGAGTCTCAGCAATGTACGGAGCAGCTAGTCCAAGACCGTGAGATAGCGTCCATGAAGACTGCGCTACGGTCTGATGAATGATCACTCGCTGCCCCGCTGTGGCTGTGTTAGGAACAACCCAAGAAGTTCCGTTAAAGAATGAAAGTGATTGGTCTGCTGAGTTCACAAAGAACTGGCCAGGTACTGGATTTGCTGGCGGTGACGAGCCGTAGCCATGCTGTGAAATGTTAATCATGCTTTGCATGAACTGTTCAGCCCAGCCAGCCTTGTACTTACCTAGCAGAGTCACAATCAATGGATCATGTGACTGCCCTTCATAGATCACTAGTGGCGATTGACCTGCAATAGTGAACACGTACGTGGAAAAGTTCACCAGCGATCCGTCAGTCAGATCAGTACCACTGGCTGAGGTGTCAAGTGCCTCTTGAATTCTGATCTTCGTGTGTGCCCCATCAAACACAGTGCTTTGATAATCACTAGCCGAGAGTGACGTGTACACCGTGTACGTGCCGTTGAACTTTGCGTTTCCAGTGATGTCAAACGTTGTTGCGACAATGAGCTTGTCGCCAGACTCATAGAATGGGTAAATCGAACTGTAGTCATTGCTTACCCAGACCTTGCCATGGAAATAAGCAGACACGTCACCGACACTTGAATCAAGAACAATGATTGACGGCTCTGATGTCGATGGAATGATGGAAGAGATTTTGTAAGAACGCATAGTTCCTCACCTGAACATTGAGTCCTATTTACAAAGATGGAGAGTCAGTGACTCTCCATCTCTTTCATCAACCAATCAGCTGCTTAAGCTGGCCAATGTTGTCACTGTGTGTTGGGGCTGTCCAACCCTCAGGCTTGATCAGATCTGGTAATCCTAGTGGATTTGGTCGAGTTGCCTTCACACCAGGTTCCTTAGCCATATTGGCGCCATGAACACGACGCCAAGCTAGGTATGAGTCAACACTCAGCGCGTCGAGCGTGCCAATCGCAACGACACACAGGTCAATCATTGCGTCAACAATGTCATCAGCAGCGCTCAGACCTTCAGACTTTGCGTTCGGTGTCAGCTCAGCTGCCTGGAGGCTCTTCAGCTTCGCGAATGCGTCCTGGGCCTCAGTGAGTTCTTCAGCCAGGAACTTCAATCGGAACTCAATGAACGCCATGAGCTTTTCATTGTCAAGCTTCTGAATGACTTCACGGACACCAAATTTCACATGCATTGCACGAATGTCATCAGCCCAGTCATTGACCGGGGAAGCATCTGCTTCCCGGAGCTTTCGATTAAGTTCATCAATGCTGTTGTATTCAATCATAGGTAACCTCAGAAGGAGAGAGAAGAACCAAGTTCCAGATCTTGGAGCAGTCGAGTGTGATATTCGACAAGTGCCTCTGCATATTCAGCAACGTGAACTTCACGGTTCTTCTTAACTGAGTGGGAGCGTGTTCCATGGATCATTACAAATTCTCCTTCAATTTGTTTTGCGCGTAAACGATGATGTCATAAGGGGTCTTGAAATTTTCAACAATTTCTTCTGGGATGTAAGAAACTTCGTGGCTGATATTTTCTCCAGCGTTATTCAAACGGGTGATCAGGGGGTCCAGATCATCTTCACACATCATGACAATCTCAATCAAATCTAGACTGTCAATTGTCAGATCCTCAAATGGACGCCGAAGATCAATTAGCTCAAGATCATCATCAGATGTCTGATACCTGACATGTTCAAGAACAATTCTTTCGACCTCTTGGTCAATTGTCTTTGCAATCGAAACCATTAATGTACTCCACACAAAAACGCAACGAAACCCAGATACGTGAGCATATGCAGAAATTGGTCAATGCCGATCATGTACCAGAACTTGCTCATGCGTAGTAGTCGTCCAGCCAGGCTTCGAATGTCATAGTGACATTTTAAGAAACCTAGGCACCTTAGCACACTGTGCTTGGGTTTTGCCGGTGGTGGCCCGGCAATTGCCGGGCCTATGTGGTGCATAACTTATTGAGTCGCTAATACGGGGTGAGCCGGCGTCGCCTCGTGTCGCCGAGGTGGTGCTCGGCTAATGCGCTCTGTGTACACACTGCGTGAAGAATCCATTGAACCCGCTATTCGTCGGCTAATGCGCTCTGCGCACACTGCACTGTGAGCAACTGACCACCCACTCCAATGAAGAACTTGTTGAAGAATCCATTGAACCCGCTATCTGTCGGCTAATGCGCTCTGTGAACGCCTCACCACAAAAACTGACCCCCACTCCAATGAAGAACTGATCATCTACTCCAATGAAGAATCCATTGAACCCGCTATTCGTCGGCTAATGCGCTCTATGAGCGCGCACTGTGAGCACACCACCTAATTTGACACATTTCTTAAGTGCAGTTCGCCATAAGCGATAGAGCACAGCCTCGGCGACACCGGTGAGGTCCGGCTCACACCGGCTATGTGCTATGCATAACTTATTGGCTGTACTGTCCGGTGTGAGCCGGCGTCGCCTCGTGTCGCCGGATGATATTGAACCCGCTATTCGTCGGCTAATGCGCTCTATGAGCACCACACACAAACACAAAGAACACCACCTACTCCAATGAAGAACCTGAAGAACTGACCACCTACTCCAATGAAGAATCCATTGAATCCATTGAATCCATTGAATCCATTGAATCCATTGAATCCATTGAATCCATTGAATCCATTGAATCCATTGAATCCATTGAATCCATTGAATCCATTGAATCCATTGAATCCATTGAACCCATTGAACCCATTGAACCCATTGAACCCGCTATTCGTCGGCTAATGCGCTCTGTGTACGCCTCACCACTAAGAGCACCACCCTCACTCCAATGAAGAACCTGAAGAACTGGTCACCTACGAACCCGTTGAACCCGCTATTCGTCGGCTAATGCGCTCTATGAGCACGCGCTGTGAGAGCGACTATGACTGACTCCAATGAAGAACTGATCACCTCTCTCCAATGAAGAATCCATTGAAGAATCCATTGAAGAATCCATTGAACCCGCTATTCGTCGGCTAATGCGCTCTGCGCACACTGCACACAAACAAAGAACACCTTACCACAAAGAACACCACCTAATTTGACACCTTTGCTTAAGTGCAGCTCGCCTTAAGCGATAGAGCACCACCTCGGCGACACCGGTGAGGTCCGGCTCACACCGGACAGTGCGGGCAATAAGTTATGCACAGCACTTAGTCGAGGTGAGCCGGCGTCGCCTCGTGTCGCCGGCCCGCGTTGAACCCGCGCGGCTAATGCGCATAATGACTCTAGAGCTAACAATCCGTCATTGGCTCTCAATCTCTGTGATACGCGCGGATTTGACATGAAGATTGTCGATCGAGTACGGCACACAAATCAGGTGCCTAGCACCATGCTCGGCAGTGATTGATTTGGTTGACATCAGAACTTGACAGAGATGATGTGCAAGCCACATGTAATGTCCGAGATGTTAGATCTCAGAAACAAGAAAAGGGCCAAATGGCCCTTTTAATCCTGATTGTGATGGATTAGCTCTTGAACTTGGACGAGGCAGATGAGTCCAGCATGTACTGGAAGATCTTGCCAAAGTGGGTGGAAATCCGCCTTGACCATTCACGCAGGCCTCGGCCAATGAAAAGATCGATCAGGTAGAACGGCCAGAACACGATCCAGTTCTACAAGTACACGGAGAATTCGCCCCTGATTTCAACGTCAAACGGGTATGCGTCGAAGTTCTTGATGAACTTGAATCACTCCTATGGAAGTGTTTAGTCAGCAATCTGGTTCGGCGGCCAACGGGAATCAAGTTGCCACTTCACAAGTGCATCAACATCTTCAAAGACATGCACTGTCTTCCAATGGTCGATCTTTTCTGCGATATCGCGCTTGATGACCGTGACATCAGAATAGCCAAATTGCGATGCAGTCACGTCAACCACAATGTCATCACATGTCACAAAGCAGTGAAGATTGTTCGCAACGATCCGTGCATCAATCTTTTCTTTTTGCAGATTCAGGAACAGGCGTGCCGCGGCGATCGCACACATGCCCGTTAGATTTGAATCAAATGGATCGTCAAGCTTTTCGTTCGTGCGTTCAGCCCAGATACGTGTCTCATTGGCGATCCGAGAAACAAGTGACATCTTTGTTTGCTGAAGGTTTCGCGGCCGCCGGACTTGGACGGCGCCTCTCGTGTTCTTGACGTTCTTCAGTTTCATTTCTTCACCTCAGGAACCCGTCTGTACACACCCTTCCACCGCTTGAAACCATGACGCATATACCATGCCTCAAGCTCATCATATAACATCGCTCCTGTACTGAAGATTTCCAGGAACAACGTCACCCCGTCTCGATCAGCATCCGCGATGACCTGCGCCAGAAGGTCTCGTCCATGACCTTTACCAGTGAATTCAACAGGCACATTGATTCTGGTGATGATACGGCCACGGCCGTAGTAATCCACCGTATCAAGAATCGCCATTTTGTGAGATGACAATCTAACAGTGTAAGTGCTCTTCATTTGTGAATCATACACCTGCACAAGGCAGAGGATTACTTTTCGCACGGGACAAAAAGAAAAGGGGGCTCACTGAGCCCCTTTGTCTTTCCGTGACTTCAAGCCAGAAGCCATTCTTGCGAGTTCTTCAGGGCTTGATGGACCAAACACACTTTAGACGCCAAGTCGTCTTTTTACGGCGGCCCAAATGAACTGAGCTCGGCGGCTCTTGTCAATGTGCTGCGCTTTCTCATGTTCATCAGTGTAAATGTTCAGAACCTCGGTTTCAGACACATTAGCTGCCTTGGCCAAGTTCTTGATTCTTGTCTCAAAGCCAGTTGGCTTCTGCTTAGCTGCTGGAGCTGCTGGCTTTTCTTCTGGCCAGCCAGGTCTAGCGCGATAAGTCTCATTTTCGCCATCACGCTTTACAACGCCTTCACTGAGGTTGTACCATGATGCATGGTTTTCCTTAGATGGCATTGGCGCCCACTTGCTAGTTGCTTCGAACAGTAATTTGAATTGCGACATGGCATCCCCCGTGCCGTATTTACAATATCCAACGCAAATTTCCAGGTGTCAGCACCTTTCTCCAGCCAGCTTCTTCCATAATAACAGATTCAGATTTAGATGGATCAAAGTTTTCCATTGTGGCTAGCTTATGTTTTTGAGATTCATACCTGCTTAAGATTTCACCGCGTCGTTCCCAAAAATAACCGGGGCCAGTTTCACCGTCGAGTTCAAACCCTGATAACTTATACACGGCCCCCGATCCAACAAGCTTATCTGAATAAGTCAAGATTGAGCAATTCAGCTCTTTCTTGATAAAGCTGAAAAGTTTGCTTGCGCCACCACGAATTGATGTTCCGCTAGCAACGGCTAGTCTAACCACTTCCAGATCTGCCTTTGATGAAAACCTTGGCTTTCCAAGTGTCACCAACATCACTAGCTGATTGCTTTCAAATAAACCTAAAGCATATGAGCAGCCTGCAACACCAGCCAGATGATTCTTATCTAGAAACAATTTTGCCATTGACTTTGGCACTTCCTTAATCTCTAAGTCACGAGCATTTAGCTTTCTTGTAAACCCTAGTCTGTACGCCAACATTGAGTTTACGACCTCTGTTTTATGAAGATCATGCGGCCATAGATTTAATCGGCCCACCTGAAAAACGGGGGTGTGATAACTTAAGACATTCAAGACATTGCCGTAAAGAATATCATTCACATTTTCTGGCACCTTGTCATGTTTAGAAATGTTCTCAGCACCAAGCAGCATTTGCAGATTGGTAAACAAACCAACGTGATAAGGAGAGATTCCGTTCTTGAAACACCAACTAATTGGAACCTTGTGGTCCAAATGCCAATCATGCTGACCTCTAGTAACACCTTCAGGATTTATGAGGTGCCGCCAACTAGCGTAAGAGATTTCACTTACTTTTCTCACGATTGAGGTGTAATCTTTAAACGCACGCGGATCATAATTTACACCGTATCGCTCAACATAAGCGTCAAGCGCCTTACTCATTCGCTCTTTGCCACCACAATGGTTACATGGAGGCCGGCCGCGACGATCCATCATTGCCTGAACACTAATGAAAAGTGGCTCATATTCTTGTCCACAACATGGTGTTATGACTTTCCATTTTCGATGGTTGTGTGCATCTACAGTTGGTCCTGAAATTACCTTATACCCATATGACTCTAGCGTGCGCTTTTCAAAAGCAAGTTGCTCACTGCGTTTGTTTTCTAATACGCAAGTAGCACATACTTCAGACTTTGAGAAGGTGTATTCTTCTGTCTTACATTGCGCGCAAACACGCAGTCGTTTCATTGCCATAAAAACCTCCAAGGTATTTATTGTAATCAGAAACTGCGCGTATTATTATGGTGATTGGGAATCAGAGAAATAGAAAAGGGGACCAATGGTCCCCTTTATAAAAAGTTGTTGCAGAGCAACAACTTACGATCAGCTGAAGCTGATGTTCATCACACGGACGCGAGCGTAATAATCTGCACTGTTGCCGAGGGATGTTGAGGTGTTGGTGAAGGTTGCCTTACCGTATCTGGTCATCAGCGAAACTGCTGGTGAGAAGGTATTTGCATCCATGACCACATTGGAAGAAACCAATGGGATGTATGGGCAGTAGAAGTAGCCAGCGTCGAGTTCGCTGTTGCCACCCTTCAGACCGATCAGGATGTCTTCACCAGTTGTACCGGTAGCGGTTGCAACGTTAGCTGGGTCGAATGACCAAGCATCGTTCAGACCCCAGTTGTAAGAATAGACCTTGATGCGACCGTTCAGGACACCAACCATCTTGTTTCCTGTTGGATCAGAGAAGTTACCTTGCACGGTTGGTGCGAAGACAGACTTCGATGCTGATTGCAGGATAGAGGTGATGAGGTGTGAACCGACGAGCCAGTTACCTGGATCCTTACGGGTCTTAGCACCGATTTCGTTAGCGAGCTTGTTCACAAGGATACCAAGTTCAGCGTAGCGGTCACCGATGAAGTTTGGAGCGAAGCCAGCTGGGGCTGCTGCAAAGTCATAGGTAGAAGCCGTGCCAGCGAGAGCCAACAGGTCAGTCAGAATTTCGTTGTCGATTTCGTGAGCGATCTGGGCTGACAAAGCAGCTGTCAGTTCGTTCTCGAGGTTCAGACCGTGTTGTGCGCTCATGTCTTGAGCAGCTTCCATGGTCCAACGAGCTTGCAACTTACGTGAGCCAGCAGTGATGGTTTGCTTCAACACTGAGAGGCGCATTGCACGACCGCCGTAACCTTCATAGTCAGCTGTGTTGGCAGCAAGACCAGTTGAAGTTGTGGCTGTCAGAGCTGGTGGGTAGCCAGTTGTGCCAACGTTAGCGGTTGAGTAGAAGCGCTTCATCTTGCTGTTGTTAGCAAAGACTTCGTCACCAGCGGTGATGTCGTTTGAAGCACTGCCGTTACCGTCAGCGGATTCACCAAAGGCGAAACGCATTGAGTACACCAGGCTGACTGGACCAGGCATTGGCTGAACACCAACCAGGTCAGTAGACAGAGTGCCAGGGATGATACGGCGGATCATTGGGATTGCGATCTTCTGGAAGTTGCCGATTGCAGTGCTGTCAACAGCAGTAGCTGCGGCTGTTTCCATCAGGTGCTTACGTTGGTTTTCCATAAGGATTGCAACAACGTCACGCTTGGTACCTTCCAGGCCCTCGAGCATGATTTCCTTACCGGAATCCCATTGCTTTTGTTCGAATAGATTCATGAGTGTCTCCTAAAAGTTGACAGGTTACTTCTTGAGGCCTGCAAGGCGCTTCAGATTTTCGGCGAAGTCATCGCCTTGAACAGATTCCGCTAGTTGAGTATTACCAGTCACAAGCGTAGTCTTACGGGTGGAAAGACCTTCAGACAGAGTAGTAGCTGCTTGGGTAGCTTGCTGCTTATCTTCCTTCAGAACCTTACCAATGAAATACTTGTATGATTCTTCCAGGCGGCTAGTTTCAACGCCACGGAGAAGCATTTCCATTTGTTCGCGCTTTTGGCCGGCCAAATTACCAAGTAGCTTTTCCATCTGAACAGTACGTGCTGCTTGCAGACGTTGTTGTTCAGATTCAGTGAGAGCTTCTTCCAATTCAGCAACACGTGCTTCCAAGCGAAGTGCCTTAGAAGATGCGCTGTCATCATTGCGATTGACTTGAGCGAAGGTAGAAGCAAAGGCTTCGTAGATCTTCATGCCAACGGCGTTCTGACGTGCAAATGCGAGATCTTCATTGAGCTCTGCAAATTCTTCTTCGAGGCGCTGTGTGAAGAAGCTATCGATATTGTCAACGAGGCGATCAAGCTCTTCGTCAACTTGCTCAGCCATTTCACGCTTTTGCTCGATAAGCTGTTCAGCGTAACGAACCTCTTGGGTGCGTGCGCGTTCAATTTCTTCATGAAGCTCGCTTAGCTCATTCTCAAGGGTTTGAGCAACCAGTGCATCTACCTTCGAGACCAGATCATCACGTTCTTGAATCCATTGTTCAGCAAGCTCCGAACGAACTTCCAACGTTGTTTCTTCGCGCACTTGCTGCTTGAAGGTTTCAACTGCCTTTGTCCATTGTTCGGAGATTTGCTGCTTGGTTTCTTCGTTGAGAAGATCAGTTTGAAGCAGCTTCTTTAGGATTTCGTCCATAGCTATCTCCTTTTTTATCGGTTGCCCGATGTTCCTAAATTCCGTGGCATGTTAAAAACATGTTTCGGTGTGGTATTTACGCAGATGCAAGATAACCCACCAAAAATTGTGCACTTTTTGGTGGGTTATATTGTTAATCAGCGCTAGCTTGTTGAGATTCAGCCTCAACTCCTAGAGTCTCGCGTGACTTAACTAGCAAGTAAGTTTGCAGCTCATCAGCAGCCTCTTGTTCATTGCCAGCGATGACATTCTTGAGCATAGATTTCAGAATTTCTTTTTGGTCTTCCACAAGTATCTCCTTTCAAGAATATATAGCGTCGTCAGCGTCGAATCAGCGCTTTGTGATCACGTCGATTAGATTAAAGATTTCTTTTCTGAAATACTTCTGAGCCTTTGGATCATTCACAACCGCCTCAGCGAGAGTCATAATCTTCTTTGACCCAAGTGCCTCGGTCACCAGATTTGGCATTGCATCAGGTGCCGATGGAACCGACACAATGTCCATCGTGACGAATGAAAAGTCTGAAACCTCGCCGCTCTCATTCACGGCACCAGTACCACGTGAAGACACGCCAAGTTTCACACCACCTTCCATGATCGCGCGAGCAATCTGGCCACTTGGTGTATTCAGCAGACGCATCTTGCCAATTGCGTTGTTTCCATCCATTCTGATTTCAGTAATGGCGTGAGAAACATTTGCAAGATTTATCTGCAATGAATCAGGGTGGTTCAACTCACCCATAATGAAAACACCCTTGCTCAGCTTTGCGTTGCATTCATCAACAGCACGCCTGATTTCATTCACAGGGTAAACACGGCCATTTCCGTTCCTGATAGCCGCTTGCATCATGATGCCTGACATGTACAAAGCACCAGTTTGGTCCTTTGATTCAGTGATGCAAGCACTGATAGGTGTAAGCATTTCGCTAAGAATTAGCTTTTCTGACATGTGTGATCCTTTCACTAATGGGCTATTTACCGATTATGGGGTTTCTTCAGCTGCTGGCGGTGCTTCTTCGGCTCCAGCGGAATTGTCTGCTGGAGGGTGATCACCTTCACCACTCAATAGCCCTGAAGGGGCTCTACTCATGTCCTCATCACCAAATTCACCAGTGTCTGCGCCCTCTTCAGGAACAGTATCATTTGAATCAACAGTATCATTTGGATCAACAGTAACAGTTGGGAACTTAACGTTCTTGTCATACAACTGCTGCAGCATAGGCACCTTGCTGTTTTCCTTGAGGTTGCGCTCTTCCTTCAACTGAACTTCGTTCATCTGGATTTCATCATCTGTCAGGCCAAGGTAACGCTTCAGAATCATGCGTCTAGACAGCAGATCGGTGTCTTCAATGTTCTTGAACGCGTTAATCAGATCAGCGTCAAGCGCAGCTTGACGATACAGTGCGAAGTTCGCAGGGTCAGGTAGTCTGATCGTGAAGACTTCATCATCAACGATCAAACCACAGACCTTCAGATACACTTTGAACTCTTGATCGAACACATCATTCATACGCTCTTGCAGATGCATGATGAACTTGGCGAATCTGAGTTCTTCAATGTACGCAATACCAACCTTACCGTCGTTGTACTGTGCTGGAGTTTCACCACCTGCAGTTGCGCCAGAACCCATGTAAGACGTTGGGATTCTCAAACCTCTTGAGATCTTGTTTGTGAACTCACGAAGCAGTGTTGTGCCAAAGTCCTCTGAGCCACCGGGCAGGGTTTCAACACGGCCACTCTTGCCACCAGCAGTAACTGGGAAGAAGATGTCTTCCTGCATCGACATTGGGTCCAACTGACCGTCAACTGTGTCTTTATAGCCAGATGTTTGCGTGCCAGGAACGCGCTTCTGACGCATTTCAATCTTGATCGACTCCATGTAGCGCTTGATTTGCGCTTGGTTCATGTTACCAACGTCAATGTAGAACACACGGCGTTCTGGGGCGCGCACGATCTTGTAGATCATGATCGCGTCTTCCAGCATTGTCAGCTGACGATACACACGCATGATTGGGCGCAAAATGGACTGCCCAAAGATAGCTGAGTCACCCATATCATCAGCCATGCTGAAGTGAATCATTGCGGCTGCTGGAATCGTCTCCGTTTCTTCAACGCTTGAGGTTCCATAAAAGTTTGCTTGCTTCACCGAGAACTTCTTCACCTCATAGGCGATTTTGTTCCCTTCTTCATCAACGTGAATGCCAACCACTCGCATTGGGTCAATTGGCACCCACTTCTTTGTGTCAGACGTCTTTCTGAAGAAGCAATCACCATACTTGACCAAGTGTCGTGCAGTCGATCTAATTCGCTTTTTGAGATCTTGCAGCTGTGAGAACTGTCTCAACGCTGCTCGGACTGTGACGATTGTCGTATCAGAAATATCTTGGTTGTCTTCCTTCTCCCATTCAATAATGAAAGGGAGACCTGTCTTCTCGTCTTTAGATGACATTTCCTCGGCAATGATGTCGAGCGATCGCGCAATGTCAACGTCATTGTCCATGGCATCGTACTGACGATATGACGCCATCCGACTACCAGGGCCCTTCATGAGCTGGGAGAACCATGACACTGATGCCATGGTTGTTCGATCACCACCTCTTGGATCATATGGATCCTGAACAACCGCGGTGTAAAGTTCTTTCCGCGTTGCTGGGGCAATCAATTTCCAGTAACTGGTCATTTGACTCATGCTGTATCTCTTCTCAGAAGTTGGTTAGTCAACGTTTCAGCTGAAGTGAATGAGACTGCTCTAGATGGCAGTTCATTCCCCTGACTTTGAATTTCAACTAAGATGTTTTGCAAAACCACCAAAACCTTGTTCAGCACATCAGTATTTTGACTCATGACATTAGAAACTAGCGTTGTGCTTTGATCTGATGTCGTTTGACTTGTTTGTTGAGCGTTCTGTTGGTTAGAGGTATTTATCTCTTCAGGAGCCGTTTGCTGTGTTGGCACAACAGGCGCTGTTTGTGCTGGAGTGCCTAGAATTGCCTTAGCATCACCAAGAATTGCACCTGCATTCATCATGCCCATTTGGGCATTGTTGAATTTTGCTTGGGCCGCTGTGGCTTTTACTGTTGCATCCTTAGCTGATTGCTCTGTTGATTCGGCTGACTTTGTGTTCTCGGCTGAAATTGACTTCAGTGTCTTTGTGTGATCATCAGACAGTTTCATGAGTGTGTCTGCGTTCTTGTCAGCAGAGCTAAACAACCCATCAGTCCAGCTCTCAAGTGTCTTCACGAGACCACTGTCACTAGGCAGAATTGCTTTGAACGGTGTAAGCAAAGCACCGGTGAGCCCACCCAACAAGTACTTCACACCAGCGTTCGCACCAGCCACAACGCGATCGAACATGTTCTGCACCATCACACCAAAGTTGTCACCAAACACAAAGGAGATTGCGTCAATGATCATATTCGGAACGGCAGTCACTGCAGCTGTGATGATGCCACCAATTCTGGCAAAGACGCCGCCTTCCGGATCAAGTGCTTCGCTGATTTCACCGGTGAACGCCTCAACTAATCCGCCAATGATTGCGGCCGCCGGCCCGAAGGCCTTTACAAGGCCTTGCAATCCATTAATCAAGAATGATGAACCGTTCTTGACAACACCAACAGTGTCAGTGAAAACTGTTTTGAGAACACCAAATGCGCCATTTGATTTGAAGATGTTTATCAGATCTGCTCCATACGACATCAGCGTTTTTGGCAGCTCCAAAATACCTTTGATGAATGATCTCACCCCAGCCGCGGCACTGCTTAATGCGCTACCTGCTGAGCTAAAGATTGATTTCACACCACTGAACACTTGGTTCTTGAACATGTAAGCAATGCCAGATCCTAGTGCTACAATGAGCGGACCTGTGATACCTTCAGTAATACCTTTAGTCCAAGCGAGCAGTTGGCCAACGAACTGGCCGAACTCTCCAACATGCTTACCAAAGTCCTTGTTAGCTCCGGCCGGACCTGCCTCTTGGGCCAATCTGCCTTCACCGGCAGTTTTCATCAATCCCTCAAGGCCGTTCTGGCCCAGTGATGAGTTCAATTGATCAAGCACGTTCTGTGTACCAAGAGTTCCCTTCTCATACATCTGTTGAGATGATTGCTGGAAAGTGCCAAGCAATTGGGTGAATTCCTGTTCTTCAGCAGCAGTTCTGTTCCGTCCCTTCATGCTAAGCTGAGCTGCTCTTTCACCAGCGGCTGCGTTCCCAGTGAACGCAGCCAATTGTCTCAGCACACCGCCTTGGTCAATTCTGGTTTTCACAGTCGCGGCTCGCTGAGCGAGCAGTGCGTCAGCGAGTTGTTTAGACGCCTCAGCTGTCATACCCATGCGCTGACCGATGGTGACAGTTTGGAGCAGCTCACGCTGTCTTGCTTGGCGCTCTTGGCCTGACAACCCGAGCAGTTCATTTTGGACCTGCCCGTTCTGCGACAGATTCTCAACCAGATTCGCAAACTCTTGCGCTGTCATGTTCGTTGTTTTACGAAGCTCATCAAATATGTTGATTTGGCCAGCAATGCTCTGTGTTAAGTCACTTGTTCGAGTTCCCATGACTGTGGCACTGTTAGCTAGGGATGCCTGAAACGTTTTCGCTTCATCGCCAAATACCCCAATAGCTGCCAGTTGTTTGTTCGCTGCCGATGTGATCTGATCAAACTGCTCAAGGCTGGCCATACGTGTCACAACAGCCGTGTTTCCACGAATCATTTTCGTGTACTCTTCCAATGACATGCCTGATCTGATAGCTGCGAGTGACATCGACTTTAGGTTCTCAACAGACCCAAGACCAACTTGTGCTAGCATGAAGTAGTCTTTAGTGACCATCTTCACAGCAGTGACAATGTTCGCGAACGCTTTGTCAGCTGAAAGCACACTAACAGTCATAGCTGTGATGCCACTTCCAAGGTTCTTCAATCCATTCAATAGACCATTACTTGCTGCATTCACTGGCGCAACTGCCTCCACTACCTCGGCGTCTGTTTGAGCTGGTTCAGCGTTTGGAGCAGCCGCCGTGGCGGCAGGTTTAGGTGTCAAGGCGCGCTGTACAGCGCCCTTGAGCATTGAAGGGATGTTGGCGATTGCGCGAAGCACGCCACCTTGCTGTGGATTCTTTGTTGGGGCTGCTTGAGCTGTTGGCTCAGCAGGCGCTGGGACTTGCGCAAGAGTGCTGATCAGCCCAGCGATTGAAGTGTTCAGGCTTTTGAAGTTCTTTGTGGTATCAGAAAGCTCTGACGACAAATCCTTCAACTCTGACGACACACCCAACAGCTCGTCTGCTGCTTGCTTTGCGTTTGTGGCAACAGCGCGCATTGCGCGCAGCGTCACTTTGTCCTGCTTCTGGTTAGCTGTTTTCTTGGAGTACAGCTCCTTGTTGCTCGTTGCTGGCAACGCCTTCTTCAGGAGCCCCTCGATGCTCTCAAGGGTTTTTAGGATTTCTTCGTCCATGGTTCGAGGTGCACTTTCGGAATGATAAATAGATCACAATACCCATATTTATCGGAGATTCTTTATGTCTGAAATGAACCCACTTCTTGCAAAGCTTAAGCTACCAGGCCGTGTTTTTCAACTACCTTCGGCAGGCGCGCTTTATCAAGATGGAGTGTTTGACGAGTCAGTTCAGAATGGCGAAATTCAAGTTCATCCAATGTCAGCGATGGATGAAATCAACCTAAAGAACCCTGATTTATTGTTTAACGGGCAGGCACTTGAGAAGGTACTTGCAGAATGTGTCCCATCAATCAAGAAGCCTCTTGAACTGTTCGCTAGAGACGTTGATGCGATTCTGTTCTTCTTACGCATCTCAACATATGGACCTAACTTTCAGGTGGATGTGAAGCACACCTGCAAAGAGGCTAAGAGCCACTCTTACGTGGTGAACGTTGAAAACCAAGTCATGAACATGAAGCGGCTTGATCCAACCATGATCACGGTCATGAACAAGGTCCAGATTGGCGATCAGGCAGTTGTGACCCGCCCACTGAAGTATGTGGACTTGGTGAAGATCTTCACCCTGAGCGGTATGAAGAAAGACTCACTCAATGAAGATGATCTGAAGCAGATTGCCGTCGTAAACATCCTGTCAATGATTGACAATGTTGATGGTGTTTCAGATCAGAAATTTATTGAGGAGTGGGTTCGCCGCTTGACATCACCACAAATAAACCGGATCATTGAGTCATCTAAGGTACTCAATGATTGGGGCCCTTCACCAAACGTGACATTGAAGTGCAAGGACTGCGGTGAGGATATGATGGTTGAGCTACCACTGAACCCAGTGAGTTTTTTCACAGAGTGATCTTGTCGGGTGATCGTGACAAGATCATAAAGATGATCGATCAGCTGAATATCGAAAGCCGCAATCTGGTAAAGGTAGCATTCCAGATTGCGATGCGCAGTGAAAGCGCTGTGTCTTATGAAACCGCAATGCGCATATCCGCAGTTGAGCGTGACATTGTGGTTGAACTGATTAATGAGAAGGCAGAGGCTGAAAAGGCAGCCTTGAGGAAGTCAACATCTAAATCACGAGCGAAAAGATAATGGGGAGCAATGCTCCCCATTTTTCATTCTGCTGGAATCATCCACTGTATGAAAGTTCCTGGATATTGCTCAGGTTTATAGACCCACCGAGCACCATCTACCCGCAATGACACAGTGAATTTGATCTGTTCAAGTGTTCCAACGAGCACATGGCTGATCGCCATTGCAAAGCTTGGAATCGCGGGAAATAGCACAAGCGTTCCTGCTTCTGGTGTAAGGCTGTGATCAAAGGATGGAAATTCAAGCTTTCCACCATACACTTCATTCGTAAGATCGAATGGAACTGAGGGCTGGTATGACTTTAGCCAGAGATACCCGACAATGTCAACGTCCTTTGTTTTGACCCACTTTTTCCTCGTGTACTTAGCAGACTCACACCCATAAAGCTGAGCTGGTACAACCTGAGATGGCCAGAACTGTTGGAAGTGCGGTGCGTTCACCGCAACAACTTGAGCGTTGTACTTTTCCTCGATCATTGGAATGATTGAACTGAACCGTGTCGCGATGTCCTGTTCTTTTAGGAAGCACTCATGGGGGATTGGCACGGTTAATCCATCTGGATTTTTCCGATACGAAGGTCTTGCCAATGAATACTTGTCTCTAATGAGCCCAGCCCTTAGTGGAGAAATGAACTCTTCAATGACGATGAAAGGTGAATTAACCAAGAAGAATCTTCCTTGAAGGGTTTTGCCAAGACTGTAGCTGCATCCGAATTTCCTTTGTCAACAAGATCTTTCCAGCGAACTGGACAGTTGTGTCTGACAAATTCATAGTCGGCACTGACTCCTTCAACATTTGAAGTTCGCCTTGCGACAATTCTGACAGTTTAGTATAAGGCACTAGCATATTAGCCCCTTAGTGTTTTAAGCATCTCAGAGGTGAGCTCAATAATGGGCTCGCTTCCACCACAAAGTGAAACCAATGTAAGCTTCTCATTGATTGAGATTACGGCGCGATCAGACTCACACCCAATGTTTGATGGAAGCAGTGTGACGCGTGGTTCTGTCAACTCTTGAACAAGCTTAATCTTGTACAGCTGGTCTTCAATCTTCAGAGTTTCTTCCAAATCAGAAGGTTCATCTTGAACATCTGGCCCCTTCTTTTTCTTCTTTGGCTTGCCTTCATCATCAAGATCATCTGAAGGAGTGTCCTCGGTCGTAGTGACGTCATCTGCTGGGGGAGTATCATCAGCATTGTCTGCTGGGGGAGTGTCAAGATTCTCTTCACCACCCTTATCCTCAAGCTCAGCTGGGTCTAGACCAGCCAAGGCGCCGAGGAAGTCAATCAGCTTTGACTTCTCAGAATTTAGGACAACCACTTCAAGACCTGCATCCTCAAGTGCTTGTACTGCCTTGTTGATGGCGTCTGATTTTTTATGAGCCATGATCACAACTGGGTGCATAGCGCTTACTCCTTGACTTCTGTTGTTCTTGTGATCTTTGTGTCGTTGAATTTCTTGGCAACGTTGTTGTTAAAGATCTGTCTAGCATGAGCTGCGTCTGTCACATGGCTGATCTTTACTGTCCTTGACGCACGAGACCCGTCTTTGTCCGCATAGCTGAACAACACATCAAAGCACTTTTTGCCGGCAGATTCTTTCAACCCTGCAATCTTTCTGAGGGTTTCTCTTTCAGCGAACACTGCGTCTTCAGCAGCTGTTACATCTGGATCATCTGATTCAACGACAGTAGCAGATGCCTTTGCAAGCTTTGCTTGCTCGGCCAGACCACGCTTGCAAATCAAGACGCGCTTGATCAGCTTCACACCATCAACACAGATCGTCAGATCAATGCCTAGATAATCTTGATCACATGATTGTGTGGTTTGCGCGTTATCAAGATATACATTTTCAGGCAATGCTTCGGCCTTTACATCCATTGTCAGTTCATGTGTTTCCATTGGGGCGTCTGGCACTGGAACATTTTCAGTAGGCCCAATGATTGGAAGTGTGAAGTTCATACGGTGTCTCCTTATTTCGTTCTATTTAAGACGTTTGAACTTGTTTAGCAAGAACCTGCCAAAAACGTTCAGTTCTGTCACAGAGCTCATCCAGAAAGACGTACACATCTGGAATTATGAACTTTTGAGGAAAACCATCACCAGAGGCCATGATGATCACGCCCTGCCTGATATTGGTTTTGAAGAGCTCGTTGTGGGCAAATGCGTAGAACGCTAGCTGAAGTTTGTAGTCATGAACATGCCCCCAATCCTTCAGTTTTCTAGAGGTTTTGAAGTCAATGATGCTTGGCTTTTCATTGAACTCCCCAATGCAATCGAATCGCCCAGCAATTTCGAGAGATGGAGAGTAGATCGACTGCTCTTGGCACCAGGGATTGATGTTCTTTAGCAGCAGCCTAATGGAATTGAAGGCAGCTAAATCTTCTTGGCCCACATCACCCTGATCAACTGCCTCACCCTTTAGGAATCTCTCAGCAAGCAAGTGAACTGCAGTGCCATGATCAGTGGCATGCTTGGAAATGGCATCAGCTTCAGCATGACCAATCGAATCCCGCCACTGTTGTAGGGACTGCTTCTTCTCTTCTGAAGCAGACAGCCCTAACACCGTCGTGATTGACGGCAACAGCCCAACAGGAGTCTTGTAGAACCGAAGCCCGTAATGAGTTTCAGTGTCGAATGATTGGTAGTCGAAGTGCATTTGATATTTTAAGAAATCTTATACACCAGAACCCAATATTACAGGGATTAGAAGTCAGCAGCCTTTTGCAATCAGTTTACCATCATGCAATGGCGGCTTCGCCCCTAGGACATCTCTCGCGTACTAATACGCATACTTTGCGTCCTCGCAATTGCGTTCTCCCTCTTCTTGTACAGATTCTTTTTTTAGTCTTTCCAACCTTTTGGCTTGCCACCACGTGTCAGATTGGCCGTGCGCAGAATGTTCGCATAATCCAACGCAGCTTTGTAACCATCCTTAGTGTCATTGAAGAACTTCTCATGGATGATGCCATCCCAATCAGATTTCATCATCACTGCTAATGGTAGATCCTCATCTTCAGGGTCTTCAATGATGCCAACAACAATGATTGTGTCCTTATGCGAAGCTGACCCTTCATGTTTTGCCATCAGCGCGGGGCCGTATGATGGCTCCTTGACCTTGAATTCATCAAGGTAACTATTTGGAATTGCCTCCAATGCTGAAAAGGCTTCAGTTAGCATGCGTAGTGTTTTGAACATCATGATTCCTTGTTCATTTTGTAAATTGTTTTCCCATTCAGGATAAAGTCACCGTGGAGCACGTAGGTTGCGTAGAGTTGTGATTGCGTTTGGCTCTTTGCAATCGCGGCTTCACCTTTAGGCCAACGGCCCCTAATCACGAATCTGGCGTACAAATATGATTTCATGGGGTCTTTCGCAATTGCGGCTTCGCCTTTAGGAAATGGCGCCATTAGGACATCTACCGCGTACCAATACGCATACTCTGGATCTTTCGCAATTGCAGCCTCGCCTTTAGGAAATGGTGCCTTTAGGACATCTCTCGCGTACCCAAATGCAGGCCCTGGATCTTTCGCAATTGCGTCCTCGCCTTTAGGAAATGGCGCCTTTAGGACTTCTCTCGCGTACAAACGCGCATACTCTGGGTCTTTCGCAATTGCGGCTTCGCCTTTAGGAAATGGCGCCTTTAGGACCTCTTTCGCATACAAATACGCATACCTTGTGTCTTTCGCAATTGTGTCCTCGCCTTTAGGAAATGGCGCCATTAGGACATCTCTCGCGTACGCAAATGCATACCCTGGGTGTTTCGCAATTGCGTCCTCCCTCTTCTTCATCTTTTCTGGGTTGTTCTCGTACTTCTTCCAGATCAATTCAGGAACGGAGTCATGAGCTGCATCATAATGCAGCAAGGTGTTAGGTTGTGAATAGTACTTGTACAGATTCATTTTAGTTTTCCAACTAGGTTCAGATTAGAAGTCAGCAGCCTCGCCTTTAGGAAATGGTGCCTTTAGGACATCTTTCGCATACAAATACGCATAATATGAGTCTTTCGCAATGGCGCCCTCGCCTTTAGGAAATGGCGCCTTTAGGACATCTCTCGCGTACAAATACGCATACTCTGGGTCTTTCGCAATGGCGCCCTCGCCTTTAGGAAATGGCGCCATTAGGACCTCTTTCGCATACAAATACGCATACCTTGTGTCTTTCGCAATGGCGCCCTCGCCTTTAGGAAATGGCGCCTTTAGGACATCTCTCGCGTACGCAAATGCATACCTTGTGTCTTTCGCAATTGTGTCCTCGCCTTTAGGAAATGGCGCCTTTAGGACATCTCTCGCGTACACAAATGCATACCCTGGGTGTTTCGCAATTGCGTCCTCCCTCTTCTTCATCTTCATCTTTTCTGGGTTCTTCTTGTACTTCTCCCAGATGAATTCAGGAACGGAATCATGAGCTGCATCATAATGCAGCAAGGTCTCAGGTTGTGAATGGTATTTGTACAGATACATCACTTCGCCTTCGTAATCAGTTTACCATCATGGTACGGCATGAAGAACCTTTTTTTGCATACTCTTTTGAATAAGTTGTGGTCTTTGCAATCGCAGCTTCGCCTTTTGGGAATGGTGCTTTGAGCGCAATACTTGCGTATAGGTATGCAAACTTTGGATCCTTAGCAGGGCGCCTTCACGCTTCTTTAACCAGTCCAAATCATGAATATCAAAAATGTAGTCATACCAAAAGAGCTCAGGAATTGACTCATGGGCGGCCTCATGATGAAGCAATGATGCTAGATTGCTGTGTAAGAAGTACAGGTTCATTTTTCTTGCCTAAGATCTGGCGTTCACTATTTACAAATCCGTTTATCTGCTGCTGTAAATAGGCTAAAGGAAACCGCTCTCATGATTCACATTGAAGACCTAAAGCCAGAACAGTTCATCAGCCTTGTGAAGAAAATCTCCTCGATGCAGATTCAGGAGAAGCTTGATGGCGCTCAACTCTGGTTTGGCGTTGATCAAGAAGGGCAATTCTTCACGTCACGTGAAGGCAAGAGAAATGGCGCCAAGAAGATGTACAGTCCAGATGATTGGGCACCAGTTAGTGACTTCAATCAATTCAGGGCCGCCCATGCCGCTCTTGAAAAAGTGAAGGACATTGTGTTGGAGACACTATCCCCTGGCGACACCGGTGAGGCCGAGGTGTTGTACGGTGAACAGCCTAATAGTGTTTCATACTCAGTGGAACCGGTGTCCTACGTCGCCCTCCTGCGCCCAGTTGAAGGTAGCGCTGAGAACTTTGACAGGCTCAAGACAAAGTTGACTGGTCGCCAGGTAAGCGTGTCAATTCAAGCAATTGAGAGCTCAGATGGAGAGGAAGTTCAGGTGGTTGATAAGGATCTTGACGTCAAGTTCATTGAACCAGCTGAACTTGACGCAAGTAAGATCAAGGTCAATGACACCTTGCTGTCCAAATTCCAAAAGTTCCTGAATTCACAAAATGAGCAGGGCATGACAAATGGTGAAACGCTCACCATATCACTGAACAAAATTCCTAAGGAGAGCCGGAACGCCTTCAAGGAATTCAGAGAAGCATTGATTGGACAGATTCTTGAAGAGTACAAACTGCCAATCAAGGATGAACTCCTAAAGGCACTGAACGCCAAAAAACCAAACTCGATCAGCAAAGGCCCTATTGAGGGGTATGTTCTACGCGATGAAAATGGAGAGCAGATCAAGGTTGTGGACAAGGGTGTCTTCCTTGAGATGAACAAGTTCAATCAGTACTATCGGAACATGGTTCAGGGAGGGCTGACCACCACGGATGAGAACGCTGATCTTATTGATCGCGGTGGCATCATTGGTGAAATGCGAATCAAGCTTGCTGAGCTGTTTGGAAACCGTGAGCTGGCGAAGCCAGCCAATGCCAAGAAGGCCCTTGAACAATTCAAAGGTGACACTCCAGCCAGAACTATTCAGCAGTTCGCCGATGCGTCAAGAACTGCTAATGACATCATAGCCACAAAGAAGCATGCGTTAGCAATCGTAGAGCGTGCTAGACTTGACATTGAAAACCTCTTGGCTGAGTTCAAGAGCAAATCCAGCACACTGAAGAAGAAGCTTTCTGACGGCACAGAGGTCTCACTGAGCAAGGACGTGATAGCAAGAACACTCACAATCTTTGCTGAGGCAAAGAAGAGCGTTCAACGGTTAAGGGACCAGATTTCAAAAACGGCCACCACAGCTCAATTGGCTGCAGTCATCTTTGGTGGATACGCGCTTGCACTTGAAAGCCTTACTGAAGCAAAGAAGAAAACGCACAAGAAGAACACTCTCAGAAATGACATCGCAATCGCTGATTTCGCTGGCAAAGACGGCGTTCAGATGATCAGCACGTACCTCACAATCGTATTCATTTCGATGATCATTATTCAAGAGCATGACATCATTGGCATGAGAAAGCTGCGGAACCATAATCTCTCAAATCTTAAGAAGTGGGATGTTGGTATGAGTGAGTTGAACCACTGGGGTTACGCAATCTGGCATTTCAATGATCCAAAGATTGGATTGTCGATGGATGCCAAGAGAATCATCAAGAGAGCGACTTCTCAGGTGAATGACATTCTCTGGAGACGTATGCACTTGGAGCTATCATGGGATAAGCAAGTTTCCATTAATTGGAAGAATCATCAGTTCATGCTAGATCGATTCTGGAGACTGTCTGGGATTGGAAACCAAAAGCTAAATATGTTGATCAGTCTTGTTCCACATTGGGCTGAGCTTTCATTCGAAGACAAAGTCACTGCAATGAACTTGGTGTTCATGCTAGGTCTGCAGTACGCCGGGAACAGTCAGCTATTCAGACGGTTTAAGGTGATTCAGCAGAACGTGTTGCTAAATGCCTCAACCGCAGGAGAAAATCAAATGGCACTCAAAGAAGGTCTTTTGCGTGATGTGGTAAAGCTCGCTGAGGAAGATGATGCGCCTTTCGCAGGTGTTGACCCAAGCACCTCAAATGCTGCGCCTATGAACACATCGTCAATGACCACCAGCGCGAACATCGCAACTTTTCCACAGCGCCTTGGTAATTCCAAGATCATCAAACGGAAGAGAAACCCAAACATTCACCGTATGTTGCTCAAGTACCCAGATCCACGCAAGGATAAAAAATGAAATTACTTTCTGAACTAGAAAACCACATTCAAACCAAACTCAAGATGTCTGATGGAACTGATGCTGGCTCAACTGACACCGCTTCCAATAAGTCTGATGTTAGATTCTCATTGATGCGGAACATGATCAACCATGGCACTGATGGTAGCGTCACAGGTTCTGATGTGAACAACTATCTTGAGCGTGCGGCTGAGCTGAATGACCAAGTTGATTCTGTTGGTTTCGTTGTCAAGACTGACAATGGTGACTACATCGAAATCTATGTGAACGCGCAAGAAGCTGATGAGTTTGAGAAGGCATTGTCGAACATGCTTGGCATGGACAATGACATCGAAAGCGCAATCAATCAGATGGCAACACAGTTCGACATTGTTGATGTGGTTTGGCCAACTGAGCAAGGTGATCAGAGCGTCGCGCAAAGCGGTGATGAAGATAACATTGACACTCCTGAACTTGATTCGTTTATCGACAAGGATTCACCAGCCGCGTCATTTGATTCTGGTGCTGATCTCGCTGAACTAAACCCAGAGGAACCTATTGAAAACAAGTTGTTGACGCCTAATGACGACGACAAAACAAATCCTAACACAGCTGATGACGAAACTGATGAAGAATCAGATGAGGATGAAGTAGACGAAAACGACAAGAAGAAAAAGAAGAAGGAAAAGAAGGAAGGAGAGGAAGAAGCTTCAACAGATGAAAAAAAGCCTGCTAAAGTTAAGGAATCTCTATCGGATGATGTGAAAGCCCATATGGCCTCTGCGCTGAACGCAAAGAAATGGGTTCTAAAAATCAAGAGCTCTGGCGGCGTAAATGGCCTGAAAGAGTATCTGTACACCCGTGAAGGAAAAATTGTGAAGTACCCATCACTTGAAGAAGCTGAGCGCATGGCAGCTGAGCTCACAAAGCAAAAGAACGTAATTGGTGCTAAGTCAACTTTTGAAGTAAAACCGCAACTTGAGGAATCATTGATCAGAGAAGCGAATGACTTGAGTGATGGCGTTCGCGACGGGCTGTCAATGAAGCTTGACGCTCAGGGTCGTGCCTTTGTTTCTCGTCTGAAGTTGCCTATGGCAAAGCAAATTGCTGCGTTCTTCCAATTAGTTGGAATTCCTGGACGCTTCTACAACACTGCTGCTGCAGCCGATTCTGTTACTGCTGGTGCTGAATACCTTCGCCAGCACGCGGCAGCGAAGACAGCGTTCATCAATTTGTACAAGGCACTTGGAAAAGAGGCAGGGTTTGAGTTGAGTGAAGCAGCTAATCATCGCCGCGGAGATGCTGTTCAACGTTTGCTTGAAGCTATCCTTGTTAAGCTTGGCTTGCCAGAGGAACTCGTTGTTCAAGGTGGCCCAGCTGTCGTGAACACATTCCTTCGCCGTGTCGCATTGTCAATTGAGGATGACCCCTCGTTGGAAATGCTGCTCAGACGCCTTGCAAGCAGATTGAACATTTCAGCGTCAACATCAATTGAGCCTGTCACTGAAGATGTGCGGCTCGGAACTGATACATACTTCCAAGCCATCTCATCATTGTTGTCAGTGCTTGGAGTGCCAGACGCGAATTTGAATTACCAAAAGACTCAGTTGGTCACGGCGCTTCGTGCTAAGAAGCAAACACTTACCAGCCCTGGAGTAATCCTACAGAAAATTCGGGCGCTGACATCAATTATCACAGCTGGCACAAAGCAGACAACCCAATCATCACAGACAACCCAATCATCACAGACACCTCAATCATCACAAACACCCCAATCATCACAAACACCCCAATCATCACAGACAACCCAATCATCACAGACACCTCAATCAACTCAAAACCCTCAAGGAGAATGACCATGTTGAAAGACGTAGTGAACGTAATCATCAATGAGGGTAACGCCTCTGAGCTAGCAAAGCAGTACATCACTGAACGCGCCAGAGAAATCCTCGCTGAAAAGCAATGGAGCGCTGATGTTGACACGAAGTGGACACCACCAGAAGGGCTTTTCACAAAGTCAGCGGATGAGATCGCGAAGACGCTTCGTAGCAACAGTGAATCTGAAGCACAAGCAATGTCGCGCTTGAACTTTTACATCAACCGCGCCGGAAAGAACCTATCAGCTGAAGACAAGCAAAAGCTTGAAACAGTGAAGGCAAAGCTGAAGGCTGAGAAGGCCAAGAAGCGGCTGGCTGAAGGTAAGCCACACACCCAGTGACAGCGTCGCGCCACACAAGTATAGCGTGAAGCTGCCACAATGTTGAACGTTTCTGACATTGGACCTGAACGACAGCTGACGTACAGGGGCAAGGACAAGCGCTGGCCCAGCCCTCAAGGGCGAGATCTACGAGAACGACGTCATGATCGGCCGCTTCTCGCGCGGTGCCGTTCGTGATGGGTACATCCCACCGATCGAGTGCGCCTGATCAAGGACATAATGCAGCTCATGACTCTATTCCTGAATTGATCTGGAAGAAGTACAAGAAGAACCCAGAAAAGATGAAGAAGAGGGAGGACGCAATTGCGAAAGACACAAGGTATGCGCGTTTGTACGCGAGAGAAGTCCTAAAGGCGCCATTTCCTAAAGGCGAGGCTGCTGACTTCTAATCTGAACCTAGTTGGAAAACTAAAATGTATCTGTACAAATACCATTCACAACCTGAGACCTTGCTGCATTATGATGCAGCTCATGATTCCGTTCCTGAATTCATCTGGGAGAAGTACAAGAACAACCCAGAAGAGATGAAGAAGAGGGAGGACGCAATTGCGAAAGACCCAGAGTATGCATATGCGTACGCGGTAGAGGTCCTAAAGGCGCCATTTCCTAAAGGCGAAGCCGCCATTGCGAAAGACCCAGGGTTTGCATTTGCGTACGCGAGAGATGTCCTAAAGGCGCCATTTCCTAAAGGCGAGGGCGCAATTGCGAAAGACCCAAAGTATGCGTATTGGTACGCGAGAGATGTCCTAAAGGCGCCATTTCCTAAAGGCGAAGCCGCAATTGCGAAAGACTCATATTATGCGTATTTCTACGCGAGAGATGTCCTAAAGGCGCCATTTCCTAAAGGCGAAGCCGCAATTGCGAAAGACCCAGATTATGCCCGTTTGTATGCAAAAGATGTCCTAAAGGTAAACTGATTGCAAAGGAGAAGTGATGGATCTGAGTGGATCGTCAAGATGAAGCGCACTCCTGTCGAGCAGTGGACGCCAGAGATGTGGAAGTGGGCTGGCAAGCAATGTGCCTTTGTGTCACGCATGAAGGGGAACTCAGGTGCGCTGTACGACGAGAACGGCGAGCCAACCCGAAAGCCGCTGTCACTCAAGATCTGGGGTCACAATCCGCGGTGACCGCCGTGGCCCGATACGGGCATGAGCCAAACGATCGTTTTCATCTATGGCTTGAACCAGACACATCTGTCGTTCTAGCACATGAAGGGCGTGTTCCCCGAGTTCGGGGTCGCCACAGTCGATTACCAGTCACACCAGCCTCTTGCCGACTCTGTAGCGCAAGTAACCAAAACGCTGCCAAAGAAAAGGTGAGATCATCTTGGTGTGACACTCGTTGGGTGGAGTGATCAGCATGAAAGTGCACTTGCATGCAAGAGACTTCATCAAAGGACCATAGCCAAAAGGTGAAGATGCAATTGCAAGAACCGCACATTACTCATTTTGGTATGCGCGAAAGGTTCTTAATGGCCCGTTTCTAAAAGGCGAGGCCGCCGCGCCTGTTACCCTTGGCGACACGAGGCGACACCGGCTCGCCTCGGCTAAGTGCCGTGCATAACTTATTGGCTGAACTGTCCGGCGTGAGCCGGGCCTCACCGGTGTCGCCGAGGGTGTGCTCTATCGCCTAAGACGCGCTGCACTTAAGAAAAGGTGTCAAATTAGAAGGTGATCTCGTAGGCATAAGAAAAAAGGGAGCCATGTGGCTCCCTTTTTCTTTTCAGTGATCAAAAATCATCACTCTTGTTGCGGCTCAGCTGCCGCTTTGGCATCAGCCGCCTTCGCAGCCAATTCAGCCTTGACAGCTTCCTGAATCTGCCCAGACAGCATGGCCATTGCGGCCTGCGTCTTAGCAACCTCAAGTTGTGCCTTTTGCAAGTCAGCTTGGAAGGCCGAGTACATCTGGACGCCTGACTGAACTTGCTGGCTGAACTGATCAACAGCGTAAGTGATTCCGTCAACAGTGAGGGTTTGTGTTTGAGTTGTCAAAGTGTTCTCCTTAGGAATGGACATGGTATTTATTGTGGCCGGCTATCACCCGAGCAAGCCAAGGCCATCGTCTGAATCACCGGGCTTTCTAACACCGGGGATCTTCAGCTCTAGTTTCGCAGCCTGCTTTCGTTGAATGTTGCTGATTCGCAGGCTGATAGGGTCCCATCCAAGATGGACGGACTTACCGACACCACCAGAGTTACGTGATTTGACAATGTCAAAGCGGTACTCATTGGCAGCATCAAGTGCTTCGTCTTTGACCATTGCGATCGCAAGGTCAGAGGTGTTGATCTTTGAGATGCCACCCTGAATGTGGTCTTGTTCGATCTTGCGTTCTTCACGAGTTGCGACAAGGGCCCCACGGCCTAGTTGAGACGCGCTAATCATGATTGCGTCAAGGTCAAAACCGACAGCTCTCAACTCCTCTGCAACGATCTTGTCCTTTAGGAACATGTTCCCATTGTCATTGGTCTTACCATTTGTTGCCATTAGATCAAGGTAATCACTGACCACGAAGTCGATTTTCTTGCCAGTTCTGTCTTGAACCTCATTGCAGTAGCTCAAGATTTCATTTGAGGTGGTTGTACTTTCACGCATGCGCTTAATGTGAAAGTCACCGAAGCCAGCGGCCTTAGCTCTCTCAATCTGCTCACACACCTCAATCTTGTGATCGCGAATGATGAAGCCGCTGATTCGAGAGATCATCGAGTCAAGTCGGCGAGCAACGAGCTTGTCCTTCATTTCCAATGAAATGTAGACACCATTCTTGCCTTGTGATAGCAAGTTGTACGCCAAATTAGTCATACCAACCGACTTACCACCACCAGAGTTCGCTAGGAACAGGATCAATTCCTGAGTCTGAACGCCGCCAATAACCCGATCAAGATCATCCCAACCAGTCTTGATGATTTGCTCTGTCTCCTCTTCGGTCAGGCGGGCGGCCGGGTCGTCAAAATAGTTGATACCAAGATCAGTGTGCAGTTGAATCTGAACTGCGTTCTTGATCATCTCGAGCATTTTACCGAGATCACCATTCTCAATCATCTTTGGTGATTGCAGTACCGCTTGGGTGACAGCTCTGATCTGACAGAACTTAGCGATTTCAGACGCTAGGAAGTTCATGTCAATTTGAGAAATATTTGTGATGATTTGAGGTAGTTGAATCTTCGTTGCGGTCTTGAAGATTTCAGGCGACGGTACACCTCGGTTCTCTGCGAAGAACGTCTTTAGGAACTTCACACCATCTTGGTACTTGGCGTCAAAGTACACAGGCTGTAGCAAGTGCTGAACGCGCGCAAACAGCCCAGGATTTCCAAGCATCGCACTGATAAACATCGTCTGTGACTCTTGGTCAATCATCATAATCAGATCCTTTGCAATTTTGCTAGTGCAAGTTCCATGTCAAGCGCAAGTGTGCTTTGCACAGAAACACCACTTGTTGTCTTTATGGTACTCGCCTCCGTAATGTGCGAAACCACGTATCGTATTGTGTAAAGAAGCCCAAATTGTAAAACGCTGTCGTTTACGTCTGAACACCCAACTGGGACAAATGAAACCTTCCAGCCATTGCTGATCGCAGCATGACCAAGCGCACCACCAGGTGTGTCGCGATCGACAATTACGACCTTGTCTCTTCGTGTTTTGTTCAACAGCTCAACCTTTGCTTGGTTCAGCTTTGACCCAAGTAATGCTACACCATCGAGAAAATACGCGTTGAAAATTCCCTCTGAAATGAACAGCGGTTGTGTCTTTGAGTGATGGATGTTGTTGAACCCCCAAAGCACGGCCTCTTTAGGAACAGCAGGTGATTTGAACCGCGGTCGATCATCAGGATTTATGGCTCTCGCCTGCCAAAAAATGATCTTGTCCTCGCGATAACATGGCAGAATAACTCGGTTCAGAAACTGCGGGTCAAGACTGAAATGCGCGTTAATGGCAAGTGGATCTACACCACGTCTCTGCAGATAAGCAATGATTGGTGCTTGGAACTCTGGCTTTTCAGGCGACCCAATTGGATATGATCTTGGCGGCAGTTGAACTTCTGGAGTTGCAAGGCTGTACTTCGGCTTCAGATCCTCTACAGTGATGATTTCACGTTCTCTCAGAAAAAAGCTGCCACCTAGTGCCTGGCTAATCTCATCTCTGGAAATACCAAAGCACTCTAAAATCCGGTAGCCATTCTTTGAAAGCTTTGCTGAGTCTCGTTCATAGCTGAACTTTTCGCCACAGTTGAAGCACCCGTAAAACATACCAGCATCATCAATTTTGAAGCCGGCCCGCTGAGTGTGATCATTGCAAACAGGGCATTTCACACCCCTAAATCCAGTGCCGCCTAGTGCACCCATGCTCACCCTGGCCTCCACCAGGTCAATCAGCGATGTGAACTTCATAGCCTATCATTCTTTCTGTTCGGTGTGAGCCGGCGTCGCCTCGGTGGCACCGGCCATACCTTTAACACTGAGCTTAAGGTGTAGATCATTCATGACCTTTGGCAGATCAGTCAGGTACTTTGCAGGAATACCATCTAGCCCGTCGTGTGCCATAATTCCATGCCGTTCAAAGGCCTCCCAAATCATGTATCGCGCTTCACGCTCCCACATGAAATACGAACTGAACACTGACTTTTTGTTCTCGTTTGTTGGGGCTTTCTTGAACAGCGCAATGCAGATCATCTTTCTGGCATTGTCAAACTGTCTGCTGATTGACCTCAACCTATCACCAATCCTTATCAAATCATCAGCGCTTGCAGTTGGGACAATATCGAGGATCATTTCAGCCACCGCAGAGTGCCTAGCAGCATTCAAGATCACGCTGGCTGAAATGCGAGATCCATTCGCAAGTGACATCAAGATGTTCTTCATGACGCCCTTGTGTTCCTTGGTGTATTCCACCATCAGGATTTCTTCACAGAGCTCTCGTCTGAACGCCTCTTTGTCTGCCAACAGCTTCAGCAGATCAGGAAACAGCGCCCCGAGTTGATCTTCTGGAATCTCTTTTCGAAGCGTGTTCACAAGGAACTGCACGTAAGCAGAGTCAAGATCGACTGCTGTCCCAAACAATCGCTCACGAAGCCATGTTGGCCAGTTCTCAATGCCCTTGATCGGCCACACAGAGGTGTCGCGCAGGCCCAACTTGCCAGCTGGTTTGAAGTGAAAGTTTAGTTCAGGTGGCTGGTGTCGTAGCCACTTCAACTGCAAGATAATGTCAGGACGAGGTGAACGGCTCAGCCGCTCGAAGATGTAGTCCCAATCAATGTTTTCTTGCAGATAGACCTTGCTGATGACGCAATCATCAGGCCTTGGTGGGACGTGGTATTGGAGTTCATTTACAATCCCACAAATCTCATCTTCCTCTGTAGGTGGAAGAATCTTTGGTGTCAGTGTAGACAACTCAAATGTGTCTTCAATCTTGAAGCCTAGCTGTCGAACATCGAAGAAGTGATCAACAACAGCTCGATAGTCTCTTAGATTTTCTCTGAGTTGTGTCAAAGGGACTTTGATTGAACAAAGCCCGTTTGGGGTCATTTTTGCCTGTGAGTGTTTCCAAAGAGCGGCAACATGCAAGATCATCTCTTGCCGATCTTTGACTTTTTCAGAATGCACGCGCTTCAGATTCGGATAGAACCGAGTCCAATGAAGAATGCTGCTTTTTTCTAAGTGCTCCATATGGGTTATTGTACCTAGCGCCAATAACCCATGCGACCTCAACTTAGGTCACATTACACCACTCCAACGTGGGTTCAGATTTGCGTCAACCCAATTTGGGATGTAGCCATACGCCTTGTCAAAGAGCAACACTTCCCAGCGTGTTGCTGATGCTGTTCCAACAGTACTGATTTTTGGACGAAGAATAATGAACTTCGTCGTTTCTGCTGTCTTTGGATTTGCAAATTTCAGCTTCAGCGGTTCATCCATACCAGCCAAGAACAAGTGAACTTTACCGTTTTGGCACTTGATTTCAAAGGTTGACGGCTGAAGCTGAATTGAGTGAATGATTGATGGGTGTGGTGTTGGTAGGGCTTGCATGCCCTTAGTGCGTTCGCAGAAAGCAATGAGACTTGACAAAAAAGCTGAGTACGAAACTGGATTCATTCTGTACTGTGGAATGGCCGCCCTGAGTTGATCACGAGTTGGAGGGGTGTAAATTCCATGTCCACGTTGCTTCGCGTTGAATGGCCCAAGAAACTCTTCGGCTTTGCTGTACACGTGGTAGCTTACAGCGACCAAACCAAGCAAAGGCCCGTAATCACCAGACGCAAGTTCTACGTCAGTGCGTGTTGTCCATTGAGGTGTCATGAATTACTCCTTAGATTTCAACTTTATTGCGGTTCTTCTGCGTCTAGCCCGCTTCTTAGCCAATTCTTTTTTCTCATCTTCTGTTCGATGAGCTGGGTGTATGTACCCAGATTGATTGGTGGAATGTAAATCATGGTATGCTAGAAGTCCCCTCAAGAACTCCTCTGGCGCTTTGATACCATATCGACGCAGTGTGTTCATGACCTTGCCTTCGGCGGCGTTGCACCCCCGATGCAGCACAGCACGGACGTGCCCGTGAGTGTGATCATGGTCTAAAACAGCCTGCTCCTCTGTGCAAGGCAACTTGCAAATAGCGCAGAAAAAGCCTTGCTTTTCGAGCAAGGCTTTTCGTACCGTCTTAACGTCTTTTGCTTTTAGTTTTTTAGGTTCATTCATGAACCTTATTTAGCTGAGCCAGTTAGACAGGCTTGAATGTGTCTTCGAACTCAGCAGATGGAACCACCACATACACGAACTTGGTGCCATTCACTGTTTGCATCAAGTAATCACCGTCATTCAGCACCTTCGTTTGGTCACCTAAGTCAATCTGAAGAGGATCACCAGAGTGTTGAATTGCGCGGTTCACGGTTGGATCAGTGTACTTTATAAACCCTTCAACGTCTGGCGTCTGCGATGGTTGAAGTGGCTTGAACAGATCTTTCAGTTGAACAGCTGTGTACGAACCGAACTTCTTACGGGATCCACTTGATGTTGTGAACACGTCGTACTTGTCACCATTCGCCTTTACTTCGTAAACCTCAGCGCTAGTGTACTTCTTAGCACCTGTGCTGTGTGACTTCCAGTACTCTTCAGCTGTGAGCTTTTCAAGATCCTCTTCAAACAGACGTACCCCAAAATCTGATAACTTCATCAATCTCTCCTTGTTTTCTCTATTTAGGAGATGGTGCTGAACCCAAATTGCTTTGTGACTGTCATTGTTCGATCAAGACGGCCAATGATTTGTGGGCTATGACTGATTACGAACACAGTCATGTCTTCATCTCTTGCCAGATCCTTCAGAATCTTGATGATACCATCAATGCCTGGTGTGTCAAGAGCACCACCCTCTAGCTCGTCGACAAAGAACAGATTAACGGACATGTGGAGCTTGTGTGTGACATTTCTGAAGGCAAGTGCCATTGCGATGTTCACTCGCTTCTTCTCGCCATTTGATAAGTTCCCAAAGTCAAGCTCGCGACCATACTCACTCAATGTGCATGATAGGTCTGGGTTAAAGGTGACGCGGTGCGGCAAACCAAGAATTGTTGCATAGAAGTTCAACCGCTGGTTCAGATATGGAATCAATGAATTCAAAATCCGACGACGCACGAATGAGTCCTTACTTGTCAAGAGCTTTAGCAAGAATTGCTGGTGTTCCTGGCGGCGCTTCAGAGCGTCAAACTCCTCCGTCTGAACCTTTACTTGTTCCTGCTCCATGAGCGCTTGCAGCGCCTCGGTGTGCGGGTTTACTGCAACACGTAACTCGTCAAGCTTTGTTTGGGTCAGTGTGGAGTTCTCGCGGATTGACAGCAGTGAAATCAGATCTTGGTGCTTGATCTTGCTGGTCACCTCGTTCAGTTCACTTTCAAGACGCTGCACCTCAGTCTTGAGCGCTTCAGCATTTGTTGAAAGGCCCTCGAACTGAACTGCCATCTGGTCAATCTTACCTAGTGTAATGGCCAGCTTTTCCTTGGCTGAGGCAAGGTGCTGTTCGCAGTACGGGCATATTGAGTTCTTGAGTTTTTCCCCCTCAAACAAATGCCGGTCCAAGTCGGTGCTGACTCGATGATGCTCCTGCATCACGGTCTTATACCGCTGCTTTGCACTAGACAGTGCCGCAGTGAGTTCTGCCTTTTGTTGGTGTAGAGCCTGTTCAGCCACAAAGTCGATGTCGCCGATGCGTTTCAGATCGTGTTCCATACGGAAGATCTTGTCTTGGCGCTGTGATTCCCACGTAAGGATTCGGTTCTCAGCGTCCTTGATCTGCTTCACATGAAGCTCATTCGCGATCTGCTGTTGCTTGATGATGGCTTCTTGGACCTTAATGTCTGTCTCAGTCGCTCTGATCAGCTCCTTAAGCTTCACTGCCCTCTCTGACAACATTGAGATATTGAACAGCTCTTCGATCAGATTACGCTGCTGCGCAATTGGCCGATCTAGGAACGGTGATGATGACCCAGAGAAGATCACCATGATCACGAACAGCTCGAATGAGATTCCAATGATGTCTTGGATCATTGCATCACATTCAGTCACACCCTTTCCAGGAGTGATGTCCTCTCCATCTCGTGTGATGTTGATGTTATTTGTTTCACCACGTACACGAGTCACCGTGTACTCTATGCCTGATTTGATAAAGGTCAGGGAGACCTCCATCTTGGTGTTTTTGGTAGCATTCGTGTTGTTGATCAGCCGCTGTAGACTGATATTGTCAAACGGCTTGTTGAACAGCGCGTAACAAATTGCATTCAAAATTGTTGTCTTGCCAGATCCGTTTGATCCGCCCTTGTCAAGATTAACGCCTTCAACCAGAATGGTACCAGGCTCACTCAAGTTCACCTCAATTGGTGAATTCCCAAATGACATGAAGTTCTGAAGAACAAGACTGATGAAATGAAGATCGAACTGCTTCATTGGTCCAATTCCTTGTAAATCGCGATGAGCTCTACTGGACTGATATTAGGTGATGGCTGAACGCCCTCGGCAATCAACTGTTGAACAGTGGCATCTAAAGAGGAAGTGTCAAGTTCCGTTGCCAATTCAATACCATCGTTCAGCGTTGACATTTTGGTCTCGATGTCTTCCTCAATGCAGAACTCACGAAGATTGAATTGCTTAGTGAACTCATCTCGCAAGAGCTGAACCTCAGAGTAGGTCATATCAACATCAAGAATGCATCGAACACGACCACCATTTTTGAACACTGGCGCCTTCATCAGCATGTCTGAAAGCAGCATTGAGTAGAAGGTCGGCCCATCATAGTCGAAGAACTCAATGGTCTCAGACTCTAGGTCAAGCAATGCGCAACCGCGCTCCGTGTCCCACACATCACCGTAGTTGGTTGGGAATGTGTTCCCAATGTACACGATGTTCTTGTTTACCTGACGCTTGTGGAAGTGACCAGAGAGAATGTATTTCGGGCCGAAGAACAGATCAGCATCTGGCCCATGATCAAGCATCTTCGTCTGTCCAGTGACGACGAAGTTCTTGAACTCAAAGTGCCCAAGCACGAACTTGTATTTGTTGATCTGCTCTGCCTGATCAATGTATTCTTGCTTGAACAGGAATGGAGCCGCCAGCACCGTGTCACTGAGCTCAGTGGTATCACTGATCAAGTGAAAGTTCTCTAGGCTCTTGTAGGGTGCAGTGCTGAACACTGACCTATTGTGTCTGAAGAATAGGTCATGGTTACCAACAATGAAAAACACTGGTAGGCCAAGCGCGTTCAGCGCATCGGCGCACTCTGATGCAACTTGAAGCGTTCTGACATTGATGGCTGATCGGTTCTCGAACCAGTCGCCGAGAAAGGCAATATGGGTTGCCTTTGTGTCTTTGGCTTTCCGAATGAACCAAGCAATGAATTCAGAGCAGTCTTGAAGATGCTGCTCTGAATTCAGCCTAGCGCCAAAGTGGATGTCAGTGAAACAAAGTAAACGTTTGATGTCAAATTTCATTGGCCGTATTTCAAGTGGTGTTGAACGGCCTAATGCTATTTTAGCTATCAGGGCAAGCCCGACTTTTCATGATTGGGTTATTCGTCACTTCTACTCGAAAAGGCCGAATCATCAGACGACATGCCACCATCAAAATTGAATGAGGGATTTGCTCCAGCAGCAATCAGCAACAGGTCCTTGACCTTTCGCTCACCACGCTCAGTGTCAAGATATGAGAGAAAACTGCGGTAAACAGCAGTGCTGTAGTATGAGAACGGATTCGGACTGTCACTCTTAGTCGGATCAAACTTGTGCCAATTCGAACAGAGGTTCAACACAGCTGTCGCCACCATGTCTTCACGCCATGAAAATGATGCGAACCAAGGGTGATATGAGTACCGCTCTGCAATGAGCATCAAGTACTTTGCAAGGCGATCAGTAAGAACGCCCTTTTCCCTTGCCTCAAGGAATGCTGCTAAAAGATCTTTGTTGTCAACGTAATGCCCCTTTGTTGATGTTGAGCGCTCACGTTTTGCTGGTTTAACTTTTTTGGGTGCCGTCATTGAACTACCTAGGTGAAGAAACGGCTCTAATAGGTATTGTATTTGGGTTATGCAGCACAAGACTGGGGCTCTCAGGATCAAATCGACGAACTTCACTGCTGGCTAAATATGAGGTCACCCTTAAGAAAAGTGCAATGAAAAAAGTAGCAATCATCTTTGGTAGATTTCAACCACCGACAATTGGGCATTACGCACTCTTTGATAAGGTCAAGGCGTACGTTAGAAAGAATCCAGATATGGAAGTAGTTCCCATCTGTGCCATCATCAATGGTAAGAAAACCTCTGAAGACCACACCAGAAACCCATTGAGCCCTGAGGAGCGCAAGGCAATTATGCATGCCTCGAAACGTGCCGATGGTATGAAGATCATTGTCGCAAACTCGGTAATGGACGCCGTGAAAAAAGTTAAAGCTGAAGGACTAACGCCAACAGTGATCGCTGGTGGCTCTGATCGGATCAAGGCTTACAAGAAGTTGTTGGACAAGTACAACACTGCAGAGGACGGGTCAAAGATTGATCACACAATCATCGAGCTCAATCGAAATGAAGAGTTCAACGAAGACTCAGCAAATGAAATGCTGAAACTTCTTGATGATGATTTTCCAGTGCACTTGGTATCTGGATCACTTGTTAGACATGCAGCAAAGTCTGATAACGTAGCGGCAGTGTCAAAGTTGGTTCACGTTTCTCCAGAGATTGCCACAAAGATCATCCGTAAAATCAAAGGACCAGCATCATGAGCTTAATGAGCAGTCTTTCAGGCTCACTTCCATCATTTGGAACTGGCACAGTTTCAGATTCTTTGGTGAACAACACATCGTCTGACGTGTCTACAGCACTCAGCGAGTCATTCGAAAAGATCCAGTCATCGTATGGAAACTTGAATTCATTCACTGGCCTGTCAAGCGCTACTGAATCATTCAAGTCAATTTCAACTGGGTATGACCTTGGTACACTGAGCAACACGTACTCCTCAGTTGGAAGCTCTGTTGCATCTGCATCGGCCAGCGTGTCACAAGTCAGCGCAACTGCTGTGAATGCGTCTTCTGGAAATGCTGTCACTAATCTCACCGGTCACAAGGTGAAGCTCACCTCAGCTGCGTCAAATGGAGCTGCATCGGCAATCGTTGCAAATGTTAATTTTCCAGTTGACCCGTTTACACAAGATGTTGTTGAGTTCGATAACATGCCACAAGTAGGTGAACGTCGAAACGCTGAGTACGAGGCAATTTCACCACCACAAATGCCTGGTGAATTTCAAAAGTACAAGGGTACAAAGTCAACGGGATGGCAGATCACTGCTAAGTTCACCTGCAGAACTAGTGATGAAGCAAAGCGGAACTTCATCATGCTGAACACACTTCGTGGTTGGGTGATGCCTTACTTTGGAGAAAAGCAACGCGTGCAATTCCAGAACAAGCTAGGAGCGCCACCACCAATCGTGATGTTCAGCGGCTGGCGAGGGATCGTTGGTGAAGTACCGACCGTCATCACTGGCCTGAACTGGACATGGCCAACAGATGTTGACTGGATTCCAACTAGCATCAAGGATGCAGATGGTGAGTTCATTCCATTTCCAACAGTGATGGATGTGAACATTGACTTGATTGAATCATTCTCTCCACTTCAGTTCAACGGTTTCGATTTGGTGTCATTCAGAAATGGAGACATGGTGAGTGCATTCAGAGAGTCAACAAGCACGAACGAGTACGTGTCAGAGTCAACATCAAGTTCAACCGCCAGCGCATACACATCAACAAGTTCTGTTGTTACTACAAGTGATGGATCAACGGTGAGTGTTGAATCAGCTACCACAAGTTCAACCACCAGTACGTCTGAAACCGTTTATAACAACTCAGGATTAGCATCTAGGGCTGATGCAATTAAGAAACCATCCCAAGAGTATGGAATGGACGTCTCAAACACACCAAACACACCATGAACATCTACAAGCACCATTCAGACCCAAAGTCTCTTAAGCATTATGACGCGGCGCATGAAGCTGTGCCAAAATTGGTTTGGGAGAAATATAAGAATAACCCAAGTGAGCTGAAGAAGCGGGAAAATGCGCTTGCAAAAGACCCAGTGTATGCATATCTTTATGCTACAGATGTCCTCCACGGCCCATTTCCAAAGGGCGAAGACACGATTGCAAAAAGTTCCGTGTGTGCATATCTTTATGTTAAAAATGTCATCAAGGGCAGATGGCCACCTGGCGAACCAGCAATCGCGAAGAGCAACGGGTTCTCATTTGAATACGGAAAATTCTTAGGTGACCCAGATTGGAAGAAACACCTCACACCTCGTGGAAATAAATAATGGCTGAAAAGAACTCAACTTTACTTTCATCGTCACGGTATACAGCTGGTGGCCAGACCGAGGTGAACAGTTCAGCATTGGAATGGTGGGAGAGAACCCAGTTCCAGACTGATGAAACTGATTTGATCTATGTTGTGGATTCACTAACTGCAGGCAGAATCGATCTGATTGCAGCTGCTTACTATGGAGAAGACAAGTGGTCAATGTGGTGGCTAATTGCTCAGTACAACGCAATTCTTGATCCTGAACAGGAGGTTTCAGTTGGTCGAGTTCTTCGTATTCCAACCAAGTCAAGAGCACAACAGCTAATGCAAGGCCGACTTGGTGGGTACACAAGCACACGAACAGTGCCGACTAATCCAATTACCCCGATCGTCTAATGGCAAAGATCAAAAACCCCCTTGATGAATACCAATCACACAGTATTCATTACGTGCTCTTAGCAGCTAGATCCACTGAAGCTGTCAGAAGCTTTACTGAGCCAGCGTCAAATCAAGAGATGCTGGCTCGAATTGATAGCGCAACGGCACTTGGATCTGAGATAAAGACGATTGACAACAACTCAGCGTTCTTGGTCATTGACACCCGTCGGTTCTCGCAATTCACGATCGATAACTTCGCGCTAACGACCAGTGTTGCTGGGTTCAATGTGCCCGGCTCAAGATCACCGAACGCTGTTGGGCTAGAAATGTCATTCAATGTGATTGACAGTGTTGGCATTTCCTTTGCGAACTTTCTTCAGTACATTATGGATCAGAAGCTGCAGGTGTCATACCAAGGCATGACACTACTGCTGAAGATTCTGTTCATTGGGCACAAGCCAGACGGGTCAACTTCGTTGATTCAATCAACAAGCATTCCATGCATCTTCTCTCAGATCCAAGTTGATTTGAATGAGGTGCGTGGCATTTATGAGTGCAAGTGCTACCCAATGATCGGTGTTAGCACGAACTCCAATTACAACTTTGCCTGGAGTTCAATTGGCACGGCCTCTTCGTACTTCACTGGCAAGAGTGCGAACACCCTTGGTGCAGTGGTTGCATCATTTGAAAAGCAGCTGAACGATCTGTCAATGGTTCGGTACAAGCAGCTGAATGCTCAGATCAACCCAACACCAGGGGCAACAACAGTTGAGACCACCAGCAATTTTGGGCGACCTGTCCAGTACATGATCACCATCCCAGCATCTTGGGAGAACTTTACCTTTGCTGGTCCGACAACTGGGGCGGCCACTGAAATCAACTTCAAGACCTTACTTGAGAATGAAGAGGCCAAGCGTAAGAACGAAGCCACTAAGAAACAGGCAGCGAACAAGAACTCACCTGCTACCGCCAAGGACAGCTATGTTGCGGTAGACCCCGAGCTGTCGCTAACTGAAGTGCTTGACAAAATCTTTGAGCAGACAATCGAAGTAGCTAAGCTTGGTAACTTCTCAAAGACGAACAAGACCACAGCTGTGAAGTTCTACAAGCACATCGTGTCAATCACCAGTGATGACACGAACTTCACTGTGCACGTTGATGTGGTTGAGTTCATTGTGCCAAACGTCGACATGGCAACCAAAGAGAACTCGAGCGGTGATTACCCTCAAAATCTGTTCACCCAAACAACAGAGAACGGGGTCGTGAAATCAGTGCCGAAGAACTTTGTTGAATATGACTACATCTTCTCTGGAAAGAACCTTGATGTTTTGTCTCTTGATCTGAAAATTGAGAACTTGAACATCATGCTAATGCAAGGCGTCAAGCTTGGGCAGAGTGAGTTGTTCGTCACGGCTGATGAGGGGCAGAATCAAACAGATGGGAACACAACAAGCACTGACAAACGGAACGTGTATGGCATGCGTGCAAAGGACCCAATGCTGCTGCCAAAGAGAACGCACTTGGAGCGTCAGAATTTTTCAAATTACAGCGCGATCGCGGGTGACACAGATGGTGAAACGCCACAGTCTGTGGCTCAGCAGTACACAAGAAACATTTCAGCGTTCTACAACGCGGGTCCAATCACGGCTAAATTAGAGCTCCGCGGCAACCCTGACATATTAGTTGGTGTGACTCTACCAACCATTCAGCAGCATGTGAACTCGGTGACAACCGGTGCATCCGGCACTAGTTCTGTGAATACTGGAGTCAAGTCAGAGTACAGAGCGGCGTTCGAGAAGTCGCTTGGCATTACCTCTGGCGCCACCAACAATGGCGACGGCACTTTCACCCTGACGTCAAAGGCCTTCACCGGCCCAAGCTTTACCACTTCACCATTATTCTTCAAGGTGAATGTGTACGGTCCAAATGTTGATTTCAGAACAAATGAGCAGCTCAGCGGTGATTACTCAGCACAGCTGTTCTACGACAATTTCTACTGGGCTGGCACAATCAGGAGCCTAATCAGTGGATCAAGATTTACACAAGAGGTTGAACTTCACTCGTTCAGTGTGTTTGGTTACCCTGGGCAAACAGTTCAAGGCGCAACCTCGTCAACCGTGAAGGACGTGTAATGCTGCGTGAAGGCGTTGTGCTTGACACTAATGATCCCCAGCAAATGGGGCGTCTAAAAATCTGGGTGCCGTCGGTTGATGGTGATGAATACTCCATTCAAGATTTGCCATGGGCTTCGTACGCAACCCCAATTGGGGGGCAGACACGTGATTTCCCGGCCGGTCCAGCCGGAACAGTTTCATCTGGACTTGTCTCATATGGCTTCTGGGCACCACCAAAGGCTGGTGCCCTCTGCTACGTCGATTTCCTATACAATGATCCAAACCGCCGTGTCTACGTTGGTTCATATTTCAGAGACCACGGAAACAGATCACTGCCTGCTGGGCGGAACAGACCTGACATTGCAGCAGGCCCGTTGACTGACACGTTTGAGCCAGTTCAGCCTGCTGCTGCAAATCTGAAAGTGCAGTTCAACAACAAGCTTACGGCCAGTGAAGCACAGACTCGTGGCGTCTATGAGCGCGCCGTCGCGCAGGACAAGACTGAGAAAGATGGAACTGAAGGCTATCAGACTGATGTAGTTGACTCTGCGGCACTTGATCCGCAAACATACTGCATCACAACACCCGGCAGGCACTCAATCATCATGCAGGATAATCCTGCAACTGGAAGAGTCAGAATCAAGACCGCAGCTGGACATCAGCTCATTATGGACGACGCTAATGAGCGGATTTACGTTTCAACCGCTCAAGGCAGGTCGTGGATTGAACTTGATCAGGATGGACGTGTCCATGTTTACGCCGAGGGTGACATTGGTGTCAGCACTGGTGGTGACATGAACATCACCTGTGTTGGTGACTTCAAAGTGTCAGCGGCAAACATTCACCTTCAATCAACCGGTAGCATGTACCAAGCCGCCTGTGATGATTTCAACATCTCAGGTAAGGGGGTAAATATTGATTCTGGCGCAGCTATGAATTTGTTAGCCGGCGGGAACATCATTCAGACTGGAGCAAACATTCACCTGAATGGGCCAACCGCTGAAAGCGCGAGCTGCCCTGAAAGCCCAACGATCGTGCCAACACACGAGCCATGGACTAGAGCTGCTTCATCTATGACAAGAAACAAGAATTGGAAAGCATGATGGCTAGAGCACTACCACTTTATCGCGGGTTCAGCACGGCTAACTTCTTGCAGGACAAGAAGGCTGGGTTCATGCTTACGAACCTTGAGCTTGTAAAGCAGGACTTGTTGAACTTCATTTACACTGTACCAGGTGAGCGTGTTGGAATGCCATCATTTGGCACGAGAATTCCACTCCTTACCTTTGAACAGGCTGATCAAAAGACATTGGAAATCATCAAGGCTGATTTGCAAAAGGCGGTTGACTACGACCCTAGACTACAGCTCAAGGATCTGTCAATTCAGGTGCTGCCAGACAACAACATGATCGCTGCATTCATGGACTTGTACTATGTGGAATTGAACATCACTGAAACGCTGAAGCTTGAATTCAGCATGACCTGATGCATCGGCCATCAATGTAAATACCACAAGGTCCAACGACAAAGATACAACATGTCACTTCGCACTTCATATTCAGCCGAAACGTGGGAATCAATCTACCAAGCATTTAGCGAGGTGAACTTTACTGCGTACGACTTTGACACGATCAAGCAGTCTCTCATTGACTACCTTCGGATTTACTACTCTGAAATCTTCAATGACCTGACAGAGTCGAGTGAACTCATTGCAATGATTGAAATGTTCGCCTACGTGGCTGAGCAACTCTCATATCGTGTTGACATGTTGTCACATGAGAACTTCATTACGACTGCACAACGTAAGCAAAGCATTCTCAGACTTGCAAAGCTGATTTCATACAAGGCGACCAGAAACATCCCTGTGCGAGGGCTTGTTAAGTTCACATCAGTGACAACCACTGAGCATGTCATTGATAGCCGTGGTATTGATTTGTCTGGTGTGACAATCACGTGGAATGACCCGAACAACAGCAACTGGAAGGAACAGTTCTTCTTGGTTATGAACCGTGTTTTGACTACACGATATGGGCAACCACAAAAGTCATTCCAAGTGAATGATGTGAACTTGGATCTTTATTCGCTTGACGCTGATCTGACATCGTTCACGAATGGCGTTTTTCCTTACACCGCAAACACAGGGCTGGACAGCTTTCCGATGGAACTAGTTCCGGCTGATCTTGATGCAGATGGCCCATTTGAACGTGAGCCAGATCTATCAGCTTCGTTCTCAATCTTATACGCTGATGACGGTATTGGTGATGGGTCTGACTACACGGGCTTCCTTGGCTACACAAAGCAGGGCACCCTGACAAAGGTTGATCTGAACATCAAAGACAAGTTACCAAACCGTAAGTTGACATTCCTGCCAAACAACGTGAATGACACTGACGTGTGGGTTCAGCAGGTAAATTCAAACGGTGACATTGCCGCAAGATGGGCTCAAGTAGACACTATCAGTGAACAGAACTTGATCTTCAACACTGACAGAACCACTCGTGCAAAGTACGAAGTTGACACTCTCGAAAATGATCAGATTTCAGTTCTGTTCGGTGATGGCGACTTTGCTGATATGCCGCAGGGGTTGTTCAGATTTTGGATGAGACAGTCGATTAACCGATCAATTGTCATCGCAAAGAACAAGATTGTGAACACGGCAATGCCAGTGACTTATCAGTCAAGCACTGGCAACAGCGAGACGTGCACATTCACGTTCAGCTTGTGCTCTACTCTTCAGAACGGCTCTGGCTCTGAAACGATTGAACACATCAGACAATCAGCTCCAGCCACTTACTATTCACAGAACCGAATGGTGAATGGACAGGACTACAACACGTTCCTGTTGAAGGACCCATCAATCCTTCGGTTGAAGACGATCAACAGAACCTTTGCTGGCCAACCAAAGTACATCGACTGGAACGATGCATCTGGGTCATATGAAAATGTGAAGCTGTTCGGCGATGATTTGGTGACGCGATATGAGCTTGGTCTTGACTCACTGACGACCACGGTTTCTGGCCAAGCCCTTATCGACTCTGTGATCGAACCACTGTTGTCGACAAATGGAATGATCACAGCGCTTACTCACTTGTCTGCTACAGATGCTGCAACTGTCGGTGTTGTGTCAACGCCAAGAACCTCCTTCATTGAGGACAACAGGTCTGGATTGTTCTCATCATCAAATGGTTACGTGAAGCTGATTGACGGTACAACTCCAGATGGATCATTGAAAGAAAAAACCGCCATGCAAGGTCTGATTGACAGACACTGGTATGGTGAACCACTTTCCTACGTCGAAGGCACGAACAATCAGATTTGGGCCGTGATTCCTGACCCAGCGCTCTATCCAAAGGATGACTCACGGATCTATCAATCTACTGTGCCTCGCACAATTGACGGTGTTACAAAGTATCCACCTGGTGACGTTGGCTCTGGGCTGCAGCCAATTGCTGAACAAGATTACTTCGCACTGAAGTTCAATAGAACCATGCTTGGCATTGGCTCTGGTACGTTGACATTGTCAACAACAGATGCTGCGATAATCAACGGCACTTACACAACTTACGTTGGTGGTGTCCTAACAACTGTCCCAAATGCAGACGTGTGGACGATTGAAATCGCGGCTGACGGTGAAACCTTCTATGTGCGCTCAAGCATTCAGGGCACACTGAGTACCGGCGTCGTTGGCAACACATACCAAGTTCAACCTCCAGGCAGCCAAACATCTGTGAGCTTCTTCACGATTACAGCTGGTAGTGTTCCATTTGAACCTGGTGACGCTTTCGTGATTGACACTATCAATGGCGTGTTGACACCTCGCACGTCAGCTTATCATGTGAACTACAACAGCACGGGAGTGATCAATCTAAACGGTTGGTGGGAGATCCTAGGGTACTCACAGCTCCCAGATTTTGCTGGTGGAACGATTTCAGTTGGGCAAGAGCTCTTGTTCACGCAAGATGTCACTCAATACAGCTGGTTGATTTTCATCAAGAAGCTATCCGTTGGCTATGAAATCCACTATCGGAACTTGTCATTGGCAGTTGAATCTAACACAACAAACTTCTGGTACAATGAAGTTGATCAACTCATTGACAATGACACTCAAAAGCGGGTGTTTGACAACATCAAGATCCTTCGCTCTAATCTCGATGTGAACAACACAGTCTTGAAAAAGAACCAGATCTATGATGTGGTAGGACCAATCAAAGACAGCACCGGCGTCACAAACTTCAATAAGCTCCAAATCATGCCAAGTGACATGTTGCAAACAAGCACTTCTGGCGATTTGACACCAGACTACATGTTGCAGTTTGAGACATTCAGTGCTGGTAGCTACGAGTACTACGTGATTGAGCCTTCATCCTCAACGATCACCCTATTGACCTCAAGCACTGACATTGCAACGGCCGCGGCTGCATTCAGTGGTGTGAGCGCCGGCTCGTTTACCGCATGGGGCACAGACGGAACCGTGTTCGGTAGAAGACAGCGCATGCCAGCCATCTCAAGTGATGACACCGGTCTTGACTTCATGTGGCAGCACTTTGCACCATACACGAACATGATTGATCCTTCACCAACGAACATTCATGATGCTTACCTGATTACACAGGGGTACTATGACGGCATGGTTTCATACATCAATGGTGAGCAATCGAGCGCCCCAGATGTGCCAACTCCTCTTGAACTAAAGACCTCGTACTCAGCGCTATTGAAGAACAAAATGATGAGCGACACAATGGTTCTTCACTCTGGCAAGTTCAAACTCTTGTTTGGATCACTGGCTGAGCCTCAGTACAGAGCCAAGTTCAAGGTCGTGAAGACACAATCAAGCACCTTGACCGATGAACGCATCAAGGAAGAGCTGCTGTACGTAGTGAACACGTACTTTGACATCAAGAATTGGGATTTCGGTGAGACGTTCTATGCAACTGATCTGTTGTCACTGATGCACCAGCGTCTGCCAGTAGATGTCGCGTCCGTTGTGTTGGTTCCACTATATGGAACAAACTCCTTTGGAGACCTTTTCACTGTTGAAAGTGGGTTTGATGAAATTCTGCTCTCAAGCGCACAGCTCTCTGACATTGAAATTGTGGATGCGCTTACATCAACCGTTATCAGACAGGTGAAGTAAATCTCTACAAAGATGTCCGGCCATTTCCTAAAGGTGAAGTGACAATTGCATCATCGGTCCTTGATCAAAAGGTGAGGCCGCGTCCAACCAGGCCTACGCAACCTGACTTCTACCACGATGGTAAGTTGATTGCAAAGGCAAAGAAACGAATTTGCACGATCTTCATTCACAGTGCGTGCCCATAGAGCGCATTAGCCGACAGATAGCGGGTTCAACATCATCCGGCGACACGAGGCGACGCCGGCTCAAACCAGACAGGTCAGCCAATAAGTTATGCACAGCACTTAGCCGGTGTGAGCCGGACCTCACCGGTGTCGCCGAGGGTGTGCTCTATCGCTTAAGGTGGGGCGCCATTTGTGCCGCACTTAAAGGTGTCAAATTAGAAGGTGTTCTTTGTGGTGAGGCGTACGCCAGTTCAGCCAATAAAGCAACTGCAACGCAGTGCTTCCTTCCTAAGCGCCACCTTCTCAGAAACTGGCGACCTTAAGCGGGGTACACCCTCGGCGACACCGGTGAGGCCCGGCTCACACCGGTCTCAAAATACATAAAGTTCTATAGGTGAGCATTTTGGTGTGAGCCGGCGACACCCGGTTAAGCATAGATCTGCCATGAGCCGGCTGCAGATGACTCACCCACCCACTCGTACACCTTGTTGTGCTCACCTAGTGAGCCGTCATCTAACTCAGCATAGTTCAAGTGAATCAGCGCACGTTCAGGGCCAGTCAGAACAAGATCAGGAGATGCTGGCAAGCCATCTCCACCGTTCATGTACGTCTTCTGAAACGCCGTCATAACAACTTCATCCACCCCTGTGTCTAACACATCCTCTGGTGTTGCTGGCGTCTGTGTCGTTCCACGCGAAGGCATCTTTACCCATGTGGTAGCCGAATTAGCCAATGCTGATCTAAGCGCGCCAATATTCCAGCCTGTCACTGGCGTAACAACAGAAGTGACTGGGTCAGTTACCTGCACGGTGATTTGTGACAGCATGGTGTACTGCGATCTTGCATGAATCATAAGCGAGTCACCATCTGACCAGGCGGTGTTTGACAAGGTAAATCGCACTCCACCAATAGTGTTCAACTGCTTTAGCTGAATAGTTCCAAGATCAGTGATGGTCTCTGATGTGAACGTGAGTGTTGAACCCGCTATCTGCCACCTAATGCGTATTATGTGTGCGCGCACCTCACCACCACTCTTTTGAATTAAGACGCCTGTCTCATACCCATTATCAAATGGTCTATCAAAACTCAGCACTTGAACTTGAGCGCTCAATCCAGTCAGAGTCACCATTTCAGCCGAGTTCAACACATCATGAACCTGAATGAACACGCCGGTGTTCCCGTCCTCGAGCACAGCACAGCTAATCAAGTTCGATAGCTCACCACGCTGAACAGACCTGAAGTACGTACCACCAGCCAGCAGCTTTGATCTACGACTAGATCTGGTAAGCAACTTCACGTCACCACCGGCATACCGTGGTGAATACGTGTAGGTTTTAGGATCATTCAGCATGATTACTCTTCAAACGATACATCTGGTGAACCAGAACTTGCTGTTCCCTTGTGCGCCGAATGACCGCATTTATGTGGCACGATGATGGTGACACCCTTAAGTGCAACTGGTTCATTGTTCACGAAGACTGTACTTGTCCAAGGCCCGTTGAACACAGTTGGTGCAAAGCACCCATGTCCTGTCACGTTCCTCTTACCTTCATGTGTGACAGGCAAGCCATTCACAAACACATTTGATGAACCAGCTGCTGAGTGCGCACCGCATGAAACAGAGTCGCCAATTCTTACCACGTTCCCCATTTGAATTCCTTACAGTGACTTGACGTATGCTAGACACTCAGCGGCACGAGCCTGCCAACCGCGTTGAAACTCTGGCCTTGGAATGGCTTTGATGAATGCCAACCGTGCTTCATACAGTGCTTGAACATCAGCAAGTTGTTTTTCCTGACTATCTGATGTTGAGCTTGAGATGCCTGCTCTTGAGTAGATCGTCTTTGCATTTCCCGCGCCATGCATGTAGTTCATGTCAAACAGCATGATGGAAACCAATTTTGACTTGTCGCCACAGGGTGACTTTGCTGATTGCCAATAGTTTTGATACCCTGTGGTTTTTGCTGGACTGTATTGAATCGTCTTCACGACAATATTTGGGTTTGGACGTTGAGCAACGCCAAATTTTGTCTCACCACCTGGGTCATTTGACAAATTCACATAGCCAACCTTCTTTCGTTGATCACGTGTGTCAATTGCCCCAACCGCAATGTCATTGTCGGATGGTGTTTCCCCTGGATTGACGCTCCACCAAGAGCCCACCTCATGTTTCATAGTGAAGTACCATGCCAATTCAAATGGATCACTTGAGCCTCCAGGTGGTACGCCTGTTCCATTTGGTGTGCTAGGCGCTGGATATGAAGAGCCGAATTGTGCACATGAACTCATGGTGCCATCAGCCTCTGCCTTTGAAAGGGAAGCACCAGAAACAGTTCGTGTTTCTTGAGCTGTAGCTGTACCAGTAGAGTCATTTGCAGTCACGACTGTGACTTCACCATTGATCAATGGTTCAGGGTCAATGAACTTTCCATCTGGCAACTTCACTTCAAAGTGCAAGTGGTTACCAGTGCTCGCGCCAGTGGACCCTTCAAGACCAATAGCCTGGCCACACATGACCTTCTGACCATCCTTCACATAGATCTTTGCCAAGTGATTATAGGTGGTAGTGCACACATGCGCACCTGAACCATCAGTGTGCTTCAGCCAGATTCGGTATCCATACCCAGATTCAGGATTGCCGCCTTGTAGGATTACCTCACCATCAGCGGCCGCAACAACATCCTTAACAGACCTGTCAGCGTACTTCATGTCAATGCCGGTATGCGGCTTCATGACGCCCTGAATTGGGTGCATTCGTGGTCCGAACCTGCTGTTAATGATTCCACCTGGTAGTGGGCTTTTAAGCTTGATGTCTCCATCCTTTTGCAGCGTTGGCGTCACTGAAAAAGCTCTTGAGTCAATCAGGTGTGAATCATCCTGAACGGTTGAATCATATGCCGATATGGTGATGTTGTACGTTGTGTCCAGTGTAGTGAAAGTGCCAGTCAAAACACCTGTGCTAGTGTTGAATGAAAGCCCTGGCGGCGTAGCATCAATTGACCAAGAAACCGCCGTCTTAGTAGAGGTGCTTGTCAGTTTAAAGGTGACACCAGCTCCATCAGTTCCGACAGAAACGCTCGTTCCGCTTTTCTTGATTGGAATAGTTGTGTTGTCAATCTTGTCTGGTGCGTCAGCATTCGCATCATCGTGCAGTCCAGAGGTGTTACCTCCACGGCTCATATAGCATGGGACTGATTCACCTTTGTGAATATCGCTCTCAGGTCCTAAGCTGTCGTTGAATGCACCGCCTATGACGGCAGCTGGATCTACTTTAGGACAGCAACTCATTTACCCCTCACTTGCAGCTTTTAAGCGCGGCTTTCAATTCGATTATGTAGCCTTTCATGAGCTCACGATCACCAAGTAAATCACGTGTTCCTGAAAACACGTCTTGGTAAGGTGGATTGAAAGCAAGTGTTGGTTCAGAGGGGTCTGGCGTTTTACAGGCAACTGGGACTGGGACCTCAACAGTCACTGTCTTTGTCACTGTTTGACATCCAGCAAGTAGCATCACTGCGAGTGCACAGATTAGAACTCTCATTTTTGAGCTCCGTTCATCAAAGTAAGAGCCGAAGCGCAAAGGTCATTTGGATCAGCAGGCTTTGTCTTGTAGATGATTGTTGCCTGTGTTGTCTTTTGCGCTGATTGCTTTTTCGCTTCAGCTAAATCAGCTGCTGCTTTAGCTAAGCGTTCGTCAGCATCAGACTTCAATTTCTTAACTGCTTCGTTTTGCACAGCAATTGCATCACTTAGCTCTTTGTTTGATTTTTTAAGCTTCTCAACGGAGGACTGGAGATTGGAAACATATTCCACTCCTGCCCAGGTTCCTCCGAAGACTAAAGCGATGACTATGAGGTATGCGTATAGTTTTGTCATGATTTTCCTTAGAACACTCGCACAACCCCAGTGTACTGGGAATATGAGAATTCAATTTGGACCTCATTGTCTGAGTTGTAAGCAATGCTAGATGGCATTGCCTTTTCAAGAACAAGCTTAGGCCCCTGGGTCTGATAGCTGGTGCTTATGATATTGCCTTGTGAAAAATCAGTTCCACCGTAAAGTGAAACACCACTTGTGATCTTCATATTCAGAATGTCAAAGTTGTAGCAAGTAGATTGATCATGCAAAATGTAAAAATTATCCTGCGCACTTACTTCATATGCAGTCACATCAACAGACGAAACAATGTGTCCATTGATTGCCGTGTAAAGCATTGATCCAACTTTGTAGAACGCAAGCTTAAATGGTGTTTCATCTGGGTAAATGATGGCATCTTGCAAGGTTTCATCTTGAACAGCGTCGAGTCCAGATGTGCCGTAATAAAGAAGCAAACCACCGCCAACTGGTGTTGATCCCTGATTTTCTTTGTACTGAAAGACTGGGTAATAACCACCACCGAAACCAAAAGTTGTTAAGCCGACGTCTGGTGCACCTTCGGCAAATGGGTCAGTGAAGAATGATCTGCGCAGTGTTGCTTCAATAGTGAAATCACCGGTTTCGTCTAGATCAACACCTTGAACAGAAAGCATTCCACCAGCTGGTACACGAATCCATGTTCCATAGGTGTCATTTACGAATGAAAAGCCATTTGGATACTGAGACGAAATTTGTTCCATGTAAGTATCTGCTGGATCAGCCTTAGTTGACAAACTTACTCCATTGGTTTTCTCATACACATAAAGTTCATCAACCGCAAAATTAAAGTTACTGCTAAATCCAAAACCGCATAGATTTGCAAGCATTCCAAAGTTTGGAAGTGTTGAAATATCAACCATCGCAATGAACTGAGAATCAATGTAGAAAAGCGCGTCATTGCCCTTCAATTTGAACGTAAGCTTGTAGTTCCCATTCAAAACTTGTGGTCCACCCGCAGGCAAGTCTAACGAAGTATTGTCAAATGATGTAACAGATCCACCTTGAACTCTGAAGACACCATAGGTGAGCGTTGGTTGAGCCCCAACATCAGAGACGTTGATGCCCATTGCAAACCCATATCCATTTTGCTTATTGAATTTAGCAATGAAATGAAACGTATAGTCTTCACCGCTGCCGCGATTGTCTTGAACAGAAACAATCATTTCGTAGTCTGAATCAATCACAAGATTGTTCACAGCACCATTCAGAATTGAATCTGACGTTTCACCGGGGTGAAGTAATGCACCATCCATGGACATGGTGTTCATGGATGATATCGCGGCCCAAGTAGATCCAACATCGGCAGGATGACTTGCAATTCCGCCATTAGCTGAAAATGAATCATAGATCACAGTTGGATTAGTGATCTTGATAGTGTTTGACACAGTCGTGGAACTGGAGGTGCCATTGTCAGTTTCATTAGTTATGACTGTCTCCGTGATTCCAGGAATCACATTGTCAATCATCACATCAACATTTACTGGGCGACCTAAGTTGTGTGTTACTACCCAGGTTCCAGAAGGATCTGATTGGGTTTTTGTGTAAGAGAAAGGGGCTAAAAGATTCATGATACCACCGCAAATCCAGCTCTTGGCACAACAAACACAAGTGTGCAAATCTTGTTTGACGTATATGTCACTGAAGCCGGCATGACTTTTTGAATAGTCCCATCAACGTCAACGAACGCATCAATCACAGGGTAACCAAACAAGTTGTGTTCAATTACCCATGTGTCTGATGGATCAGTTTGCACGTGTTTGTAATTCGTAGCAACTCTATGATCCATCATAAGCTCCTTAGATCAAACGCACAACACCAACTTGTGGAGTAGTAAAGGTGATAGTTACCTGATTGACACTATCATGAACGATAGAAAGTGGTTGAACTTCTTGATTGCCAATGAATACACGAACGATTGGTTGATAGCCAAGACCGTGAACAATTGTCCATGTTGTTGAGGAATCAGTTTGATAGTACGTGAAGGCATATGTTGGCTTCACATTTCCATCAAAGTGCCCACTCAAGACTACAGCACGGCCCGTCATCTCGGTGTTCAGCGAAACAGTGATCTGTGATGGGCTGTCAACAGAGATGTCACTAGGAATTACCATTTTGTTCGCCGCATCATAGACATTCACCAGGACTGAAGTAGTGTTCAAATCATGTGTGATGGTCCATTTAGCACTTGATGTTGATTGATTATGGGTATAGAGTGTGATTTCGCGCGTCAGTGGAACCCAGACTGGTAGGTCATCAGCTACTGATACGCAAATGTATAGGATGCTGTTTGTAAATGCAAGCTCACCAACAACAGGTGTGGTTGGAAAGTTTGTATTCAGCGGAATAACCGCACGCTGTAGTTCGTTCTGTTGCAGATTAGCGTGGCCAAAAAATTTCATGACATCCCCTCTTTCGAGTATTTAGAATGAAAATGGGCAGCCATTGGCTGCCCACTCATAGTTGGGCATGTTGCCCATTACTCATTACGCCAGGTTAACACCCATGACAATCACCTTGCAAGCGATCGACGTGTTGAATACCACGGTCAGACCGTTCGCGCTATCGTAAGTGATCGATTGTGGAATCACAACTTCATCAGAAGCGTCAACAACCGTCACGTTGCAGTACTTCTGGCCAAGGTTGTGAGTCACGGTGTGGGTTGTAGCCGCCGTTGAACCGTTATACAGGAAGTAGATGCTTCTGTTGGTATAGGTTGAAGACGTTGGGCTGTAAACCAGTGTTTGACCAGCAGTTGGGGAGGTTGAAGTAACATCACCGAGATTATCGATCGATGTGCCGTTCAACACTGTTGCTGGAGAAACAGAGACCCAGTCAGTTGCGCTCTTCTGCAGGAGAGAACCAGTTGCAGCTGCATCAGCAGTTGAAACATTGGTTAGATCATCCAAGGTTGCGGCAAGGCTGACGACACCAGCAGTAACGCTGAAGAAGTCAGCGTTGAATGATGCGACACCCTTCTGAGTGTAAGTTGCATCAACTGCAGTGACCGTAACGTTTTGACCTGCTACTGATGTTGCAACACCTTGCACTGAATCACCCTTAACTTGGAGTGTTTGACCAAGCGCAAGTGTTGATGTGCCAGCGTCACCATTCAGACCGACGTGATCATTCATGAGCATTGCATTCGTGACAGAAGCATTGCTGATCTTCAAGCCAGCTGAAGTTTGTGCAAGGGCACCAGCTGCATCAAGCAAGAGGTGCAGCTGACCAGCTGAGTTCGTAGTGCGGGTTGTACCGTCAGAAGTCAGAATCAGTGCGCTGTTAGCGGAATCGTACAAGTCAATACCAACTTCGTCAGTTGGGAGTTCAGTGATACCAGCACCAACGTTCACGTTGATGGTGTTACCTGTGTTGCTTAGACCAACACCCCATGTGTAAAGTGCGCCACCAGTGAACTGCGAGAATACAACTGCATCAGTACCAACAGTAGTAACAGTGGCGGTTTCAGTCCAGCCAGACCCCTCTTGTGTCGTACCTTCTTGAACGAAGACAGCAGCACCGTCGAATTCAGCAGCGTCATTCATGTCGGCTGCGCGGGTCCATGCACCAGCAGCAACAACATAGATGCCGTTCTCAGCAGGAGCGGTTTGGTTCTTGACCAACACGCGATTACCAGCAACAAGTGCAACACCGTCAACTGAAAGCAGACCACCAGTAGCGACGTTAATGTTTGCCGTTGAAGCAGCACGAACGGCTTGCTTCCATGACAGACCATTGGACATTGCATCAACATAGGCCTTGTTAGCAGCGTCAGTGTCAGCCGTTGGTAGTGGAATGCCCTTGACAGTACCAGCACCAGAGAACACCAAGTTAGCATTGGTGTTCATTGTGTCGCCAGCGACATTTACGTAGGTTGAGTCAACCAAAGTAGTGATGTCAGACGCAACGACTGCGGTGTTACCAACAACACGGCCCTTGCCATCAAGAGTGACCTTGACAAAGTTACCAGAAGAGGCTTGTACCACATCAGCCAAGTCAATGCTTGTGTCAGATGCAACACCATTACCGTTCGTCACAACGATGTCACCAGTAGTACCAGTGATTGAACGAGTTGTAGCAGTACCGTCACCTGTGCGAATGACATAACCAGTGGTTGTCAAACCCTCGAGAGCAGCTAGATCATTAGCAAGGGCGAATGTTGGGTTACCAGCGACGCCGTCTGGATTAGTGATTGTAAGACCGGCTGCAGGTGGAACTAGTGAACGGTTAGCGAACTGACCATCAGCAGTTTCAACGACGACACCGGTGCCAGCGAGCGCGGCCAGATTGTCAAGGCCAGCGTCCCAAGCCTGAACGCCTGATGCCGAGCCGATTGCCTTGTTCACCCACTTACCAGAGACACTGTTAAATTCCAGCAAATCCTTGTTGGCGATTGAGGTGATAGCGACATCATCAAGTTCTGACAATTCATTGTTTGCGTTCGCGTAGTTAGAGAGTGCTTGCAACAGCTCTGTAACTGATGCTTCTGAACCGGTGAAAGCTGGACCAGTAACTGCGCCGACCACGAAAGTACCAGAGCCATCAACGATAGCGCCAAGTGATGTTTCGAGATTGTCGACTTCAGTTTGCAGAGCAGCAGCGTTACCGCCTGTTGCAACAGCCAGCCAGCTTGATGCTGTACCAAAGTACAGAGACGCGGTGCCAGTGACATAGACCAGACGACCAGGGTCTGAGTTTGTGTCGAACGTTGGCAGTGAAGAAACCTTCTGAACGCGTAGGTTCTGGATTTCTGATGCGGCCGATGCGTCAAATACGAGTGAGCCATTAATCTTCATTGTGAACTCCTAAGAGATTAAACGATACGCTTTGCAGCGGTGGTGAGTGCCTTAACCGCGTTGTTGAATGTCACCGGCTCCACCAACGCTTGACCGAGGTCATATTCCTGCAGGATATTATGCTCAACATCATTGAAGCAAAACTTCCCGCGTTTTCCATCTTTTTCAATACGATCCAACAAGTATCCCTTAACACGCAGGGTTGCGGCTAGGACGATGTCATCGGTTTCGATATTTCTTTTCATGTCTTGTACTGCTATTCATATATGGTATTTACCAAGAATCTAAATTAGAACAACAAAATTACTGCTCTTCCGGTAGTTGGTGAGTTGAAGAAAATCGAAATGGTATTTTGATCAACAATTTGAATCTCATCAGGCCAGAACTGAAAACCATCATCACCATAAATTGTGACCGTTGGTCGTGTGCTTGCCTTGTTGTGCTGTACGAGCCAATGCGCAGCGCTCACGGTTTGCACATGCTCATATGTGCGGATTTCAGCCGCCTGTGTTACAAGGTGTTGATCAATGGATTCAAGCACCTCTTCAACATTCGTGCCAACCAATGTTGTGAAGGGGCCTGCAACTGAGATTTCAGTTCCAGTGTGCTTGATGCCAGATCCGTTTAAGTGATCAGTGATGCTGGCCGCGAGCAATGAGAAGTCATACCCATTCACTATGCCTACATCAAGAGAGGCGATATGGGTGACACCGGCAGCATCAATGCTAAAAACTGTTGGTCCGGCATTCTGCACTGAAATCTGGACAAGGTCTGATGTCATTGTGACACCAGCTTCAGGCTTGATGATCAGCCCTGTAATGGCCCCATTAGGCGGGTTGATGTCAACCTGATCAACGTTGTAGATCGTGCCTTCAACTGTAGTACTGTCACCCTTTACCGCAAGGTCACCGTCAATTGTGACCTTGCCAGTGTTCGAATCAACGACAACCTTTTTTCCAGAAGTGCTGGTAAAAACCAAATCACGACCGGCTGTCAGATTTATGTTGTTCCCTTTGTCATAGGCACTCTGAAGGGTGATTGACAGGACTGCCGATGCACTACCATCAGTAGCAGTTCCATCAGCGAACAAGAGCGGTTTATCACCAACATAGAAAGTTGGACCAACAGTTCCACCAGCGTTAATGATCCCTAAGTCTGGCAGTCTGGCAATTTCGCCATAGCTATCTGATGCTGGGTCATTGTCAAGAAAGACAATTTCGTAAACTGTGCTCATGGTGTCACCGTGATAGAAAGGCTTGCGCTGTTATCTTGTGGTGTGTTATCGGTTTCAGCGCAAGAAACTGTACCAGTGATTAGGATGGTACCTGCAGTGGCAGCAGCTGATGCCTGAAGCACAATCACATCAGTGCCACCGCCTGCAACTACTGTCGTTGGAAGAGTCACTACAGTGAGCACACCTTGAGTTTCAACAGTGACACCGGCTGGAGGATTCAGAATAGTTACTGGTGTAGTGTTGTTTGTTCTCAGCTTGAGTACTCTCACCACATTCGTAGCTTGAATTCCACCAGCGTTCGAAGTGATGACTTGGAAGCTAAAGGCTTGACCGCCTGAAACGTTCACTGGCGCTCCGAACGACACGCCAACATTCACCTCAGTGCTCTGTTGTGGAGCCGTCACAGTGATGTAGTTCGCCTTGATTTCCTCATCGGCGCCGAATGAGTTCGTTACTCGTAGGCGAACAGTGTAAAGACCGGCCGCTGCAAAAGTATAGCTTGGGTTTGTGTCTGTTGAATCAACATACCCATCATTTGTGAAATCCCACTCTCTGAATTCTGCACCAGTGGAGGTGTCAGTGAATTGCACCGTGAACGGTGCCACGCCTGTCATCACATCACCATAGAAGTTTGCAATTGGCGCAGCGACTGGCGGTGGTGGCGGTGGTGGGGTAATTACTGTTGGAACATCAAGAACCACAACAGGCTTGATGCTCATGAAGATTGAATCTGTGTCATACACAAAGCCAATGATCTGGTTCACACCTTGTGTTGGTGGGGTGATAGACACCTGACCGGTTGGGCCGCAAAATACAGGCTTACTGATTTGATCATCAGTGAATGACCAGTTCTGATTCTTCACTACGCCAGTCGTGATGATGTTGTCTACTTCACCCTCGTACATGTCGCTTGCAACAATCCCAGCGACTCTAGTGGTGTAATCAGTTGATCTAGCAAGCACCATCTTACGACCACGCTTCAACTGAACCAATGAGTACATTGGAATTTCCTCGGCTGCCATTGCTGACATCAATGGTTGCTCAAGTCTAGCCGTCGTAGTGCCAAGATTCACAATCTTCATACTCGCCACTGTCGTCAACAGAGAACCATCACTCTGTCTGAGCGGCATTCCAAAGCTGTCAAGCACCAAGAAACCGGCATCAAACGTTCCAGTGATGCCGGCCTCTGATCCAATTCTTGCGGCTTTGATGATGCTGTTCGATGTGATGTAACCGGCGAACGCTCTGATCTTCTCAACCCACTTAGCGCCATTCCAAACGCGTGAAACATTTTCCACAGTGTCAAACCAGTATTGATCTGGCAGTGGCGATGTAGGAGCTGAAGACGTGTAGATTGGTGGCAACAGTGTCACGCCGCGCGTCACTTCACCATTCAATAGGTTCACATCCCAGTACAGGTACTTTGTGCCAGTACCAGTGATTGGCCCCCATGCGTTCTTTACAGTCTTGACTTCTTCAATGAGATACGTTGAAGACCGATGCGCAAATGACACCACTGTGGTGTCGGGTGAAACAACCAGGTCAATGAATTGACCTGATCCGTTCTGTAGAAAAATTGGATTGCCGTTGGCATCAGTTTGATGCTTGACAATGCCTTGTCTGAATGACAACTTCACGTTGTGCCCTCGGTGAGTTTCTTTTATTTAGACGATGGCACGGTGCTGCGAGTCACACTATTTATTTCCAACTAACTTACCATCATAATAGAAGTCGGCATTGAGAACTTCTCTTGCGTACACATGTGCTAAGTTTGGGTCCTTCGCAATTGCGGCTTCTCCTTTTGGAAACCTGCCATTGAGGACAGCTCTCGCGTACATGTATGCAGATGCTGGTGTCTTCGCAATCGCGTCCTCTCCCTTTGGCCATGGTTCTTTTAGAACATCCTTGGCATAATAATAGGCAAATTGTGTGTCCTTCGCAATTACGGCTTCGCCAGCCGGAAATGGGCCATTGAGGACATCTCTTGCGTAAAGGTAGGCATATTGTGTGTCCTTCGCAATTGCGGCTTCGCCAGCCGGAAATGGGCCATGAAGAACATCTCTTGCGTAAAGGTATGCAAAATATGAGTCTCTTGCAATTACGGCTTTGCCAGCCGGAAATGGGCCATTGAGGACATCTTTCGCGTACTCATACGAGTACTTTGCACTTGTAGCAATCACGTGTTCTCGTTTCTTCAGCTGTGTCCTATTGCCCTTGTACTTCTCCCATAATAATAATGGAACTGAGTCATGAGCTATGCCATGGTGTAGCAGTGATGTTGGCTTCTCATGGTACTTGTACAGATTCATGATTATGACACGGTGATCGTGATGGTGTAAACAATTGTCAGTTCACGGTTTCCAGTGTGTTCAATTGGAGAGAAGATCAAGTGTGATAGCATCAGCTCATCTGTTTCGTTCAGCAGATCAGGAGAGCCAGTGCCTTGCGTAAACAGACCAAGCTCGTCAAAGAAGTACTGCCCTTCTGAGGCAGTTGAAGACACGCCGTCAAGACCACCATTTGAGCTTGTTGTTGTGTCTGCTTGGTCAGTTGCGCGATTCACAGCTTCATTCGCTGAAATCACAGTAGTCACAATGACGCGGGTGCTAGTTGTACCTGCCACGTTCGTGAAGGTCACTGAGTTCCCTGATCCAACGCTTGCGTCACTGTCATCTACAACTTCAACATATGTTGGGTTGTACAAATCAGCAGATGTTCCAGTCACATTTGGCGGTCTGAAAACGATCTGAAGTGATGAGTCAACATACGTACCTTGATTGCCAAGCTTCATCTTGTAGATCTGGTAGTGCGCGGTGTTTGACAATCCACGTGCAATAGCGACTGCCATGTTCCCAGTGTGAATTGCATTGTCCTTGTCAAGCAAGACGTTTCCATCTTGATCCTTGATCATGACATGTCCGTGGACCTTAGTTTGGATGGATTCCTTCATATCTTTCCTCTGGAGTAGGTTGTTCGTTATTTACGTCACAATGATCTTGCATTCTTCAAGATTTGACATCGTGAATGAAATGGTGCGGTTGGTGAATGTGAAAATCACAGGGTCAGGTGTTGGTTGCGATGCTCTCCAGACATAAACCGCTGATGGCATTGGTTGAGGAGACATGAACACAACATTGATCGTGTGAGCACCTGGCGCTGGTACCATCAGCGCTGCGTCGAACTCCTCATAGGTGCCTGTTGGCATCACAGCAGGAATTGGAATATTGCTGTTCGTGGTGATCATTGCGATGGTGTCTGCTGGAGCATCTAGCAAACCAACGTCCAACAAGTTCATGTCCAATGATGTTCCATAATCCGTAATCATCATTGTCATCGCGTCAACGACTGATGTTGCCGCTGTACCTTCCGGCTTTTCATCAACACTGATGCCAAGGCCTTGAATTGGTACACCAAAATCAGTAGTTGATGATGGACCGGTATCAGCAGCCAAAGCAGCCAAGAAGTCCTCAAGAGTCGTTTGCCCAATATCCTCGTTCACAAGGAACGAAGAGAGGTGCGCCTCAAGGGTGAGGAGCTCATTTGTTTGAGCTTCAGTTCTAGAAGTGCCAAGCGCGTGCAACACTCTAGCTCTATCAAACCATGCTGTGTAAGGTTGACCAGCTCCATAGAACGCAGTGTTAACGTCAATCTCTGCATCAAATGGTAAGTTATCATAGCCTGGCAAGAAACCAGTGAACCCATCTTGGAATTGAGCTGCCAGAGAGTCATTATTCGTGGTGGTGATGTTTAAGACACTGTCATCTGTGAAGTTCACCGAAGCGCTATCAATGAAAAGCGAGCTGTCAGTGAGTGAACCACCGCTAATCCAAGTAGTCAGCACCTCTGTGATTGACACCTTCATGTTTTCATTCATGCCACCGCTGCGTGTCACAATCAACGTCTCAGTGTTCAGTGGAAGGTACTTTGTGTGGAAGTCAACATCCCAGTTGAAGTACACATTCTCTGATGGATCAGCCGCTGTGCTAGCAAGTGTTCCAACAGTTTCACCCGTAGCAGCGGCCCGGACCACGACGTTCACCCCGGTTTCACTGAAATAGGCTGGTGTAGTTCCTACAACGTTTGGCTCAAGAAGTGTCTGGAACCACCCCTGGAGGACCCCTGTCTCTGGACTCGTAGTAGACAGTTCAGCACCAGAAAGTACAGTGTGATCAACCACATTCACGTCAGTCGTGTGCAACGCAAGAACTGAAAGGGTCGCTGAGTGCGTGGAGTTCTGAGGCGTGATAGACACGTCGAACTTATCATTCACGGCCCGCTCAATCTGGATGAAATCACCAGCACGTGGCGCGCGCCCAGCATCAGTTAGCACAATGGCCGCATCTTGACCAAAGGTGAAGTCAATGTCAGCACCGACGATCTTGACAGTAATCACTGTTCCCTGAACAGCTGGCGGCATCGTAAAGCCAATGTAGCCGTTGTCAAGCTTACTTACTCCACCAGCCACAGCATCGCTGTTTCTGTACAGCGTCCAATACCCATCAACATGAGATTTGATTTGGTACACTGCTGACTCATGGTCGTTTCTCACGTAGTCAAGTACTACTTGACCAACAGACGATACCATGTTTGAGAGCAGCTCATCATTCTCAAAGAGAGATACCTCTGGCGCCTGAAGCTTGAAACCAATCTTTCCGTTCCAATACCATGTGTCGTAGTAAGCAAGATCCGTAAAGCCAGATACTGTACCATGAACCAAGACGGCTGGGCTAGATTCGTAAGTGTAGAACGAGATTGTATCGTTCGTGCTAAAGCCTGCCTTACCAACCTTCAGCCCATAATGAAGGTATTGGTCTTGGTAGTATCTGCCGTCAGTTTGAACTGAAAATGTCTTAGGCACTGGGTAGATTGGATTACCAGTCGAAGTGTCGACACCTTGCAGCGTGTAAGTATTCATTCCAGTCGCAGTCAACACCCATTTGGCGTTCACTGCTCTGTGGTATGAATCCGCAAACATCACAAGTCGTGGCACATTCACAGATGAAAGACCTGCCGCGTCAACCTGAGCTGGCGGGTTGTTCAGCACCTCCCATGTGATGATGTCACCACCGGCAAAAGACGAACCGTCAATTGGGTCTGTTAGTGTCACCGCAATGTATGGCTTGATTGGTTCCACCAGGGTGAATGAAATTCCATAAGTAGTGCTTGAATATGAACTGCCAACTGGAATGGTTCCAACTTGAGTCCATGTTGATCCATCATTATCAGAGAACTCCAATGTGAAAGATGACGCGTACCAGATCTGCATGTGAGAAGCCAGATCAAATTGTACGGCAGCGTTTGGATTTTCTGGGTCATCTGTACCAAGCAAATTCAGAATGTTTGATGGCACGCTGTTCTGCAAGAACAGTGGTCTGCTTTGATCTGGAATAGCACGCATGATCCACTTGCGACCTGATTGAACATTTGGTGCAAGTGTCAAGTTGAAGCTAGCTTCATCTAGTGAAGAGAATCTTGAGTCATAACCAAAACCAAGTTCCACCAAATAATCTGTAACGGCCGTGTTCACATTGTCATAGACAAGATTGAATGCATCATATGGATCAGCGTCATAGCCATACACCAACGCGAAGTCAATGTACTTTGGCGCGTCATTTACAATCTCGATGAAGAACGTGTCATGCTCTTCGAAAGTGTAAGCAGATCCAGCAACAATTGTAAAGGCAAACACCCCATCATTGAAAGGAGTGCCAACAGTTGCAACTCCTGAATACGCTGGTGAAGAGGTGAGTGAAACACTGAATGTTGTGCTTGATGTAGCAGTGAGCACTAACACACCACCAGGAACTGTCTGATTCAGAATTGTGACAAAGCCTAGATGACCTGTCTGATCAATGATGTAGCCATACCTTGTGCTATTCAGCATTGGACGGCTATAAGCCTTTGGATTGACCTTGATTAGACTCCATGTTTCAAGTGGTGCTGATTCATGAATTGTGATCTTCGCTGCAGGCGTCAACGTGATTTCAGTGCCTGGCACAAGGCTGCTTGCGTCAATCAGAGTCACGAGCATTGACACTTGAGTTGAAGAAAACAGAGTGTTGTACACCCCACTGCCAATTGTCCCAGAGGCTGAACCCTTCACTAAGAATGATGAAGGGTAAAGGAGAACCGTGAATTCCTCATAATTCTCTCTGGTGTAATCAGCAGTGATGCCACTGATGACAACATCCGGTCTATCTGTCACTGACTCATAAGTCAATGTGCCATCTTCACGAAGCGCTAAGTCAGTATAAGCGTTGAAGTACAAGCTTGGCGAAAGTGCAGCCAGTTCGAGTTCAAAGTACTGATCTGTAAATGGCTCTGTAACGTCTTGCCCACGCCATGCTACGTAAGGTGCTGGGCACACCGCGCCTGCAGCCTCAAGCGAAGACATCAGCGCTTTGTAGTCATTAGGAAGCGTGCCACTGTCAAGAACTGCCATTACTGCATCCAACGCAGTTTGACATTCTACATTTGGCGCAGGCAGGTTATCGATGGCTGCCTGGACAAGGGCCATCATTGCTCTGATTTTGCTGATTAGACTATCTGGATTGGACTCATCAAGCGCGTTCTGCTGCATTGTCGCTGTGGCCTGGGCCATCATGCCGCTCTTAGCTTGATCAGAAAAGAGTGGACTGTATGCTGGTGCGTCCGAGTATCCAATCACGGAAACGACACCAGGCCCGGTGACAGTGATCGTGTTTGATGAAGCCTGAACAGCAGGACCAGACACAATCATCTCGTATGAAGAGAATGACAGTGTTACCGTGAGTGGGTAAGTTTCTAAGGCAGTGTAAGTACCAGAAAACCGACCAGTGATCGTTGCTTGATCACCAGCAGTACGCTTGATTTGGAATGTGTAAGCCCCATGTGACAGGTGAATGTCATGTGCTTCCAGTAGTGGTGTGAACCCGCCAGAGCTGCGCTGCACAAAGGCGTCCGAGAAACCGTATGTCGTCCCAGACTTTGGGTCAAAGACATTTGGAACCAATGAGATGTCAGTGATTTCATCTCTACCTACCTTGAAACCTCCAAGATTTAGAGGATCGGTGTTCACGTAAAGATCCCTGAACTCAGGCATTACCAGCCGGTGAGAAAGCACTGTTGGGTTCGATGAGGACGTGCCACCAGAGTAATACTCATAAGTCCAAGCAGACTTGGTTAGCACAGTGCTGTTCATGTTCTCAGACATAGCGACATTCATGCTGTCGCTAAACCGATATTCCTCGATAACCTCTGTTAGCTTTCGGCTGTACGGCTTGGTGTCATTCAAAAACGACACCAAGGCCGCAACATACGTAGAGTTCTTATTGGATGTTGTCATGGTTACTCATAAGTTGGCTGCACAGGTGATGAGTTCATCACCTTCACAGAATACGCACTTAGTCGAGATGTCTTGAACAAATCCGTGAGTTCATAGTTTGCGGCGCAAATATCATTCAGCACTGCAAAGAAAATTTCATTCACTTGCGAAACCTCAGCTTCATTCCAGATTCTCGTGAGAATATTTCGTGTACTTTCTGCTGTAGCAAACCACGTATCGCTCTCATTAAAGTCAAGGAACTGAATGTAATATGGCGCCGCCGTGTCATCAGAATCATCTACAACCGTGGTATTTAGAATCGTGTACAGGATAGTCGAAGTGACCAAATCTGAAGGAGCAAGGATTTGATCGCTGCCAAAACCGTACTGCGTACGTGTTCCATTCCGCTCGTCATAGGCAACGCGCTCTGGAGCAGGCAATGGATTTCCCGCAACATCAGCACCACATGCAGTGTCAGTTAACTTGTTCCAAAGAGCCTCTGGGATTCTTGTGCGTTGACCAGGTCTAATGAGTGTCCACTCAGCATGTGTGTCCTTGAGGTTCAACCCCTCTGGATCATCACGCAGTGTATTGTCATTCATCAACCGAAGCTTGAACGTGCTGTCCTTGGTCACCAAGTATGACAGACCAGACAAGGCAATTGAGTCATAGACTGGGCTTGACAGAACTGTGCCTGTTGGCAAATCAGAATCAGGAGTTAAGTGTTGCAAAGTCATGTAGGTAGATGGGCCATTGGTCAACAATGAGGTAATTGCCTTTGTTGAGAGCGTCTTACCACTTGCCGCAACAGATCTTCCAGTTACCCAGAAATAGTACAACGTACTCGTGATAGTGCCGTCATCGGCTGACCGAACAGGCACTGACACATACTGGTAATCCTCTTTGTACTGTTCTTGAACCGTCAAGTCATCTTCAACAGTTGGGTCAAAACTTAGCTCATCAGCAGTTGGTGAATACGCTCTGAGGATTACAGTGATGTAATCACCAGTTGACAAAGTAGAGATTGACACTACGGAACCACTGATCGTGAAAGTACTTGATAGTTGAGCAACACCGTTCACGTATACAGCTACTCGGCTTGCATGAACGATTTCACCAATGTCAACATCAGCTGTTGATGAGGTAGCGACAGTCTTGAAGTACTTGTCAGTGTGAACTGTCCAATCACCCCATGTTGTTGAATAACGGTCAATCACAGTTCCGTTGTTCAGAGTCAATTGGGCGGCTACTGCCTCCTTGATGTCAGCATTTGATGGAGTGAATGAAACGAACTCACCAGTCATTGGGTACCATTCACAGTTAGGGTACTTGCTATCAGCATCAAGTTCCGCTTGTGTTGGCACATTCCAAGCTCTCCAGCCGTAGGTCAACGCACTGTCAGGGTCATTAGAAGCTGATGAAATGCCTTGTGGGTTTGGCACTAGGAATGTGATTTCACGAGCATCAAACACGTTCAGTGTTGCAGCAGCCGTGTCAATGGCTTGCGCAAGAACCAAAGTGTCATGTGTACCAGCCATTGTTGCAGTTGCGACAATCGTTAGCCCAAGTTCAGCGAATGTGAATGAGAATGCATCACCGACCTGGACTGAGAATGACGCATTATGAGTGGTTCCAGATGTCGATGTACCAACATCAGATCTGATCAAGACAGTGCTTGAGATTCCATTCACCGTTAGAGTTAGATATGAGCTCACAGTCCACTCATTGATCAGTGTGCCATCAGTTGCGCTACCTTGGCTGATGGAGTACGACATCGACGGTTGTACTTGCCCATAAACCATCTCATTGTAGGATGATGGTGTGACAGTGAACGAGAACCCACTCACATCAGCAATGTTCTGAAGCGCATTCGGTGTCAATTCAGTCGTGATGTTCTTTGTGAGTGAAACCACATTTGCCTCAGACACCGGTCCAAGATAATCAGCGGTGTCGCTGAACAAACCAATTCTTGTGTCGACAACGACGTCAGCCGAGAATGATTCATTGTCAAGCGCTACCATGTTTGAGCTAATGATGAAGAACAAGGTAGTGTCTGATGACTGAGACAGGAAAGAACCTCTGCTGCCAATCGTACCGCCAGTATGAGCGGAAACTGTTGGTGAAGCCGCCTGGCTCCAGGCAATCGGTCTGATCATCCATTCTCTGGTACGTGAGTAGACTTTCTTGTCATATGGGGTGCCATCAGCTCTTGAGGCTGGGTCGATGTCTGAGTTACCGGCGTCAGTTGCTGCTTGTGCGTCATATTCAGCTGGTGGCACTGTGCTCTGCACCCATTCAACAATGTGATTTGCGGCGTAGTCAGCAAGCGCACCCCAGCGGTTCAGTCTCTCATCAATGGACCCGAAGATGGTACTGTCATGATATGGCACATAATCAAGATTGGTAGTGTCCCACCAAATGCGGCCGACCTGCTTCGCGCCCCATGCTCGCAATGGATCATAGTTCGCGTTGCCGCTCACGAGTGTGGATTGATTATAGCGGGCAGGGTCAGTGTCAGCGATGATGTTCACGCTTTCCATGGCTGTTGGTGTATGGAAGTTCATTGCTGGGCTCCACATAGGGAGGTCGGCCGTCACTTCCTTCGCCACGTAATTGATGACCTTCACAGGGCTGTACTTCGATGCATCAGGGCCATAACCAGTGACGCGAAGCTCACCTGCTGTTGACACCAAGATCGTGCGGCTGTTCAGCACAGTGAAGCCGGTGTCACCGCCATCAAGGGTCACAGTGATTCTGTCTGCGGAGAATGGCACCTGAACCATGCCCGGCTCGATCATTGGGCTGTAAACAACTGATGGATCTGCGGCAAGAACAAATTCACCAATGATCATTGGTGTGAAGCTCATGTCGCTATTCAAATCGTCAATTGAGTACCACCGCGATTCATCAGATGGAATTACCTGTGTGAAGGTAGCAGTTGATGAGTCGTTGTCATAAGCCGAAACAAATCTGAACTTTGTGAACTGTTGAAGTGCATCTTCGGCATACAACTTCAGCTCTGGGAACACCTTAGTACGTGCATCCCCGTACTCAGCAACCTTGTATGCCCAGTATTCATCAAGCTTAGCGTCTTGAAAGCGGTTGTTGTTCAAGAACGCATCAACAGACGCGTTCGTACCCTTCATCTGAATCAACCCACGCCAGAACTCGAACTGTGACTTATCAGTCAGATCAAGATCAGCAAGATACTGCTTTGGTGTAAAGCCAAGCAGCTCCATCGCGTGTAGCGTACTCGTTCTGTCTCTGAACACGTAATTCGTGTCATAGTAGTGCTGAAGCTTATCAGTTGAGGCTTGGATGTTTTCCTTGACCTCATGGCCAATAAGATAGTGACCACCAAATTCAGGGCGTAGTGTGTCAGTTGCCTGGCGACGCCCATTGAATTTCATCGTGGCAACACGTGATCCAGTGAATGGATCGTAAATCAGTCCTTCATTGGTGCTTGGTGAAATATAGTTGTTGAAGATGAACAGGTGTTCGTACTCATCAGTTTGTGCGTGCACAGAGAACATTGGCACGGACGAGATGATAGTAGATTGTTCACGGCCACGCAGCACCGTGACGTTTGAAGAGTCCATCTTTACGCCGAGTGTGTCAAACACAGCTGGATCTGAGATGATGTCAAACAGTGCCGTATCTCTGAACTCTGAAATCAATCCAGTGTCTTGATTGAACCACACCTTGTCCATAAATGGGTTCATCAAATGACCAGTGTCTTGAGCTGTGCCAGCGTAAACACGATCAACCAGTTTTTCAATTTCAAGTTGCCAGTTTCTAGCACGACCTGTCTCAGCATCAATTGTTGGCTCGAGCGCGTTGTCAAATTCCCAGCCTTGTGATTCTAGATACTCTGAGTAACCAAACAAGAAATCTACGAGCGATTGCAAACCAGTGATTGTCAATGGAAGCTCAGCACTAACAGTTCCAGTCTTCACTGTTGGGTGTAGCCAAGGCAGTGAAGTATGAGCGCCATTCAACGCCAAGAATGTCACATCCGCTGAGTGATCATATGTGAAGTACTTCACGGTCAGATAGCGATTGTTATAGCCTTGAACTTTGAACACCCAGTCACTTGCATCTGATGATGGCACCTTGAATCCGTTAGATGCTGTCTTGTGCGCACCGAATTGGCTCACAGTGACACGCAGCGCCTGTAGCCAGGTGTCAGATGCGTAAGGTGATTTTTTGAAGATCAGTGTGTACGCTGATGGAGGAAGTTCAGTGCTGTCAGTGAAGACCTTCAGATCATCAGTTGCCACGAGACCGCCCGCCCGGTATCCAACATTGACACCCCAGTTCTTCATGGCTGAAACCGCATAACCTCGTGTCATGTCAATTGAAGTGTTTCTCAGACACTGGGCAAAGATCTGCCCAAAGCCAAGGAACTTGACATAAAGCGAATTGTTGAAGGTGATGAGTTGACCTGATCCGTCAGCATTGGCTGTCACAGTAAAGGAATCACCAACATGGAACGGAACGCCATTGTCTTCAATGGATGCGGTGATGACATATCCATTGCTAGAGATAGTTCCAGTTTCGCCCTCATGCAGGTATCCAAGTGTCAGCCCAGTTGAGGTCTTAACTGAGAATGAGAACTTACGATCAGCCGTGTAGCCATCATGTGTAATTATCAATGAAATCGCTGATGGGCCTGAAAGGGCGGTTAAGCTAAAGGTTGGCGTTCTAGTTCTTGTCTCAGTATCACCATGGAAGCGCGCATTTGCAATGCCTGGCATCGAAACGTCAAACCCGTCATAGAGAATGCCATCAACATTCACCCACTCAAAGCCCCAGCAGTTTCCAATGAATGCTAGTGGGTCTTTTCTAAACAATGCTCTTGCTAGTGAGTACCTGAACTCAATAGACTTCTGCCACACCGTTTCAACAGGAGAGCCTTCACCGTAAACATAGGCCTTCGCCGGTGTTGGTGGAAGTGTTGTCGTCAATGCGTTCAACGAAGCGCTGAATGATGGGTTAACATAAGGCGGTAGCAGAATTTCTCTGTTCGTATCAACTGACAGCTTCAATGTTGGGCGCGCTGCCTGAATATCTGCCCACATTGAAGCTGTCCAGTATCTGACTTGAGAAACAAGAACAGGATCTGATGGTGTTGACTGGGTTGTTGTGATTTCCCATGCGGTAGCACTGTAATCAATGCCACTTGAAACGGTAAGAACATGACCAGCCTGTTGCATAAATGGACGTGACCAGCCTCCATTTGACACCACCCAAACGCCGTTGTTTGCTGGAGCTGCCTCAGATACAAGCAGGATGTAATCACCAGCCGTCAGCAATACGCCATCAACAGTAATTGAACCATTCAAGGTAGTGAACAACGGTGTTCCTGAATAAAGAACCGCCTTGACAGCACCTACCAATTGTGAATCTGACACCATGTCAGGTGTCACAGTACTGCTGTACATTGCGTCCCATGTGCTTGGCTTTGAAGAAAAACCAAGCAGCTTCCATGGTTCAAGATTTGGTCGAGATGTTGGGATCACACCAGGCACGGTCGCTTGGTGTGCCTGAAGCGCCTTGTACCACCGTGCAGGCACCGTGCTTCTATTCACGGGCGCGAACTGTGCAGTTGTCAGACCTGAGTAGTTCCATGTAAACGGATCTGTGCTCACGTAGTCTGATCCAAACTGATCGTACCCGTACAACGCAGCCCATGTACTAAGTTCACGAGCCAATCCAGCGCTCAAATCTCCAGTTAGCGCGTCCTGGACATCAGTGTCAGAGAAGTAAGACCGCTGTTCACCATTGACCCCATTGTACAGCCGCGTTTCAATCTCAAGCAGGACATCATTCAACATGTCTGCTGGGTCAATTGAGACCCATGCAGCAGACATGTTCGTGGTGGTTGCCCACGATACGCCATCCCAAACATAGAGAGTTCCATTTGGTCTGTCATACCAGAAATCACCTGTTGCTGTAGGTGTTGGCGCAATTGAAGTGTCGCCAAGCACGTTGAACATTCGGAACTGGACACCTGATTGCTGTGGGTACAGCCAGAACTCACCACGGTATGGTGAAGCTGGCATTGTTGTTGTGTATGAGCCAAATGCAGGAGTTGTTGAGCCGTCTGAACGTAGGACAGTGGTCTTCGCTGTCACCATCCTGTCAAGGAATGACTGCGACATCGTAAAGATGGAGCTCAGATGCCCGTCATGGTGTCTGAAGACGGTAGCGCCCAGTTCATTGTCAAAAACATATCCTGGCACAGCTAATGGGGTAACCCCCATCGCAGGCAAGGTGACTGGGAAACCAATGACACTGGCTGTTGTGTCATACAGCACTTTCTTCACATCCATATCAGCGGCTCTTACTGCTAGAATGTAGCTTACCAGTGAGCTTGTGTCGATTGTGTTTGTGCTGACGTACGAAGGGAACTTTTGGCAGAAGATGTCAATGATCGCGTTCAGCGCTACCTCATATTGATTCTGTGCAAAATCAATCATTGAGATAGGTGTCAAATCACGTTGCATCAACAGCGACACGAGCAGATTTGTTTGCTCACCCCAGAGCTTGATTGATCCACCGAAGGCGTTGTCAATATTACCGGCCGCTTGATTTGCCAAAATTCCCCTAAAGTGTGAGTAGATCGTGCCTTCTGGAATCTCGCCGTTGTTCACAGCAGCCACGTTGTTGTAGAACATGCGTGGTGTAAGCCAGGCGCCAACTCCTTCAGTGTCAGCTGTTGGTCCGCCAAAAAGATCAAACATGCTTCTTGCATCAGCTGAACGGTAAACGTACCTTGTAGTTTCAAGATTGCCAAATTGAACAGTGAACACATCTCCAGCTTCAAATGGCGTTGAGCCAGCAGTGATCAAGGCCTTGATCAGTGTGTTGTCGTACTGTGTACCAACTGTAGCAGTTTGATAAGGAACTGGAAGCTCAGCGTTCTTTGAACCAACAACAGTAAATGACGTTGGACCAGTTGCCGTAAATGTCCAGATCTGTTGAGCAGCAAATGCATTTGTGCTCGGCTGAACTGAAATTGTGCCATTTCCATTACCGTTAAAACTCGTGTTCGAGATTGTTGGGGTGTCATAACCAGCATGCCAAATGGTCTTCAGTGAACCATCCTTGTACTTGCAGAACAGCAGGTTTCCATTATCATCCTCAAAGCCATGTGAGAACAAAAAGTCTGAGCTTCCATTGGATGAAATCTTTGTGCGGCGCTGAAGAGCTGGGTCGATGTCAGCTGTCGGGTCCTCAACGTAGAAGAACAACGGCGAGACCAGCTTTGCATGGGTTCCATCATATCTGTACAGATCAAACAGCGGAACTTGATTGAACTCAGTCTTGTATTGTGTGTACGCGGTGCCGGCGTCAGACGGAACGCCGTTCTGCACAAAGCCGTTCAGTCTTACGTTCGCAGAGAACTCAATGATTGGACGCGTGGCCTGAACAAGTGTAGACACATCAAACCCGGCGGCTACCGCCTCATCACTCGTCATCCAATAGTTGTGCTCTTGCCAATCATTTGTGTTGTTCTGAGTGCCAGCTGGATTGAACTCATAGGTGTCTGATGAGATGAACAATACACCAGCATTCACTAATCCACTAGTCACATAAACTCGTGAACCAGTAAGAGTTGTGGATGGATCAGCGAAATCGGCAGCGCGGGTCCATGCACCGGCTGCGACAATGTAGATGCCATTCTCAGCGCTGACGCCTTGATTCTTAACAAGGACTCGGTCACCAACAACCAATTGCACACCATCAATGGTTTGGAAGGTGTCTAGTGAATTCACGTTGTTGATCTTGCCCTTAACACCGCTTGACACGACAGACGTCAACGTGTAAGACGATGAAATGAATGGTGCAGTAATGGTGAAGGTATCACCAGCCGTGAAAGTTTCATTTCCTGTCCAGTTCCCATCACCATCATAGATTGGGTCACGCTGAATCTTGAATGACAGCAGTGTTCGTGGTAGTGGATGACTTACAGTGAACTCAACAGTGAAGACACTTGTTGATTCAACAGTCACCGTTGGAAGAGTGAAAGACTGAGTCACCTCAGATGGAAGCAACTGTCCAGCACCGGCACCTTGTGCTTGAACAGTGAAGTTCAATGCATCAGTAAACGTCACGACCCAGGTCATTGACAAGAAACCAGTTCCAGTCGTGGTGATTTGAGATGTAGTACCTAAACGAACATTTAGCTTGTCAAGATCTGTGATCGCTGGCTTAGCGATCACATAGTACTCTGGCGCTATAGTCGGATTCCAGCTCAGGATTGGAGAGTTTGGTAATGACTGACCAACCCAGTAGTAGTTGAAGAAGTTCGTGAACTTGTCAAAGTCAATTGGGGGCGCGTAGTTGTTTGCCTGTGAATACAGCCAAGTGCTTTGGTCAGCATCAACACCCAACACCTCAGCTTTTCGAATAACGTCCTCCGCCGTAAAGGCAATGAGCTCTTTACCGTTCTTAAACGAGAACACTGGAATGAGTGCATTCACGTCACGAGACACCGTGTTTTGTGGAACCGCTGGTGTTGTGTCGTCTGGAGAACTTGGCTTACGTCCTACATAACCAAACAATGGCACAGACTCATCGTGAGTCATGTGTCTATTGAACAGGTTGTCTACCAGAGAGGTGTTCACTAGATTTCTCAGGCGCTCTGGAATGTATTTTACGAGATCGCGATGAGCTAGTTTGTAGTCCTTGTTTGCCATACGATTGGTTCGTTGCTTGACTGAAGTTTCTTATTTACAAAGAAGCAAGATCCCAAAAAAGTCATTGTGAGAGCGCAGCACAGTAGCCGACGAATAGCGGGTTCAACGCGGGCCGGCGACACGAGGCGACGCCGGCTCACACCGGCTATGTGCTATGCATAACTTATTACCGGTGAGGTCCGGTGTGAGCCGGACCTCACCGGTGTCGCCGAGGGTGTGCTCTATCGCTTAAGGCGGGCCGCCATTTGTGTCGCACTTGAGAAAGTGTCAAATTAGGTGGTGGTGCTAGGAACTCCTTTGGTACCCTGCTCACAGTGTGTGCCCATAGAGCGCATTAGCCGGCGGGTTCAACGGATTCTTCATTGGATTGAGGTGATCAGTTCTTCAATGGGTTCTTCATTGGATTGAGGTGATCATAGTTGCTCACAGAGCGCGTGCCCATAGAGCGCATTAGCCGACAGATAGCGGGTTCAATGGATTCTTCCAATGGATTCTTCCAATGGATTCTTCCAATGGATTCTTCCAATGGATTCTTCCAATGGATTCTTCCAATGGATTGAGGTGATCATAGTTGCTCACAGTGTGGCGTGTGCGCAGAGCGCATTAGCCGACGAATAGCGGGTTCAACGCGGGCCGGCGACACGAGGCGACGCCGGCTCACCCCCAGCTATGTGCTATGCATAACTTATTGCCCGCACTGTCCGGTGTGAGCCGGACCTCACCGGTGTCGCCGAGGCTGTGCTCTATCGCTTAAGGTGGGCCGCCATTTGTGCCGAACTTGAGAAAGTGTCAAATTAGAAGGGGCTCTTAGTGGTGCTGCGTACACAGAGCGCATTAGCCGACGAATAGCGGGTTCAATGGATTCTTCAATTGGTTCTTCAACAAGTTCTTCATTGGAGAGATGGCCAGTTGCTCACAGTGCAGCGTGTGCGCAGAGCGCATTAGCCGACAGATAGCGGGTTCAATGGATTCTTCAATTGGTTCTTCAACAAGTTCTTCATTGGAGAGATGGCCAGTTGCTCACAGTGCAGCGTGTGCGCAGAGCGCATTAGCCGACAGATAGCGGGTTCAACATCATCCGGCGACACGAGGCGACGCCGGCTCACACCGGCCAAGTGCTATGCATAACTTATTGGTGGTGAGGCCCGGTGTGAGCTGGACCTCACCGGTGTCGCCGAGGGTGTGCTCTATCGCTTATGGCGAACTGCACTTAAGAAAGGCGCCAAATTAGGTGTTGATCTTAGTGGTAAGGTGTTCTTTGTTTGTGTGGTGCCCATAGAGCGCATTAGCCGACAGATAGCGGGTTCAATGGATTCGTAGGTGATCAGTTCAATGGATTCTTCATTGGAGTGGGTGATCAGTCGCTCACACAGTGCGGCGTGCGTAGAGCGCATTAGCCGACGAATAGCGGGTTCAATGGATTCTTCAACAAGTTCTTCAACAAGTTCTTCATTGGAGTGGGTGATCAGTCTTCATTGGAGTGGGTGATCAGTTCTTTGTGGTGCGGCGTGTGCGCAGAGCGCATTAGCCGACGAATAGCGGGTTCAACGTGAGCCGGCGACACGAGGCGACGCCGGCTCACACCGGCCAAGTGCTATGCATAACTTATTGCCCGCACCGTCCGGCTCACACCGGGCCTCACCGGTGTCGCCGAGGCTGTGCTCTATCGCTTAAGGCGAGCTGCACTTAAGAAAGGTGTCAAATTAGGTGGTGCTCTTAGTGGTGAGGCGTACACAGAGCGCATTAGCCGACAGATAGCGGGTTCAACATCATCAGATTTGCCGTGAAGCCGGAGTTCAATAGGTTCTTCATTGGAGAGGTGATCAGCTGCTCACAGTGCTCGCCAGCGGGTTCAATGCGAAAAAGGGGCACCGGTTGGGTGCCCCTTAATGACTGTGTATAACTTATTGCTCGCGCCTGCCGGTGTGAGCTGGACCTCACCGGTGTCGCCGAGGTGATGCTCTATGTGCCCTCAAAACATGTGCGCTGTTTTGTAAATGGCCATTTGAACCAGCTCATCTAGTGAACTAGAACATTGACTTAGCTCAATGGCTCTTATTGCTTCTGTTTCGACCAATGTGGTAACCATCGCACCACAAGCACTTGTACGGACTGTAGTGGTAGCCGTGCTTCTTCTTCATGGAGAGCGCAGCCTTCTCAGCCGTGGCCTTCGTGTTGTACATCACCTTCGGCTTTCCAGAACCCTGGCTCACATGTGAGTTCTTGTGAAAAAGACCCCATGCATTCCGTGTGATGCAGAAATTTTTGATGAAACGCCTGATCGGCAATTGATCCTTGAAACACAGGATTAGATTTCGCAGTCTCATTTCAACATATCCAGAATAGCTTGAACATGATGCTCAATGCTGGTTCTTTCATCCATGAGCTTCTTAAGCGCAAGTTCCGCAATTCTGATCTTCGCTCGTTCAATCTGGCGACCAGCCTCAAAGCAGTCGCTACCGTAGTTCACCATGTCGTCTGAGTCGTATCCCCAACGAATGTCCTCAAGATCATGCGGTTCTGGGATATGTGGAAGATCACTCATTTGGACGCGCTCATCACTCATGAGAGAACCTTTGATTTGACTGGGACACCGAACAGGGTTTTTGGCAAGTGCTCATTGATCGGCATCGCTCTGGAAAGGGTGACTAACAGGAAGTGATCGCCATTTTCCTGTTCTACATCAATGCTGCCAAGCACAGAGATGTTTCTCAGCTCAACCCTCGCAAGTGATTGAGCTGCTCTTGCTTGTGGTAAGGTAATCACAGCTTCCCTTTCTTCATGTTCGCCAATTTTGATTCCACACCGATCGCATAGTGAAAATCTGCCGAGTCAACAGCAGCCACACCACCAGGGCCTCGGTTGTAGGCGTTCACCAAGTCACGTCCACTGAACCCCATTCGTCTGAGGATCAACAGGTACTTTGACACCACCTCAAGATTGAACTTGTCATTCAAGATCAAGTTCGCCTTCAGCTCATCATCAGTTCGCGTGTGAAAACCGAACTGTGTCCAGAGCTTTGGGTATGACGACATTACGTCACGAGCAGCTGCCAATTTTACTTGGCCAACTCCGTAGTATGGGTCTGATTTATTTCCAGCAACACGGAACGATGACATTCCACCTGCACGCGTCTCCTGGAGGATGATACCTTGCAGGACTGCTGGGTCTTTGTGACCATCATTCTTTGCGATGGTGTACGCCTCATTCAGCAGCTGGTGCTGCTTCATTGTGAGTGAAGCTGGAAGCAATACAGCGACTTGTCCACCGATTGCCTTTTCTGGTTTTTCAGCAATGACTGAATTTGCGATTGGTGTAGGCATGATCTTTTCCGCCTTGACAACACCAAAAACCACTACCACAAAAAAGAAAGCTACTCCCAAAAGAGGTTTGTACATGTTTGCTCCTTAGCATTTGGCTTGCGCCTATTTGTCAGAGATAGGTCATTTTAGCACGCAGTGTTTTGCGCACAAACTAAACCTGGGAGGGTATTTAGACAAAAAAGGCCAGCAGAGCTGGCCTTTGATGACATGCACTGAAGAGATTATCGTGCCACTGGCGCTTCGCGCGAGACAACAGCCCCGCGTGGATCAGAGAAGCTTGATCCAATCATTGCTTCTGGCTCTGAATCCAATTGGATGCTTGCCAGACCACCACCAACCACAGCACCACGTGGACGCTTGACCTTCACGTAGTTCGCGTGGAAGAAGTCAAGGGCGTTCATGCCGTTTGACAGGGTTGACTGAGACAGCAGTTCCCACAGTTCATACTTGTCAGCGTGAATTGAGGAAATGACCTTCTTGAGGCGTCTCTTGTCAATTGGGTGCAGCTTTTCAATCTCAATGCCCCAGATGGAACCATCAGGTGTTTCCATTACAACGGCAAATTCCTTCAACAAACCATCATCATTCCAGTCAATGACGTAGATGTGACGAAGATCGGTCTTGTGCTTTTCAATTTTGGTAACAGCTGTCATGATTACTCCTTTTGGGTGATCGAATACGATTTACGAAGACAAGACATCTGGTCCTCAACCCGTTATGCACTCTCACGAGTACAAGAGTATTTAGCTGTTCTGGCGATTATCTTCTAATCGCCTCCAGCAACGCTTCAAGCTTCACTGGGTCAATCTCATAGAACGAGCTTGAAATCCCAGTTCCTACCAAGATGTCAGTTACAAGACCGTGGAATTTGGCCACATTCGCTGGTGTTACGCCAGAGGCAATTGCAAGACGACCTTCAGGCACCTTGGCTCTCAACGCTGAAAGATACTCAAGATCTGGTGCTTCACCAGTGCCAGGACCTGATGTACACGGAATGAAGCCAGCATCTTGAATCACCTTCATTGAGGCAGCCGGGTCATTATCACATGGTTGGTATTTGAAGTTGAACCCGGCGTAGACGTTGAACATTCGAGTCTCAAGAAAGGTGCTAGTCGCGGCGAATTCCTCTGACATATGCCCTTCATATACTCCAGCGTTGTCGATCCAAAAGCCAGCAGCATCTGAGAGTTTTGCTCGTGTCATTGCATCGTGAATGTTCTGCACGCTAAGATAGTTCAAAATGAACTTCATCTCAGGGAACTCATCTCGACACACGGCCATTGCGCTGTCAACCCAAGCGTCTTTGGCGCTCATTTGAATAAGCGCGACAGTGTCCAATCCAACAGCCTTGACAATTTTGACTTGTTCAACAGCCTGCCGTATATTGTTGATGTGGATGACTGGAATGATTTTCATGTTTGATCCTTAAGCAATGCAGTTAGCTCTTGAACTTGCTTCTCAAGTCGATTTGCCACAATCGCGTGATTGACATGCTGAGTCAATTCGGCCGTGTGTTTCTCTATACTTCAAACCCATAAACTGACAAATCAGTCTTCTGATTTGGCAAACGTCCAAGGGATTTTCCAGAGAACATTGGGACGAAGTCCATTGATTTCTCGCCGATCTGAACAAGATTGTGCGCACCTAGGAACTGACAGAATTTGAAGTAGTTGAACTTGCCACGGTTTTCTTCAGCTGCCAGAATGGTGTCTGTGATGGCTTGGCGAATATGCTCCGGCTGCGCCCGAAGATCCATCAGCAGTTTGTTCTCTTCGAACAGCTTTCCGACGTTCATCTTTCTTGTTTCAGATGGGTTTTCTGGGTCAGTGTATTCCCACTCATGATTCATGAGTGAGTTCAATAGGAACTCGTCTCTAGGTGCGCCATTGACACCAAACGCCTTCTGCAACTTGGTTGCACGAACACGTGGGTACGCCGGTAGCACATTATCACCAGCATCACCTCTGAAGCACTTCTGGAACATGAAGTATTCAGCATCATCAACACCACACAGATCAACAAGGCTTCGCGGCTTGCCGTCATCTGGGTTGATCAGGGTGATCTTGTCACTGATCAAACTTGCAAAGTCCTTGTCACCTGACAAGATCACCACCTCATCACCAAGCGCTGCGTAATGAAGTGCATACCCAGAAATCAAATCATCACCTTCAAGTAATGGATTTGACAGGACAGTGATTGCCGTGTGGTTGATTGCTAGGTCTTCAAAGGCCTTGATCACGTCAAAGAGCACTGCCATGCTTGGGTCAAGAACACGATTGCCCTTATACAGCCTCTTTGAGTAGCACTCTTCTGACTGTGTGTATGCTTTTCGCCAGTTTCGAGAACCTTCAAAGCTGATCGCCAATGAATCTGGCCGAATTTTGTTCCAATGCTTCTTGAGTGACATCAGACTCAGGTGCAGACCCATACCTGCAGCGTCTTCGCCCTCTACTGGAACCCCGTACCGCTGGGAAGCAGAAACAGAACGCCAAAACAAATTTGACGTGTCAACAATCATTCTGATCATAGTGCTGGTAGATCTGGGTTTTGAACTGTGCTGTCTTGGGTCTTTGGTTGCATCTGACTTGCTCTGAAGAACAACTGAACCGTGTCCTCTTCAGTTTCAGCCGCAAAACCAAGTGCTTGAATGTACTTGATGAACGTCGGATTCCAAGACATGTGGATCTTGACTTGCCCCTCATCAATCCCAATCACCTCGAACATGGCCCAAGGCGCAGGCTTTCCTTCCTGCTGTTTGATGTAGCTTTCACGCACTGGATCATCTACAAGGATTGGGTCCTCGTAGCTAGCAAAGGCCGCCAGATCGTCCAGATTGTTCTTCTTCTGAAAGAGCTTCTTGATGAAATCGAAGTTCATAGCGTTGACTTTGTTGATGCACTACGAGACATGCGAATGACTTCTGGTTCAATCAAGTCCTTGAACTTGGTTGTCACCATTGTCTTCATGAATGATTCCGCAATCGCAATTGCAAGATCACTTGATCCAGTTGATGCTAGCACTGTCTGAGGGATCTGCGTTTGAATCAGCTTCCCACCAAATCGCAGGGTGAACGCCACAGTTCCATCACCACCAACCTCAGCTGTAACGCTCGGCGTCCAATTGTCAGCAAGTGACTTGTACTTGACAAGCTCCTTGTTCAGATAAGACACTTGCGTTTCTAGCTTCGTGACGTACTCCACTCGGCTCTTTTCAATATCGTCATTCATCATCATTGCTTCCTGTTCTGTGAATAATTGGGGTGATCAGAATATCCAAACCATTGATTGACATTCCTAGAATGCCACCAGAATCCATCTTGAGCTTCACCAAATCACCATCGGCATCTGCCTTGTCGATGAGTTGAAGAACTGGGCTGGTGGACAGATCATAAGAAAAGCCACTTGAGAGATTCATTGAAGGTGTCTTCAACTTAATCTCAAATGACTCGCGTGAGTCATTCATCGCTTGGACAGTCACCACGCCATCTGAATTAGCGTGAATCGTGATTGACCCAGCGCTGAAGGTTCTGGCGCCTCTAACAAGGAGAGCTGACTCTTCACGTGTGAAGGCGAGCTCTCCAGTGAATCTTGCATTTGAACCCTTGGGGTATTTACGCTCCAAAAGTTTGGTGTCAGTGCACTTAAAATCGAACTTTGTCCCAGCGCCCCTGCATGTTAGAGACCTGACTTTGTTGTCTTTTGAGAACTCAGGGGTGATACTCAGCTGTTCAATGTCGGCAAAGATGCTCAACCGCTTGTCAAGCTCAGTGAGACGGGTTGTCCCCATTTCAATGTCCACTGAAAGTGGAAGCGCAGCAAAAATCGCGGCTGTCTTCTGGTCATTAAAACCTTTGATCATCCCGCCAGAAATGACCACTAGCTCAATGCCAGTTTGCTTGCAAACACCTGTTGCAATCTTAAGCCGTTTTACGTCTTCTTTGGAAAATGTAGTCATACACCGATTTTAAGTCGTTGGGTTAAATATCAAATGCGTTTCTCAGGAACTCAAAGTGCGGGGTTGGTGTTTCATAGCCAAGCACCTTGAAAATTGAATCGATCTTTGAGTCAATCATTTTCTGCTCGGTCAGATCCAAGTCAACCTCAAAGCGCTCTGAGAACCAACGCGGCAAGGCAGTGATTTCAGATGGGACACCAATGGACTTCATTCCATAGTTGTTCGGCTTCACGTACAGGATAGCAGCCTTATCACCCGTCTTGATGGGAGCAATTTCGCGTTCCGTGTCATGTTCCTCAAGTAGTAAGTTGAAGTTGATCGCTGCTCTGACATTACCTGGCAATTTGGCACGTCCGAAACCATCACGTTCCACCCGGTTGAACTCGGCCGTGTATTCATCAAGGCTATTCACCTGCTTGGCCGGTGCCAAGAGGATCGCATTCTTCTTGGTGATCAGCTTACCGCGGTGATCATTCACGAAACGCTCAAGCTTATCGTAGTCAGCGCCATCAAGCACATGATCCATGAGCTCCTTCAGGAAGTTCTGCACAACCTTTGGTGTGTCAGCCTTCTTGATTTCAGAACCCATGCTCTTCTGCTTCGGGTGAGCTCGAAGATCCTTGCCGTCGAGATTAACGACCTTGATGGTGTACTTCTTCTTCGCAAACATGAACAGGCCAGCTTCGCCAACGACCTCTCGAGCTGCCTTGATCAACTTTTCGTTGCCGCCAATGCTGTTGAAATTGCGGTGCATGAACTCTGGGAAGGAGGCATTAACCTGCTCAGCAATTTCGTCGGCACGGCTCACGGCAGCATCGTAGTTCATTTCACCAGTGCTGAAGTAGCAACTGTCAGTGTCACCATAGATGATGTCATTGCAGTCTTCATTGGTGTCTAGGAACATCGGCCAATACAGCGCAGCGGTAGGTGCAACGTACTCATTTCCGTCATCATCCTTTTCAACATTGTACTGAACTTCCTTTGGCAGGTTCAGCAAGAACTCCATGTCATTGTTCTTGCGTGCTCGGGCGAACATGTCTTCAACCTCTTCACCTTCGCGACGAGCTCGCTTCTTCCACGCCTTCATTTCAGCAAGGCCACCAGGTTCTTGACACTCAATGTCCTTGAACTGACCAGGCACGAATCGCTTCATAAGCCTGACTGGTCTGCCAGGGTTACGCAGCTCGGCAATAGTCTTTGCCATGTGTGAGGTGATCTGACGACCTGTGCCAGTCACAGAAGCACCAATTTCACGTCGGCCGAACTTGAACGCCTCATTCAGCAATGCACCGTAAGTACTGTTCAGCTGAATCTTCTTTGTTAGTTGCAGTAGGTCATAGTGCTCAGCTTCTTTTTCAGCTGCCTGAATCTGGTTCCACTCGTCTTCAGTGTACTGCTTCCCATCTTCAAAGAACCGTTCATCAATGCAATTGTTGACTTTCTGACCAAGCTCTGCGCGAAGCTTTTCAGCTTTCTTGTCCCAGATCTTCTTTTCATTCTTCAGACGCTTACGTTCTGAGAACCAGAAGGTCAGGGTATCAGCAACCATGCCTGGCACCTTTTGATCAAAGATCGTGCCAAAGCCAGACAACGCGTACTTCTCATCCTTAAAGTACTGCACCCATTCAGCCGCGGTGGCCGTTGCAGTCGATCCATCTCTGAAGGTACATGTCCATTTCACGTTTTGGTCGCCATGCATGATTCCATACCATGCCGCGTCATCGCCTTCGAACTGTCCAATAAAGGTCTCAATGGACATATTCAACGCGCGAATAGTGCTTGGGTACAGTGACTCAATGTCAACTGACCCGAGGAACTTGTGAAGCCCTGCCAACGGGGTCATCACAATCGCACCCTCAACCTTCTTGTTCTTTGTCTTACTGAGCTTCTTATCTGGCACGCGGAGACGGTGCACGTTGTGCGCACGGTTTGTAATGCCAGTTTCGACGTACCGCACAGTTCCTAGAATCGCTGTGAATGGCACCGTGTTCTCGTGAGCCATCTGATTCACGAGCTGCATCAGCTTTAGCTTCTTGTCAAGTTTCACCAAGACTTCAACGTCTCGCATGTTGTAAGTACAGAAGTACGCGAACGAGGCGATGCGAGCTTGTAGATCAGCTTCCTGATAGAGTGTCACTAAAGTGTCTCGATCAAGATTTAGTTCAGGATCCAACAGCTCTCCCGTGTCAAGTGCTTCAATTGCTCGGCGCAGAATGGCCCGCTGTTCGCAGAACGCAACGCGATCATCATCTTGCTCATGTGCAATTGCCTCAGACAGGCTTAGATTGCTGACATCTGGCTCATAGGTGCCCTTGTACAGGTGCTCAAGAGTGCCGTCATACTCCAGCTTCGGAGCGTCAATCTCTTCAGCTGCAATATTTGCAAGCTTGTATGAAGTGTGACCCTCAAATGTGAACTTCTCGTACAGATCCTTATAATCCAAATGGGTGCGACCATTCAGATCATATGTCGTGTGAGGCGCACCAAAGCGCATGACTTCACGTCGAATTGGGCTCGGCGCGCCGCGAAAGCAGAACCTGGCTGTTGGATCAAATGACCCAATTTCATTTGGGTTAAAGATCCGCTTGGCCCGATTTACCAGATATGGAATGTCATAGAACAGTGAGTTCCAACCACTGACGATGTCAGCGTCTTCAATCTCTTCAAACATTGCGTTGAAGAGGTCCTGCTCATCGAAGAAGAACTTCACATCTGGTGTGAACTCAAGCTTGTACTTGATGGCTTGTTCTAAGATCTTTGCCTTGACAGCTGCCAAATCAGCCTCAGTTGTCAAGCCCTTTGGTGGGATCGCAAACGTGACGTACTTGCCAAGCCATGACTTGAAGATCGTGATCGCGTTCACCGGTGCGTAAGGATCATCAACTTCTGCGAAACCGATTGTTGAGGTGTAGTCAACCTCAATGTCAAGGAACGCATAGTGTACGATCGGAGTTGGCCGATCGTAGTAATAGTCCATCAAGACTTTTGCATCAGCCCGAATGTCGCTTTCATAGCATTGGCCGAACTTCTTCCTTGCTAGCTCGAACTCAGCTCGGCTGTCGAAGTCAAGTCGAGTGAGGCTTTGCCCATCAATACCCTTTTCAGTACCATTCTGATCTTGAATAAAAAAGTACCAGGGCGCCTTGTACACACGGAGAGACCGATCCCCACCGAGAACCGGTCTCTCCCACACGAGGACAACATTGTCCTCACGGTTGAACACAGAACTGATGTAGTTTTGCATTACGCGACGTTGGAATCGTAATCAGGAAGAGTGCGCAACAGCTCGTCAATCAGAGTAGCCATTTCATCAGTGCTGGCCTTCTTGACAAGATAATCATTGTTGAACGCCATGTTCAAATATGCATTGAACATCTTTGGATTGATCTTAACTTCTTCAGTGGCCGTCTCGCGAAGCTGCTTGATGGTTTCCTTTTGCATCGCGATCTTCTGTTGGCACTTCACAGCCTCATCAATCAGGTTCGTGAGCTTGCTGCGTAGAACTGGATCACGCATGATCACGGCCACATCTAGGAACTTAGGCGCCTTCTTATCAAGATCTTTCAGAGTAATGTTGCTCATTGGGTTTTCTCCTGTGACAATAAATGGCCTAAAAGGCCATTGTAAGTTTCATTGGGGTTTCTACTCGTCCTCAATTTAGGAACAAGGTTTGCTCACCACGGGTTTTGACGATTGTGGTCAGAGAAATTGCTGTTTTAGTGACATCAGTGATGGTGTCAAGCGGACCTTCGTGTGAAATGATCCAAATCTTGGACACTTCATTCTCTTCCCAATCATCAGTCAGTCCACGCTTTCCTGAAATCTCGGGATTCACTTCAGCCACCGCTCTATAACGATCTGACTTCACGTTTTGGTTTGCGATAGTCATTAGTGAATTGCAGAATTTCTGAGCAGCGGCTGCTACATCACTAATCTCGTCATAGTCCTTTGACACCATTGTGACTGTTTCCGCATTTGGAAACATGGTGTACAGGATGTGCTCTTCAAAGTCATAGAGTTTCAGCTCTGTCATGAATGAAAAGACTGCTGGGGTAATGGTGGTGCTCATTGGATTTTTACCTCTTCGCTTCTCAGTTCTGCAAACGATGGAAGATCAAATTCCTCGTAAAACACAGCACCTGTCATTTGGTCATTCTGTACACGAACGAAAACGTACGGTGAACTGAAACCTTGAACTCCTGCGGCCTCACCATGATCATCAAGCTTAATTGCCTGTTCCATGTCCTCACCAGAAGCCGTGAATAGTGGGTTGTACTCGATTTCTGGCTTTTTTCGGATATTGATTACCTTGTTCACGGCCTTGACACCTTCAACAAGTTCTTGAGTAGCCTCAATATCATTCATCCATTGAGACGTTACCCCAACTAAGGTAATGTCTTCAAACAACGATGAGAACAATCCGGTCACATACTTCCCAGCATCATCTGTGAAAGACACTGAGTATGTGCACCCAACATGTGCTGGTGCTGCAATCATCTGTCTGGTCCTTTAATGAGAGTTGAATCATATTCAGCTGATGATGAATCACCAGTCAGCCCTGTCGTTAGAAGTGTTCTAGTGGTGTACTGAGTCACGTTCAAAACTGGGAAAACCGGTGCAATTGAGTCTTCCGTGCAGAATACCCATTTTTCATTATCTTGTTTTGCTATTGTCACATATTTCGTGTCAGCAGTTAACCCAGATAATGGGACCCAGGCGGCTAGGTTTCTGTCAACCTGGGTGTGTACACCTGAGCGTGACAGTAAGAAATAAGCGTCTGAAAGCGAATACTGAACACCGCCGAGCACATAAGTCAGTGAGCTCAGTGTGAAGGTCACATTCAGCGGTGACAGGTCAACGAAGGTAGTCCCATCGCAGTAAAACAGCGCGTAATCATCGATTGACGTCACGTGCTGAACGCCTTCCCAGGCGCCGGTTCCAACACGTGACTCATCACTGATCTGCCTTGCAAAGGTCAAGTTCAATGAAATCTTTGTCCCGGCCTTGGAGACAATGACATCAACCTGATTGCTTGAGCCCGAAACTGTGCTGGTGAATTTCACAGAGTTCGGTGCGACGGCGGCTACTCCATCATAGAGCTCGTAGTCAACGCCTTGTTCCTTGAGGACACCGTTCAGATACACCTGAACGATGTCTGGATCACTTCCAAGCACTGAGTAACGTAGCACCTTTTTGGAGGCGCCATCTTCAACGCCATTCACTGTATCAAACGACGTGGTTTTTCGGTACGTGTACTGTCTGTAGTCTTTTGAGGTCTGTTGCGGACCTTCGAGGCCTAGCTCTATGACACCACTCGTGTCTGCCGGCAGTAGGCTCTTCTTTACAGCTAGAACAAGTTGCTTTGTTCCACCTGTAGACAGATTGAAGAGCGAGACGGTCTTAAGGCTGGTGTTGGGTGTGAGCTTTGTGCCACGCTTGTACCAATTCACAGTGCCGGTTGGAGGAACCGTGTCAACACTGGAATTGTCATTGGTGTACCCCTTGAATAGAAGACGACCTTCACACCCAAGTGTTATGGTGCACTTATCAGGAGTGAATCGCTTCAGATCAACAAGTTCTTTCGTTGATCTATCGCAAACTGAACAGGTAAGGAGTACGTATTTTTTCATGACAGACAGGCCTTTTGTTAGGCCTATTTATCTGTCATGAATTCTTGAAAAAGAATGTCCTGATGAAGGAAATCACAAAGAACGGCCAGAGAATCAAGCCGAACAGCGAGCAGAGCAGCGTTCCAATCAGATTGTCAAACGGTGACATCTCCGATGGAATCATGATGCCACAGAGGAATGTCACCATGAATGAGACCCAGAAGTAAAATTCAAAGCTCATTGGGCCTCCGATGCGGCGCCTGCTGGCAGGGCCGCGGTGGCCTTCGTCACAACCGTTCTGTACCGACGAAGCAACACGTCTTTGTCAGGACAACCAAATGCATGGCCATTCTCATAGTTTGTGACCTTCACACACTCACCGGTTGCTGTCACTTCTACCAATGGTAGCAGCTTCAGACTCTCATACTGAGAGTACAGCACAGTAAGTCCGGCGGAAATAACCGCGATCATGATCGCGAGAATGAATAGCTGAAAGTTTGAAACGCATGTGTACTTCATTCTTTAGTAGGCTCGTTCACGACATACATGTCACTTGCCTGCAGCCACTTCTTCCAAGTGCCATCGTCTTCTGACACTGGTGTGATCTCAATAAGAGTCACGACCATCTGTGAAGCTGGAAGTGTGCGTTGAGCAGTGCGACCTGTTGCCTTGACTTCAATGCCATCCCTTGTGATGTAAGTTGTCATTTTATGCCTCTCAATCTCTGATGTAAAACCGAAAAAGGTTCACTTGAGCGCTTGAGAGAAGATGAGCTTCATAGTCTTCATGCAAGACAGGGTGATCAACGCATCTTCTAGCGCGTTGTGAGTTGTGCGAACGACATTTCCAAGCAAATCAAACACGTCGTTCGAACGGTATTTACCGATCAAAATGAAGGCCGCAGCTGATGTGTCAAGCATCACGTGATGGAACACCAGATGCATCCCAAAATCTTCACAAAGCTGATTCGTGAAATCAGCGTCGAAGCCAACATTGTGACCAGCTAACATGATCTTTTGATCTGGGCCCCAGTATTTCAAAATCATCTCAAGCAGATCGCAAAGTGCTTGCTCACGTGTGACACCATGCTCTTTCAGATGCTCTCGTGTCAGACCATGAATCGCTGCAGCTTCGTCAGACCACTTGTACTTCTTGTCGTCAAAATGAAGCTCACGGTACATGGTTTCAACAGGCTCAAACGTATCTGTGTCGAACACCACGGCGCCAAATGAAAGACCTTGCCACTCCTTTGATGAGTCACCGCCAAAGGTCGAACCGCTTGTTTCCCAATCAATGCACAGGCCATACTTACCTGGATGGCCTCTTGTGTACGATGTGTTGTACGCCATAACCCGCTCCAAAATGAATAAAGCCCCATTGTAACCAAACAATGGGGCTTTACAATTTGCTAATGGGTTAGCTTATTTCGTTTCACCTTTGAGAGCCAGGATAGCTGGCTCATAGTGCTTCTTAATCAAGAAATTCAGGAAGTCTGTGTAAGCTGGCAACTTTGAAAGCTCGGCGATATCAGCCTTCGACACTTCTTGGTCACGTTCATCCATGAACTGATCAGACTCATAGTGCAGTTGGAACTTACGCTGCTTACCACCCAAGTCAACAATCAAAATGTAAAGATCGCCTTGATTTGAGTAGTAATTAAATTGGTTATTTTCACGAGCGGCTGTGCACCACTTTGTGCCAGACCCATAGAAGCAAGCAGCATCCTTTGTCTTTGGGTGAAGCACCAAAAAGCCTGGTTCGTCGAATACCTTAACTGCATCCTTCTTGATTTGGCGAGCAGCTTCCTTGCCTGACACGGGCTCATCTTTGTCGCTGAATTTCTCAATAGCATCATAGAAGTCGTTCAGCGTCTTGTATGCATTCAGGTCCTTGACTTCCATCTTTGACTTGAACTTCAGGAACTTTTCGATATCATCATGGAGACGCTTGCAGTCTTCCATCTTGAAGAGGCCCTTCAAGTACATTCTGACAATGAATTGAATGTTCTTTCCATTCTCAGGGTCTGCCTTCACAAGCTCTTTCACAATCTCAAGTGAATCAGCCTCGCCATTGTATGAAGGGTCTTCCTTTGCACGGTCTAAAAGCTTTTGGTTGTATTGCTTCGCCGTGTAATCAATTCTGCTCTCGAGAAGGGTGATAGAGGCAGAAAGCAGTTCAAATAGTTTCATGTCTGTGACCAGTTGGTTGACTATGCTCTATTTATCTCATTTCATGCTAAATACGCTATAGTTTCATTTAGGAAAGACTATGAAAATCTCTTTCAAACAGTTCAACGACTTCGTTGAGACCGATGACCTAACAGAAGAACGTGTCGATGAAATTTTCGGCATCTTCAGAAACAGCGAAAAGATCGAGAAGCTGAAGGCTGAACGTGAGGCGTTGCTTGCAAAGCGCAAGGAAGAACAAAAGAAAAAGGATGCAATCTTCAAAAATGCAAAGAAGAGGATTGAAGACGAGGAGCAATGGGAGAAGGAACGTGGCAAGGTCACGATGCGCTCTCAGGCATCTCAAGGTCGTGCAGCTGAGCTTGATTGGATTAGAGGCATGCAAGAGGGTCTCGAGAAGCCAATGTTCGATGATTTCAAACCAATGAACAGGCATGACTTCATGGCCTTCCAAGGTGCTGAACACCCAGCAAGTGGAAAAGCACTCATTGCCTACGGTGATGACGGTGATGAGACCAAGGCAATCGTGCTTTCACTTGATGATGATAAGCGGATCTCTGTAGCTCTTGAAGATGAGAAGAACGGAAGAGACTACGTGCGCACCTTTGATGACACGAAGGTTGGCTATGCGCAAGCACATGAGTATGCTGGAAAGCTGCGTGCTCGATTGAATCAAAAGATGCAGAGACATTACTGATGACATGATTGCTTCCATGAAGGCAGGCGTTACCTCAGAAGATGGAAGTAAGAAAGTTAAGTTCAGTAAGATCTGGTGTGAGCACGCGTTATACGCATTAGCCGACGAATAGCGGGTTGAATAGCTCGAGGCACTACGCAAATAAAGGGCACCAACCGGTGCCCTTTATCGTTTGCGCATAACTTATTGGCCGTTATGTCTGAGGTGAGCCGGCGTCGCCTGGTGTCGCCGAGGCTATGCCCGGCCGCTTAACTCTTTGTGCTGTCTCAACTTACGACGCTCAAGGTAATAGTATGATTTGGGCCAAGCGGTTTCTTCATCCCGCATCATCTCCAGGCGGAACGTAGTCATCCATTCCTGCGCATGGAATGACCTCAAGTGAGTGCGATCTCAGATGTTCCTTTTTGTACCAGTACAACCAGTCGAAATCACCACCGCGAACCATTGTCATGATCTGCTTGAACCACTTGTGAGTCCCAAACTTGAGCGCAAATTCCTTGTATGAGGACAGCCCATCAAGGCGTGCTTGTTCCACAATGTCATTCACCTCTTTTCGGCACTCTTCAATCTTTGAGAAGATCTGATGCTGAACCTGATTGATTGGTTCAATATCACGGCCAGTCAGCGTGAACGCCCCTTTTAGGTCATCTGTCTGATCTGCAAGCACCAGCTTTGCAACATCACGCCAGCGCACAAATGTCACTGCATGATGTAGATTGCAGTACCAAAGGGTCTTGACCTTCCACATCCGACCGTCAGAGGCTTGAATGATCAAGCCCTCGATACCAGTGCAAGTTTCGGCGGCGGCCTTCAGCTTGTCCCATTGAACTTCAACGGTCTTAGGGATCCCTTCATCTTCCCTCACCCAGCTAAACTGTTCAACCAGGTTCTCGACCACGTTGAACGGGCAATCAACCATCAGCTGATCCCACTCTTCAGTGTTCGGCATGATGTATCGACCGGTCACGTTTTCACGGATCTGCAGCAAAGTCAGTTCATCCCTGTCATACACAAGGACGATTGGAAAGCGGGGCGATGTGAACTCGAACGTTGGGGTGTAGCCAGCACGCAAGACCTTCTTGACCCACTCCAACCCATACTGACCAGTGTTCACGCTGTACAACAGATAAGTCGCTTCGATTGCTTCAGCCGAGTCAAAGGTCTTCTTGGTTTTAGCACGAACACCTTTGTCAGTCTCGACAAAAGTGATCATTGACCCATCGCGCTTGTCCATAATGCGAACAATGTCGTGCCAAGGAATCTGCTCTGGCTGATCGTCCTCGGTCTCGCCGACGTTAGGGAACTTGTGCAGTGTACGAGACACGATGCGGCCTGTGGAGTCGAACGTGATTCCACGGCATTCCTTGTACCAATCCTGATTCTCTCCAGTGAAGGTGTCTTCATCTTTCACCATGTAGCAAACAATGGTGAATCCATCAGCCCGGTGGTCTACACGAAACTGTGGGTTGCCCTGGATGTATGGAAGAAAATCGTCCAGTGTTTTGATTTTTGGAAACATGATTGCCTTAGTTCTTCTCTGTGGATTTCACAGGGTCCTTTTCTGGCGTTTCAACAACGAGAGTGTGACGAGTAGATCTGCCAGGTAAGTGGTGGAAGTTGCTGAGTTAGGGCAGGATCGGGTAATTACCACCCGGATCTACTCTATAGAACCTGCAGTCAACAAGTTCTTCAGGCAAGAACTTGAGGGCGAATATATTTGACACTGCCATCACACCCAGTCAGGATAAAGTTCATTTCTCCTCTTTCCAAGAATGCTTAAGCAATTCTAGATTGAGGCAGTGTTAAGGTGAACCTAATAATAGGGTTCACATGAGAAATTTAAGACCTAGGGTGAGAGCAATGTTCAACACAAATGAGACACCAAGCATCACCTTGAGTTGTCTGATTTGTCTAGACTGTTTCTCATCAAGCGCTGTAACCTCTTCCTTTGAAACAACGGCATCACTTAGAATTTTCATTTGCCTTTTCCTTTGATCTTTGGGTTGAATAGTGATTTGATGACTGCTTGCTTTAGGGCGCTTGGCGCTGGCGCGGGAGTCATCTTCACCTCTGGAATCTCTTTACGTTCAACAGATATTGGGGTGCTGAAAATATCAGCAACATCAATTGTGATTTCCCTTACCGACTCAGCCTCAGGCTGAACTTCTTCTTGAACTTGTGCTGGCTCAGATTTAGGCGTACTATGGAACTGCTTAAGGAGTGAAACAAGCTCCTCTGCCGCAACGTTAGACACAGCTGGTGCTGCTGGAGAAGAGATTTCTGGAGCTGATTCAGCTGGAATTTCAGCAGCCGCTGAAAGTTCAGTCATCATCGAAATTGGTGTAAACAACCTGCCATTCACGATTGCTTGGATTTTGAATGGGACCATACCGGGTGACATTGTAGCAGGCACAAAGATCTCACAAGAGTAGTTCTTTTCAAACATTTGGGTTGCCGCGAATACTAGCTCCGGATCAGCCCCCAAAACACACTGTACCTTAGTTGGCAATGAAGCAGTCCCTTCAATATCCATCACAAAGGTGATCTTGTTTGTTTCATTTATCTTCAACATCGTTGAATCTCAGGTTAGTGATGTTTACGGTTACTGAACCCATTCCATTAAATTTCAAGTCGTTCACAAAGACGAAGAACGGGACCATTGGGCTGTAATCACGCAGGTCTTCACCATAAACAGATCCATACCAGGCACGAACAAGAATTTGCGGACGCTCAGTAGGTACTTGAACTGGTTCCTCTTGCCTGAAGCCAGTCCACCTATTTACTGGGCCGGGGTTGCCACCCTTGACGGTTTTCTTTGGTGGGTGAAGTTCATTGATCAACCGCCCGACAACTATGGACCGTCTGTTTGAACAAAAGACGTTCAACGTAGATGACTCAAGCGTACAGGCGTTAATCGACATTTTACCAGCGCTTTACCAAGTACATGATTTCAAAGTCGTCACATTCAAAGAACATCTGGGGTGTCAGGTTCTTTTCCTTCTTGATCATGGCTTCAAAGCTTGCAAAGTTCTGCTCATAGTTTGGTGTTGCCATAAGTGCAGTTCTGACAAGCTCAACACAGCTCAGACTCTGATCAGACTTCAGGTCAAACAGGGTGTCATACGGTTTGCCAAGTTCAGTTCTTGCTTTGTCAAGAGCAAGTGTCCAGTCCTCAATTGGCATGTACTTTGGCTTCAGTAATACTACGCCCTGAACATCAAACACCTTGTCAAATGGCGTGATTTCGACGCCCTTGCCAATGGCCTCAATCAGTCTGAAATCATCGTCTGTCGTGACCACATCTTCAAGGTTCATTAGCGCATGTGTCCAATAACCCCACTTGCCCGTAAGTAGGAAATTTGCAAGACCAATGAAGTATGAACTGAGGTGATTTGAACGATGTGTCAGAATGACGAAGTAGTTCAGCTTCAACAACTTCTTGATGTCATCTTGCTGCTCAACTGTCAACAGCCGTTTTGGCGCCCAATGGATTGTGCCAATCCACAGAACCACTTTTGAGTAAAGCTTTTTGATCAGGTTCATACTGTTTCCTCGTAAATCAAAGGCCAACCAGATAGAAAATCGTACTGTGTTGGATCCTCTGCAGCATACATATTTACCTTATGTTGCTCAGCGATCGCAAATATCTTTGTGTCAGAGAGAACGGCGCATTGGAAAATTTGCACAGCTAATGTCGGTGTCATAGGCACAAGCGCACCACTCATTGTTTTCCACAACAAACCTGATGGGATTGACGACTGAAGCATCACTAGTGCTAGCTGTTGAATACGCGAAACACCATCTGAGTGAAACCAGTAATGTCCAACTAGAACTCCACCAGCTTGGCGTCTGTCACGTTCATTTTTGATCGCATACCAACCACGGAGCTTTGTTAGTTCTAATTTTGCTGCGTCAAGTTCAGCTTTTGACGGCAGCGGTGCGTTATGGCAAACCAGCGAATCATAGTCAGTACCATCACCAATAGTTGATACTTGTAGTGTTGGGTACTTTTCTGCAAGTGTTTCCAGATAAGAGTATGGTTCAAAGTATCTCATAGGATCTCTAGAATTGTGTAGTTGGATGCGAGAGCGCCACCAAGAGTTGTTGTGCCAATTTGGTTCACATAGGTTGTCGAAGCAGCTGATCCACCAAATCTAAACGAGTATGTAATTGGGCTTGTGGACCCTGGCTGGTGAAGAACCGAAAATGTCATCTGTGATCCGACGTTGGTGGCCGGTCTTAGCACTGCAGCTGACCCAATATTCGTGGTTCCAGCAAATACTGATCCAATCATTGTACCAGTAGCTGACATGGAACAAGTGATTGAGAAGATGATCAACATCTTTGATGATGCTGAGATGGGAGTTACGGTATTGCTGAAAACTTGCCACCCTTCAGTTGAAGTTGGAATGGTATTATCAAGCGGTACAGTGGTTGTTCCAGATGATGCTGGAATTAAACCAGTAACAGCTTGAATGACATTGCCGAAAGGAATCCAATAAGACCCGTTATAGCCCTCATGCTTTGTGATGGTGCTATTGTACCGAAAATCACCCGCAACAGGCGAAGCAGGTCTATCAGTCGTGGCACCACCAGGAATTGTCACCTTTTGAAGACCCGGCAGAGTCGGATTTGTGGCCAGCGCAATGTTAGCTGGTGTGCCAACTACAGCTGGTGTGATGCTAATTTGATTTGGGGTGCCCGTCAACTGAACCAGTGCTGTCATGTTATCCCATGACGTTCCATTATCTCGATAGAACACTGAATTTGTGGTGTCAAGATAAAGGCGCCCGGTGGTGCCTGCAGCAGGTAGAGCAGTAACTGCACCTGCCAAAATTGTCGGAACACCTCCGCCATTCAGAAGCACATCGCTCCCGTTCACATCTGGAATATCAAGGAAAGAGTATTTCCCTAAAACTTGAGTCGTCATAAAACCATCCTAAGGTGACTGGTGCAAGGCTCATCTGAGTATGTATACGTCATGGCTGTTCCTGCACCAGTTAATGTGACAGAATTTCCATTTCCTGACAAGTCAGCCACTGTCGAAACTGTGCTTCCATTAATCCCATTATCAAATCTGAGTTCTGATAGCAGCCCATTTTTGATACCGTGTCTAAGCCCGCGTTCTGAGCTAATCGTCAGAATCTCATTTGGGCTTAGCGCGCGATTGAAATAGGAGAATGTTGCAACCCGGTGGTTTGAAACTTCACTTGTCCCGCCACTAGGATACCCATTTATGTAGATCTCATTATATTTGGCACTGACATTGGCCACGGTGCTTGATGCTACTTGGTTGCCATTCAAGTAAATAGCGTGGTTTATTCCATCAAAAGTGTAAGCAATATTCACCCACACCCCGTTATAAGCTGACATAAAACCAGTAGCAGTTCCAGTAAGTGTCATGCCACCCCATGCCCAACACGTCAAGTCATTATTGCCAGTGTGTGTTCCTATCTGAACTGCCGCGCTAGACCCATAAGCATATATGCCAATGAATGACTTTGTGGACCCCGGGTTCCAATTTGCGTTAATCCAGCATGTGATTGTGTGTGGATCAGTTGTAGATGTGAAGTTATTGGCAACAGTTGAAACCAAGTGAATGTCAGAGGCGTTGCAAAGAACCGACATCAGCTTACCTCCACAGTCAGTTCCATTAGATACCATGCGCCAGCCAGTTGTGTTCCACCAGATACGCCTGAAATTCTTCTCGTGAGCTCAACTTGGTAAGTTGTACCAGCAGTCATTCCAAGTGTTGATAATGAGTAGGTCTGCGTCACATACTGGAAGTATTGATTGTTGTTGATCGTGATGTTCGCCAACTCGTGTGCACCAGACCAGCTGCTCGTCGCCGCGTTGTCAAGAAGACCTCTCGTGTAAATTCTTGGCTGGACAATGTAGCCAGTTGTTCCCGGATTAACACCTGCTCTACCCTTCATTTTGAAGGTGATTGTTGTGCATCCTGTTGGAATTGAAACCAATAGCCCAACACCCTGCTCGGTAGTGTTGCTAAATGAACGAACCATCAATGACGGGAATGAAGGATCTGGAATTGCTGGTGCCAGTGAGTTCACTGCGTAATCAGACACAGGGCTGTCCATTGAGCTGGCGAAGTACACAAAGCGCTGACCAAAGGACACGTTAGTTGTGCCAGAACCAGCATCAGTAACGCTAACATTCTGGCCAATGAAGTTCAGCTTTGTGGTTGCTGTAGTGACAGTGACACCTTCCTTTGCGGTGATGATGCTAGATGGTGTTGACCCGTTCGCAACAATCGATTGGCCATTCGCAACAACCACAACGCGTAGGGTCTTTGTATTCCCAAGAACTGTGATTCTGATAGTTGTTGTGCTGGTCAACACAATTGAATCTGGTTGAACAACGGCATTGTTGCTGGTATCATATACAGTCACAACGACATTCGTAGTTCCAAGGCCGTGTGCAAAATCAGCATAGTAACGTGAGCCAGCCAGCAGTGTCCAGGCAGCGCCCCCAGTTTGACCTGCGCCAATCAACCCAGAAGCCGAGGCACCAACTGCTCCAGAGTTAACCCACTTTGTTCCATCATAGGACAGAACTTGATTTGTGCTAGGTGAGCTGATCGTGACATCTGAAAGATCAGTTCCAAGAGCAATGGTTCTGAATGTTGGAGTGCCAGCACCGGTACTTGGAGCCGCAAAGACTGTCTTTGCGGCTTGAGGGGCAAGTGAAATCGCAAATGTACCAGTTGATGTGATTGGCGAACCGGCCACCAACAAGAAGCTTGGCACGGTCATTCCAACAGATGTCACACCAGTGTTTGCAATAGTGATGTCACCAGCCGTGCCAGCTGGATTAGTGATGCTAATGCCTGTGCCTGCCACAAGAGTTCTTGTGGCCCAAGACTCTGCGCCAGTTCTGACTGCTAGGCCAATTCCTGACAAGGCCTCTACGGCAGCAATGTCATTTGCTAGCGCAAAGGACAGTGTTCCAGTAGTCGTGATTGGTGATCCAGTCACCGTCAAACCAGTTCCAGCAGTTGCAGCAACAGAAGTCACAGTGCCAACATTCACTGCACCAGTTTGTCCGTTCACCGATGTGACTGGTGCAGTTGAAGTCAGTAGTTCTTGCCAGTTCCCAAGTGTGCTTGCTGGCTCGGCTGCCAAGATGTATGTCTTGTTCAGATCAGTTCTGACTGCAATGTCACCAACTTGCGCGGTCAGCGCCAGCATTGCTGACTGCGACGCGACCACATTTGTGTTCACTATGGCTGTTGCTGGGAGCTGAGACACTGGCAATTTGCCAGTTCCATCAAGAGACGCAACACCTCCAGGAACTCCAATTTGCGATGTTGAAACAGCGTCCGTGATGCCGTAGCCAGCAAGTGTCGTTGGGTTAGTGCCAGCTGTGACGCGCCCGTACACGTCAGTCGTAACGGACTTGTAAGTGCCAGCTGTACCAGTCGTCGTCAGCTCAACACCAATATTACCAGCTAGCCCTGCTGGGTTAGTAATGGTGATCGTTCCATTTCCAGAAACAACTGAACGCTGGGCATAGCCCCCATTCGCTGTATGAACAACCAATCCAGTCGAACCTGTCAAAGTGGTAAGACCTTGAATTTCTGAATTCAGACTAAAGGCAAGAGTTCCAGAAGAGGTAATTGGCGATCCACTGATCACAAGACCAGATGATGCTGAAGACGCAGCAACAGAAGTGACGGTGCCAGTGTTCTGGCTTGAGATTGTGATGTTGCCAGCTGTTTGCGTTACCGTGATTCCGGTGCCGGCCGCAATGGTCTTATATTCCAATCCTGTACCGGTCGCATTCATACCCAACAGCTGATTGACTGCACCACCAGCAGTCAATCCTGTACCGCCCTTTGCTAGTGACAGGGTGCCACCGAGATTTGTGAGCGTCAGATTAGATTCAATTACATCAACTGTTGGGTTTCCAGCAATACCATTACCATTGGTGATTGAGACTTTCGTTGAGCCAGCTTGAATGGCTCTAGTTAGTGAAGACGAACCAGACTTGACAATGATTCCGTCCGTAGACAGATTAGACACGTTCGTGAGAAGTGTGCTGAGCGGTTGTGCATCTGTAATGCCGTAACCTGCTAATGTCGTTGGGTTAGTGCCAGCGGTGACACGACCATCTGCGTTTACTGACACCGACTTGTATGTGCCAGCCGTAACACCAGTGCTTGAAAGTGTCGTGTTGATCAGCGTTGTTCCTGATCCAAGCACTGACCCCTGCAATGTGATCACCTGATTACCTGTTAGGTAAGGAGTATTTGACGCGGCTGTTGCGCGGCCCTGTGCATCCACGGTGATCGTGTTGTATGTCCCAGGACTGACACCGGTGCTGGTAAGACTGATCATGTTTCCAGTACGGATCAGGCCTGTTCCTGCAGAAATGTCAGTTGCTGACAGGAACTGCGTCCAGGTCACTGGCGTGGTGCCGAGAGCGCCTCCAGTATCAGCGGTTGATAACCATGCAGTATCAGCCTCGGAGGCGCCCTGTTGCACCACGACAAGAGCGCCCGGTACTTCAGCCCACGTGTCCATGTCAGCGGCCCGCGCCCATGTTCCACTTGATGCAACGTAGATGCCATTCTCAGCAAGTGCAGTTTGTGACTTGACAAGTACTCGATCGCCTTGAACTAGATCAACCCCATCAATGGTTTGAAGACCTGATAGGGTGATGTTTCCAGTCGTAGCCACCCTGACACTTGTCTTTGGTGAAAGACCTTGAACTGCATTGTCAACATAGCGCTTAGTTGCAAGCTGCAAATCAGAGACTGGATCAGCTGCAACAGACACTGAGGCAAACGTTGGTGAACTTGTA